GCACCAAGTGATGGTGATTTGTGGTGGAACTCTAGTAATGGTGGATTATATCTTTATTACAATGATGGAAGTAGTACACAATGGGTAAGTGTTAGAGGAGCAACTGGGCCTGCTGGCGCTGATGGTGCCGATGGCGCTGATGGTGTTGGTGGGGGTTCATCTGTAACAACTTCAGATACAGCACCAACAAGTCCTAATTCTGGCGATCAATGGTTTGACACCACTTCTGGTACTCTGTATGTCTACTATAACGATGGAACTAGTTCACAATGGATTGGTGTTTCTGGACCTTCTGGAGCAGATGGTGCTGATGGCGTTGATGGTGCAGATGCATCAAATCCTAGTCCTACTATAACATCAATTTCTCCAACGTCATACGATGGAACAACTGGTACAAGCATTACAATAATCGGTACAAATTTTGATATAGGTACTATAGTGTCGTTCATAGATTCTGGCGGAAATGAATATAATGCATCAACAACCTCTGTCATAACTCAAGGAGAACTTACTGCTGTGACACCTCAGGCATTTACGGCCGCAGATGGTCCGTTGGATTTGAAGGTAACAACAGGTGGCGGACAAAATACGACTACAACAGATGCAATCCAAACTGGAGGGTCTCCGATATGGACTACTGCCGCTGGACAACTTGGTTCATCATTATATAAAGATACAATTGGAGTCTCATTGCCGATTGTTGCAACTGATCCAGAAGGACAATTTGTATCATATACAGTAAACAGTGGAGCATTAGTGCCAGGCCTCAGTCTTGGTGGTGGAACAGGTTTAATCACTGGAGATGTTACGTCTGCAAGTATTACGGCAACAACAAATTATTCCTTTACTGTAAATGCCAGTGATACATCAGGAAACGCAACTCCCAGAACATTTTTTATTAATGTTTTAAATGAGTTTGGAACTTACTTCACTAGAAATTCTACATACAAGTGGACATATTCACAAAATGTTACTAGGGCATCAGAGTTATATACTGACCTAGCAGCCAATACCGATGGAGCACCTGAGTTTAGAACCAATTTATTATCAGATAATACTTCCGCTACAGGTGATGCACTAAAATATGCTTACGGTGCATATATTAAATTTAATATGTTGGTTGGCCCATCTAGTACACCTAAAACGGTTATAGGATTTGTAAATAGAAACTCATCAAATAATAATTGGTCATTATCGCCATTTGATTACGGTGACGCACCAAATATTGATAATAATTATAGAAATTTTATGTTTATCAATAGTAATTCAAGTACTAGTACAACTTCTGATTGGTCAAATACTAGTAATGGTAACGGAAGATTAATACACCTTGTCTCTGTAGATGATAATGATTGTAGTTTTATGAGGGCAGATGGAGCAGCAATTATACACGGTGGCCAAGGGGCCACTAATCAAGCAGAACCAACATATGTATATCAGCCAAATACAGACTACTCATCAAATGCGTCTAATATCACCGCCCATGCTGGAGCAACAAGCGTTCCAACTCAAGCTGCAAATTGGCCTGGTGGAGGTGCAGCAATTGGAATGCATCCTTGGTTACAACAAGTAAAAGCATCCACTTCAGCGCCGTGGGCTGGTATTTCATCTTATGATGTGACAAATAGACAAAGTAGTTATAGTGGCTATACAGGTGGCAACACCGGCACTCAAAGGTTTGCAGTAGTATCATTTATGGGAATAGGTGGAGAAGTAGTATTTGAATATTTTGGTGGCAATGTTGCTTATTATGTTTCAGTAATATTGCCAAATGGATATGTACATAGGTTTGCAAGACAAACTATAACTTCTCCTTCTAATATTCCATTAGTATTTACAAATAACCCAAACGAACGAAATAATACTATAACTTCTGTTAATGATGGATTTAGTGAAGCCATGATGCAGAAAAGTGACTCATCAACTGGTGCAATTACCTTCAATGTAAATTGGACTAATGGCACATTGGAAAATGTTACAAATATAACATTATCTACAGTGAATAAAATCCAGACTGAAGAAGATATTTATGGTGATCCTATACATCTTGTTCTTGGGAGTCCTTGGTTTCACAAATACTACAACAATTCGCCGCATGGATCCACTTTTCTTCATTCTTGGGCAGATGGAATTCCACTCTCCAATCATGAAAATTGGAAAAGTACTAACAATTATGGTAGATGGATGGGCGAAAATATTTATACATACTATAAAAGTAGTAGTCGAGTGTTGCATTATAGCAACGCGCAAGGCGGCCAACAGACAGGATTAGATTTATTTTCAATGATAGGTCCACAAAATTATGTGTACTTGGGTGATTGGGGTCATGATAATGAAGGAATGTTTGGTCAAAGTGGTATTGGCCAAGACTCGCAATTTACTTTTTCACGAACTAATATTAGACTTATTCCCTCAGATTGGTATTAAGGCAAAAAACAATAAGATGACGTATTCATACACAATTTTTTTATTAAATATATAATAAGAACTAAAGGAATTTCTATAAATGGCAATTAATTTTCCAGATAGTCCAACAAATGGCCAGGTGGCAACGGTAGGTGGCAAGAATTACACATACAATTCTACGAAGAATACTTGGACTCCGACACAGGTAACGGAAGCAGACTTATCTACTGTAGGATCTACAACAGTAGTTGCCACGCATGATTTATTGCCATCATCCCCAAGTGCCGGTGACATGGCATTAGTATCTAGTGTTAATAAGATGTATGTTTATTTTTTAAGTGGGTGGTGGTTAATGTCATCACTACAAAATGCATCTCCTAGTGGTATCACTGGAAATGCAGCAATATATGACTTGGCTGCGGATGGTACTCCAACAACAGTCACACTAAGTTCTTCTGACCCAGAAGGATTTCCAATTGTTTGGTCACATAGCGTCATCTCAGGTTCGCTTGGGGGTACAACAGTAACTAATGTTAATAATGTATTTACTATTACACCAAGCACAGACGCTGCAGACGCTGGTACTTTTACTTTAAGGTTTGCCGCATCTGATGGTCAAGGTGGTGAGTCTGGTTCACAATCTCAGTTTACATTAGATTTTGTATTTATAGTTGCAAATAGTAGATATACTACTCTGTTAGCGACAGCAACTGGTACGTCAGACAACAACAACATTACTGATACATCTTCGAATAATCATAGCATTACCGTAAATGGCGATGCCTACGCTGGTACGTTCAGCCCTTACAGAAGTAGAGGTTATTCTACTTATTTTGAAGATACTGCTGCTAATGTATTATACGCATCTCCTTCAAGTGATTTTGCGTTTGGTACTGGTGCATTTACAATTTCGGTTTGGGTGAAATTATTACATCAATATCTCGGAACTATATTTGATACCAATGATGGTATTAATCCTGGCGTCATGATGTCAGTAAATAATATTACTTTTTATACCTATTCAAATACTTGGTTAAGTAGTACGTCAACCTCAAGTCAAGATGTTTGGCAACATTTCTGTTGGACTCGTGATGGATCAGGTAATAATAAAGTATTCGTTAATGGTACACAAGCTACAACTTTTACAGATAGTACTAATTACACTTCACAAAATTTCAAAATGGGCGAGGAACAAAACGGTACTAGTGACTTAAAGGCTTATATAAAAGACTTACATATAGTAAAAGGTTATGCATATGAACCAGATTCAACGTATGCCGATGGTGCTGCCGAACCTACAACTGGAACTGTGTTTTTGGGTTGCGGATTACCTTATCATGGAGATAAAAGTTCTTCTCCTAAAACACTTACAATAGCAAATTCTGGTATATCTATAGTTAATGATACACCACACGACTACATAGAATACTCAGTAACTGATCACGGTGGGTCCATAGTGATAAACAGCACAAGTGCTTGGGTGCAGTCTACAGTAACAGCTCCATCGTCTGGAAGTTTTGCGGTTGAATGTTGGGTGTATTGGGATGAATTTCCAAACACTTCTAATGGCAACAACCAGTCTATAATTTCCTTCAAAGGTTCAGACAATTATGACGGCGTAAGGCTGATGTACCAAAACCCCTCAGCTGGCGGATTTGCTGTTTATGCAAACGACTCTTGGTTTATGACACCATCAAGCAATAAGGCGCTACAGGTAAAAACTTGGTATCATGCAGCTATTACTTATGATGGTACAAATCTACGATTATTTGTGAACGGATCTTTACAAAATACTGAAGCATTTAGTACTAATCTCACTAATGCCGATCTTCGTATAGGTAATGATGGGTGGTGGCGCATGGGCCTTGGCAAAGTATCCGATGTTAGGTACACCAGAGGATCTGCTGTTTACACTTCAAGCTTCACTCCACCAACTGCCCCTCTATCTTCAACTGGCACAGAACTACATATCAAAGGCACTGACGCTTCTATTATAGATAAATCTCAAGGCGCTAACTTAAAGCTGGTAGGTAATACTACTGGATCAACTACTCAGGCTAAGTTTGCTAGTACTAAGTCAATGTATTTTGATGCTTCTGGAGATTATATTTCTATTTCAGATGATGAAGCATATGGTTTTGGTACAGGTGATTGGACAATCGAGACTTGGCTGTATTGCACAAAAACTGGTGGGTTTAACGCAATATTTGACACACGAGTTGGTGCGGGTACTGAGACAGGTAGTTTTGGCCTTGGTATGTATAATACTGGACGAGTTCAAATGTTCTCAGGTGGGATATTTTACTACCCAACCGACACTTTAAGTTTTAATACTTGGCAACATTTGGCTATAGTTAAAAACTCTGGAACAACTACAATGTACTTTAACGGTACAGCCGCAAGTTCAACGTATTCAGACTCTAGAAATTATGGATCAAGTCAACCTGTTCAGATTGGCAAGGATGATACAACTTCAAATTACTTTGGGGGGTATATGCAAGACTTCCGTATCACTAAAGGTTTAGCAAGATACACCGCAAACTTTACACCACCAACTGCTTCATTAGAAGGATAATATAAAGATGGCAATTAATTTTCCAGATAGTCCAAGTGATGGGGATACTCACGAAGGATATGCGTATAATGCTACGACAGGTACGTGGGAAATCACTGTTGCGCCTATTAATGGTCCTATTACTGGTCATGTATTACCAGATACAACATTAACATACGATTTAGGTTCTGCAGATAAGAAATTTAGAGATATCTATCTATCATCTGGTACAATTTATCTTGGAGATGAAAATTTATCAATTACAGATGGTCAACTTACAAGTTCTGCATCTATTGCTTCACCAGATTTAGATGTATCACTAATTCCAGAAAATATGGAATTGGTTGTGAATGCAAACGAAGGTGGCCATGGAATGAATTGGTTTTGGACTTGGGGAGAAACTTTGTTATATGGTAGAGGTTCAGTTACAAATTCAAGTTCAGAAACGGAAGTACCACTCTATAGAGAAGGAACATATACCTTTGTAAACTTTGCATATACACAATATGGAGATATGACACAGACACATGCCGGTTATTTAAAATCAGTTTTAGGAGCGGGTACAGATAATATAATTCCAGGCGTAACAAGCACTACAGAAGATCGTTTTAATTCGGTGGCTGGCGGAAACACACAGGTGCAGAAACATGTATGGACTATTCCATCCGATTTTTCAGCATCTGATATCACCTTAGTTGCGCCATCTATTTCTATGAATGTTTCTACAAATTCTGGTGCATATGATATAGATATTGTCCATGGTACAGATATTGAAGCAGTTTATCGTGGCGGAACTTATACGTTTAATTTAAATGTTACAGGACATCCATTTTATTTAACAACAGATGATGGCACAAACTGGACACAAGGTGGTTATGTTGGAGAATATACAAACGGTGTCTCTGGGTCTAGAACAGAAGTCGGCACTCTCACGTTTACAGTTCCCAATGATGCTCCTGATACACTATATTATCAGTGTGCAAATCATAGCGGAATGAAAGGTACAATTCATGTAAAAGATTTAGAAGTTGATGTGTTGGGTGACGCAGACAATTCTATTAGGATTTACTTTCAACACACACAATTTGGACATAAGACATCGTTTTTGATCAAAGACAAGCCAGTAATACCAACTACTGCATGTTTAATGTATGATGGAACAAAATTTGTACCAACTCATATGAATGACTATCTTAATTCTCATGCAGAAGTTGAAACAAAAATAGGACAAATTGCCCAAACGAGTGTTACTAGTGTAAATTATAATAATTTAACAAATTTACCAACATTGTCTACCGTGGCCACTTCTAATGATTTTAATGATTTGACAAACAAACCAACAGTACCCACAGATATAAACGAACTCTCTGATGGTTCTGGATTATTAACTGGTGGTGGTGTTGGATTGGGTGTCGTTAGTCTTGTACAGGAAGGCGAACTTTTAGTAACAACAGGAACTAAAAGATGGTATGCCCCAAGAAATATTGTGGTAAATAAAATAATTGCAAGGGTTGATACAGTTGCAGCTGGAAGTAGTATAAATATAACAATAAACAAAGTTTCTGGTGGAGCGACTACTACTAAAACAATGTCCATTGCTGCTGGTTCAACAAAACAAGAAGATACAAATCCAAGTTTTTCGTTGAATGCAGATGATTATATGACATTGGATATCACACAAGTCGGTAGTGGTACGGCCGGAGAAAATTTAAGAGTTACATTTACATATTCATAGGGGAATAAAATGCCTATTACAGACGAAACAATAGTTGCAGATTTAAAATCTAAATATCAATTACCAGTAGATGAAGATGGTAATATGGAAACACTAACAGTGTATCGTTCTGCAACTGCAACCAACGATCAAATATCAAGAGAATATCTTTTTGGTGAAGATGACACTGATACTCAGTTGTTCGGTGGATTACATAACGGACAACAAGAGATTGTAATCTTAGGATCACATTCATTAATAGATGCTGATAGTGTCTGGACAGAATTTACAGGAGAATAAAGAAATGTACGCAAAATTAGTCTCAAGTGGAAATAGCAGTGGCACTGGTACTCTCGCGGCAATAAATAACATCAGAAGTGTTCTGTCGGGAACCATTACTGATGCTAATAGTTTAGATTCGAATGGACACAATCCTGGCCAGTCTTTTATTACAGGTTCTATGCCAAGTACAGGAATTTATTCTATTGGTGGCCTATCTGGCGGTACGACTAGTTATAATGGTTCCGGCAATTTCAGCATGACAAAACATCATTATGCAAAAGGTCAAACTGCTGGATACACGCCTTCAAGAAAAATTAAATTGATTGTCAATAGAGATTACAGTTGGAGATTTACAGTATATGATTCTTCTAGTGGCAATGGACACCCACACTCAAATGATAATCATTTTTGGACTTCTGAAACCAGCACATCATATAGAAGGACACAGATTCCTCCTTATGACCAGCAAATGCCAAGTAAGTGGGATGAAATGCACATTATTATGAATGATACAACTTTTGCGTTTCAATTAATTACAAATGGTACTGATTCTCAAAAAGATTATGCAACTTTTGTAGAGTGCGATTTAGAATATATGCCTTCTATCGATAATCATGCATATTCTGGAAATTCTAGATATTGTCCTAGTATTCAATTTTATACTATTGTATATGATCAAATGCATAAGGCTGATGGAGTTGCTGCGCAGACAGGTACATATGGATTTTATTATGGAATTCATAATTCACAATACTTGAGTATGGACGGAACATATAGAAACACTGAGCATGGTTCAAATTCAAATTATCATTATGGCGACCAAGATGCACAATATACCAATTATCCTACAATGTGGCCGCTTGGTAGATCGAGAATGTATAAACATCCTATAGATGGCGGTCAATTTGGATATCCATTGGTGCCGATGCAATATAAAGGACACTTTGATGATGAAGATGATAATGGAGATCCAAGATATGGTAGATTGATGAATTGGTATCGAACCACAGACGATATTGGATTTAGTGGAGATGTATTAACAGAAAATTCAACAAATTACAGAATTTTTAGAACTCATAAATGCGGAAAAAACAATAGACTCGATGCTGGAAATGATTACAATGCATGTTATGCTTTCCCAGAAGATAACGTACCGTTCTGATGTCTACTGCAACCGAAATAGCAGCCGCAGGAGTTTTTAAGATTGCAAATGTTTCCAAATCTGGAACAGAGATTGGAAGTACATCTGCATTTAAACTCTCATTAAGATCTTTAAGTGCGATTAATATTGGATTTAAACCCAGTGAGGGTGTTGTATCGAATACTGACCCACAAACATGGACAGATAGTTAAGAGGAATAAAAAATGGCAATAGATTTTCCAAGCAGTCCTACAGATGGACAAGAAGTTTCAATCACAGGACGTACTTTTAGATACTCCGCAGTTACAGGTGTTTGGAGAGTTTTGACAGGCACAGTAAGTAACGATATTTCTGAACTTGCAGACAGTACTGGACTATTAGGTTCTGGTGGTGCTACTGTCTATGCAGATATGGCAGCACTAATAGCCGCTACTGGAATGTCTAATGGAGATCAGGCATATGTCACAACAACTAACGATTTCTATCTGTATAATGGTGGTTGGTTTCTAATTGCAACTGGCGTAAATAATCCACCAAGTGCGATCTCTGGTGTTGATGTTAATTATAATCTTGCAAAAGACGGAACTGCAACTGTCATTACAGCAATATCAACAGACCCAGAAGGATTTCCTTTAACATGGAGTTATGCAGTCACAACTGGTACTCTTGGAACAACAGCAACTGTATCTCAAACAAATAATGTATTTACTATTACACCAAGTACTACAGAGGCGGATGCTGGAGAATTTTCTATCACATTTTCGGCAACTGATGGTGTAAACACAATAAGTGCAGTATCATCTTTTGTACTTTCGTTTTCAGAAGATAATTATTTTATCGACCCTAGAGATTATGGTATGTCTACTGGAACTTTTTCTGGTGTTGGTGCAAATTCTAATGATGAAAACCTCTATGTTTTGGGATATAGTGGAGACCAAAGAGTTTATAAATGGGAATTGGGAACACCAAAAGAACTAGCATCAATACCTAGTACCTATACTCAGAGGGCAGGTATATCCAACGCCACACCTTCTGGATTTTATATGAACCGAGCTGGGGATCGATATTATTACTGTAGTTATGGTACTGTTTATCAAGTTAGTTTATCGACTCCAAACGATTTAACTACTGGTTATCTTTATCAAAACGGTTCCACATATAGTGGACAGGCATTTAATAATAGTGGACTTATTTTCGGCGCCACTTGGAGTCATACAGGAGATAGACTTTATATTAGTGAAACAAATACCAATCAAATACATGAACATCCTGTAAATCTTGTCGGTGGATCGCCTTTTGATTTGTATTATGTCCAGAACCGTACCAATTCATTTAATCCTAATAATATTACTTATGCTTATGGGATGGGATGGAGTTCTAATGGAATGAAATTTTGGTGTGGGGAAAATAGATATATCCGCGAATATTCCGCAGTTTCTGCATATTCATTATCGGGCATGAATGCAACCCCAAGCGCAACATTTGACACACAAAATTTAAATAATAATGTTAATAATTATACAGCAAACAATATTAATAATCCAGAGATCAGAGGTATACACGCATCGGATGACGGAAATACATTGTATTTAAACCTCAGAGGCGTTGGCGTTTTCAAACTTACTATGGTAACTCAAAATACAATCGCAGATGGTTTTGTATTTTAATTAATAAAGAGGATTAAGTTATGGCATCAGTATTCAATGCATTTATTGCATATCAGTTTTTAAAAACCCTCACTAACAAGTGGGATCAGATGGAAGCATATAAACTGGGCATTATTGATAAAAATGGTAAACAGTTAAAAAAGACTGCAGAATTAGAAACTGCAAAAGAAAAACAAGCTTATACAATTTTTCATAGATTGGTATTCAATCTAAAGAGAGTTTTAGAAAAATTTCCATTTGGAAAGTCTCGAATTGCATCATATAGTGCAGCCTTTGCATTATTGAAAGAGAGTAGAGATGATTTTTCTGACGATGAGTATGAGTTGATGGAATCTATGTTGATGGATTATATTAATTTGCAGGAAAGTACTTTAAGTGACTCTTACTTTGAATCTGTAGAATTGGTAGAAGGTGTTGCAGTTCCTAAAAAAACTTATCAACACGCAGTCAATGCACTTAAAAGTGTTGTAGATAGAAAAATGAAAGAGGCAGGAAAACGTGGACTGAAACATTCGGTGGGTTACTATTCTGCAATGGTTGCAAAAACCTACTCAGGTGTAAATAGTAGAGAACTTGAAAGAATGTTTAAATCTGCACATCCACAACTTGCAAAGGAATGTGTAGAAGAAGAAATGTCAGAAGAAATTGTCAACGCAGTTGGCACAGGTGCAAATGTTGCCGGTTTAACAGGTGTACCATCTAAGTTTGCAGGGATGAAAGTATTTCCTATTAAAACTCAGACATATGTTGGATTGATGAAGGGTAAGAAAAAGTATGCCCGATGGAAAAAATATATGGAAACTCAGGAGGCAACTCCTATCAGAGAATACATAAAAAAGAGACCAAAAGAAAAAGTAGTCCTAATGGATCAATCTTCTGGTACAATGATGATTTTACATAGACACAACGAGATTTAAATATGTTTTCTACAATTAAAATTTTAGCAGTGGTACTCCCGCTCCTTGCATTGGGCGGTGGTTTGTGGTATACTGATAACTTGAAAGAAGAAATTAAGTTATTAGAGGAAAATCAGGTAAAATTAAATAGTGCTGTAGATAGTAAAAATGCAGAAATAGAAAGACTCAATCAAAACGTTGAAGAAGTTTTATCTGTCAATGTGAGATTAAGTGAAGAAAGAGAAAAACTATCAAATTCGGTTGACGTATTGCGTGATAAGTTAAGCGAACATGATTTGGGATACCTTGCAGAGAACAAGCCAGGGTTGATTGAAAAAATTATAAATAAAGATATAGAGAAAACTTTGAAAAATGATGTAATTGAAATTATGAGAATTGAAAATGACTAAATATCTTCTAATAGTATTAGTATTTCTTGGATTGACTGCATGTAGTAGTATTCAAGAAAAGGTTGTGACTGAAGAGGTTTACGTGGAAAAAATTCCACTCAACTTACAGATGCCTAAATCGTTTGAATGGAAAGACTTTGAAGTAATTGTAGTAACTGAAGAAAATTTTGATGATGTAATACAAGAATTGAAAGTTGATGGTAAGAGTTTGGCACTATTTGCATTTGATACCGATTCTTATGAGGCACTGACTCTCAATGTGACAGAAATGAAACGTTACATGAGTGAGCAAAAAGTTATAATATTAGAATATAAAAATTACTACGAAAATAAAGATAAGTAGATATGGACAAAACAGATATTGTAACAGATAATAAAGAAAAGGCTCACGCATTGGAAACACGTATTCAAACCGTTGCGATGGTTCTTATAGTTGGATTTTTATCTTGGGTTGGCACTGGTTTAGTTGACGTAAAGGTAGGATTGGCTCAAGTACTATCAGAAAGTGTATCACTAAGAGATACATTAAATAGACAATCCATTCGTATCAATGATCTAGAAAGAGAGATTGGTGATATGAGCAAGGAAATGGGCAATTTTGTCACTAGAGAAGAATTGCGCGAATCTTTAAGAGATTTACCACCAAACTAATTTAATAATCTATTGACATTGTATACCTTTTAGGTTATAGTAGTACTTAAATCATGAGGTATAAATGCAACACATAGATAAAATCTATATATCCCGACTCGGCGCAAAGTTAGAAAGATTTACTGAAAAAAGATCAAATCTATTTAACTGTAAATGTCCTTTGTGTGGAGACTCAAAGAAAAAGTCATACAAAGCGAGGGGATTCATATACATTCGTAAAAGTAATTTTAACTACATGTGTCATAACTGTGGTGCAAGTATGTCTTTGTCTGCTTTCATGAAACAGATTGATCCTGAGTTGCATAAAGAATATGTTCTAGAAAAGTGGAAATCTGGACAAACCGGCAGTAGAAAGAATATTGCTACTCCAGAGTTTAAATTTGATGCACCAACTTTCACCAAATCAAAAGTTTGTGATTTTAGTCTAGGTACTAAAGTTGTAGACTTACCAGATAACCATCCAGCAAAAATTTATTGTATAGAAAGAAAGATACCCAAACTCGACTTACTGTATTATACTAAAGAATTTAAATCTATGGTATCAGAGTTAACTAATGGATATGATAATCTAATTGAAGAAGAAAGACTTGTAATACCATTCTTTGACACAGAATGTAATGTTTTCGCATTACAGGGTAGAGCCCTTAAACAAAGTGGTATGAGATATATCACCATTAAAATAGATGAAGAAAAAACAAAGATTTACGGTCTAGAAAGATTAGACCCAACAAAAACTGTATATGTGGTAGAAGGCCCTTTGGACTCACTGTTCTTAGAAAACTCTATTGCAATGGCAGGGGCAGATGTTGATTTGCAATACTTTTCAGAGTGGAAAGATGTTGTGTTCATTCTTGATAATGAACCAAGAAACAAACAAATTGTGGATAAGTATGTAAAATTAATTGATGCTGGATTTAAGGTCATGGTATGGCCAGAAAAAATAAAAGAAAAAGATTTGAATGACATTATACTGTCTGGAATCGACACTTCTGAACTGAAACAGATTATAAGTAAAAATACCACTTATGGTCTACAAGCAAAATTGAGAGTCAACAGTTGGAAAAGATGTTGATATCACTCAAATAAACAAATACAACAATATAACAAAAGGGTAAACGGATGTTGAAAGTAGTTAATACTAGCAAGGAAACTGATGTTCGCTCTGTGATGGCACAGGCGAAATTTTACGAATCATATTCCCGATGGAATGATGATAAAGATAGATACGAAACTTGGGAAGAATCTGTTGCGAGAGTAATGGATATGCATAGAGGATATTATAAAGAAATCATGAATCCAGAATTAGGATTATTGATTGATGAAGCTGAAAATCTTTATAAATTGAAATATGCATTGGGTGCCCAACGAGCTTTACAATTTGGTGGAGATCAATTACTGAAACATCAGATGAGAATGTATAATTGTACATCTTCGTATGCAGATAGACCTGCATTCTTTAATGAACTTTTTTATGTTCTTTTGTGTGGTGCTGGTGCTGGATTTTCAGTACAAAAACATCATGTAGATAGATTACCGAATATTGCAGAAAGAAAAAAACAGGCAAAAGGTTGGAACGTAGAAGATTCAATCGAAGGATGGGCAGATTCACTTGGTGTTCTCATGTCATCATATTTCGTGGGTGGTGGTACGCATCCAGATTTTGAAGGTCGTAAAGTATATTTCGATCTGTCTCAAGTAAGACCAAAAGGTGCAGAAATTAGTGGAGGGTTTAAGGCGCCTGGACCAGAACCACTACGCAAATCCTTGGACAAAATTGAACATATGTTGCAAGGACTAGTACTCTCTGGCGTTACTAGGCTAAGTCCTATTCATGTGTATGACATTTGTATGCACGCTGCTGATGCTGTCCTTGCTGGGGGTGTTAGACGTAGTGCTACGATATGTTTATTCTCACCAGACGATGAGGAAATGTTGACTGCAAAAACAGGTAATTGGTTTATAGACAATCCGCAACGTGGTAGATCAAATAACTCTGCTGTAATTGTACGAGATGAAATTACAAAAGAAGAATTTTCTAACGCAATGAAATCTATTAAGGAGTTTGGAGAGCCAGGATTTTACTTTGTGGAATCTAAAGAACATACTACAAACCCATGTGTTGAGATTGGTATGTATCCACAGATTGACGGCGAGTCTGGTTGGCAGGGATGTAATCTAACAGAAATTAATGGTGCAAAATGCACAACTAAAGAAGAGTTCTTTAAGGCATGTCGTGCCGGTGCTATTATGGGTACATTACAGGCAGGATATACAAACTTTAAATATTTGTCTGAATCTTCAACGAAAATTTTTCAGAGAGAAGCCTTATTGGGTGTTTCTGTAACTGGTTGGATGAACAATCCAGATATCCTATTAGATTCAGAAATTCAAATCGAAGGTGCGAATATTGTAAAACAAGTAAATAAGGAAGTTGCAGAGTTACTTAATATTAATGCTGCAGCTCGTACAACTTGTGTAAAACCATCTGGTAATGCTTCCGTACTCTTAGAAACTGCTTCTGGTATTCATGCCGAACATTCTCCAAGATACCTTAGACACGTACAGATGAATAAAGAGGCAGAAGTTGCAAACTTGATTGCCGAAACTAACCCATACATGGTAGAAGAGTCTGTATGGTCAACCAATCGTACCGATTATTGTATTGCATTTCCTGTAATTTCACCAAAAGGTTCTTTATATAAAGAAGATTTATTTGGTGTGGATTTACTTGAAAAAGTACAACTAGTACAACAAAATTGGGTAGAGGCCGGCACAAATGAACATTTGTGTGCAGACTCAACATTGAGACATAATGTATCAAATACTGTAACAGTACCAGAACATATGTGGGGTCAAGTTGAAGGTTATCTCTTTGCAAATAAAAACTACTTTGCAGGGGTATCATTCTTGTCTGGATCTGGTGATAAAGATTTCAATCAAGCTCCAATGACTGAAGTGTTAACCGAAGAACAGATTGTCGCAAAACATGGACGTGCTTCTATGTTTGCTGCAGGGTTGATTGTTGACACCAGAAAGGGATTTACCGACCTGTGGGAAGCAACATCTATCGCACAAATGCCACCAGAATTCCAAGGTGAGTTATCAGACTTACGTGCAGAATGGATTCGTAGATTTAATAAATTTGCAGATAATTATTTTGGTGGTGATATGAAAGACGCAGAATATTGTTTGAAAGATGTTTTCCTATTACATAAGTGGACAAAAATTCAACAAAATATTCAACCTATTGATTTTGTAAATCAATTAACAGATAAAACCTTTACAGATATTGACACGATGGGTGCGGTAGCTTGTCAGGGTGGAGCGTGTGAAATTACCTTTTAAGTAGGTTTTCAGACACCATTTTAAAATTAGTGTTCTCCTAAATAATTTCTGGTATTTGGGAGAACACAACTATGCCTAAGAATAAACAGCTGCAAGATTGTAACTATTGTGGTGTTGAATTTATTGTTAAATACGTAGACGAAGATGAAACCGTAAAATTCTGCCCCGCCTGTGGGGAGTCTCTGGATGACTATATATTAGACAGTGACTCTTATATGGATGAGGATGAAGAATGGTACGGCGAATCGGAGGAATAGACTATAGTTTAACATCACCAGCGGTGTGTACATATGTTGGTGAAGAACAAGACTTTAGTTTTGAAAAATGCAAGATATACTTTTTATCTAACAAGAAAAAACTTTCAAACTATAATTATAAAAATATAGATGGACAACAAAATCTATCGGATTTTGAGAGCGCAGAAGAACGATATGATTTCATTTCTGATTGGGCAATGGACATTCTTATTACGGACGAAATTGACACTATTGCATTAGAAGATTATAGTTATGGTTCTACAGGAAAAGTATTTCATATCGCAGAAAATGCTGGACTTCTAAAATGGAAATTATGGCAGGCAGAATTATCATATCAAGTGGTAGCTCCTACAGTCATCAAAAAATTCGCCAGTGGTAAGGGAAATGCGAAAAAAGAAATGATGTATGAGAGTTTTATTTCTGATGGTGGTAGAAATCTGCAAGATGAATTTGAAATCAAAAGTGAAAAAGTAGGCAATCCTGTTTCTGATATAGTAGATTCTTTTTATATTTGTAAATTTTTACTTGACAATACGGAATCATAGTGGTAATATGTACGTATAGTCAATAACAGTGAGTACGTACATGAATATTTTCAGACTAGATAACGATCCTGTAATTGCTGCACAACTGCAATGTGATAAACATGTTGTGAAAATGATTGTTGAATCTGCACAAATGTTGTCAACTGCTCATCGTATGCTTGACGGTAGAGAAACCAAACGTCCATCTAAATCTGGCAAACGTATGGTTAAGTATTGGGTACATCCAAATAGTAATATGGAAAATGTACTATACAAGGCAGTACATCCAGGCCACCCTTCTACATTGTGGACAATGGAGAGTAATGCAAACTATGAGTGGCACTACAAACATTTTGTTGGGTTGTGTAACGAGTACACTTATAGGTACAATAAAGTGCATTCTACTGACACTTTATTGCGCGATATACTAAAACGTCCTCCATCGCATACTAACTGGTCAAACTTGTATACACCATTTAAACTTGCAATGAAGTCTAACCCAGAATGTATGTTTGAATGTCCTGTTAAATCATATCAGGCATTTTATCAGACAAAACAAGACCGTTTCCAAATGATTTGGACAGGTCGAGATATCCCAGAATGGTTCGAGGTTGTATAATGGAAAACAAATATATTGGTAAACTAATGGAACGTGATGTTTGGTATGGTAAAATTCTTGGTGTGCGAAAAGTACGCACAGACTATGGTTTACGCCATGTATATAAATTTATTACCAGAACCAATAAATTTGGTGTATTCTTTTCCGACGAAAAACCAGAGTTGGATGTTGGAGTATGTTTTACATTTAACGGTACGGTGAAAAAACACTCGTTTAATGAATACGACAAACAAGACGAAACTACATTCAATCGCGTAGAAATCGTAAAAATTGTTGGAAAATCTGAAGAAGATTCTCCAGAAGTACCATTTTAGTCTTGACAGTTGCAACATTTAATGTTATAATTGGTGTATAAATAATAATGTAAACAAAATAATGGTGATATTATGATATTGATCGACCTAAATCAAGTGGTCATTTCAAATCTAATGGTACAAATAAACAAGTTATCTGATGAAGAAGAGCTTGATCAAAACCTAATAAAACATATGATACTAAACAGTATTCTTAGTATCAAGAAAAGATTTGCGAATGATTATGGTAACATTGTAATATGTTGCGACAATAAAAACTTTTGGAGAAAGGATGTATTTCCTTACTACAAAGGTATGCGTAAAAAAACAAGAGAAGATTCTGGTTATGATTGGAATCTTATCTTTAATACTATTACGCAGACAAAACAAGATTTGCGTAAGGTATTTCCTTATAAAATTATCGAGGTAGATAGGACTGAGGCTGATGATATCATTGGTACTCTTACTAAACAGTTTTCTACTAAGGAGAAAATACTTATAATTTCAAGTGATAAAGACTTTAAACAGTTGCAACGATATCCTAATGTGACTCAATATAGTCCTATTCTAAAGAAATTTTTAGTGACAGAAGACCCTTATAAATATATTCGTGAACATATTATTCGCGGAGATCGTGGTGATGGTGTTCCTAATGTTCTTTCTGATGATGATGTTTTTGTAAACGAAAAAAGACAAAAACCTTTATCTAAGAAAAAACTAGAAGATTGGTTGGATACTGGTAGAAACCCTGAAGATTTTTGTGATGCAAATATGTTGGCACGATATCGTAGAAACGAACAGTTAGTGGATTTAACATTCGTGCCCGCTGCAATACAAGAAGAAGTTTTATCTCAGTTTAGTAAAACTCCCGAAGGTGATATGCAAAAAGTATTTAACTATTTTATAGAAAACAAAATGGTACTCATGATGGATGAGATATCAAATTTTAAGGAACAAGAATATGAAACTTTTTCATGAATTGGTGCAAGAATTAGAAAGTACCAGATCTGTGAACGCTAAAAAAGATATTTTAATAAATAATAATAATAAAACTTTACAAACTATATTAATTCATATGTTTGAAAAAAATATTGACTTTGGTTATACCCAGAAGACACTACCTATGTGGACCCCAGCTGATGATCCTGCTGGTTTGTCTATAAGTAACATGACATTGGCAATGCGAAAAATACATCTATTTTATACTGAAAATATGAAAAATCAATCAGAGAAACAAAAAGAACGTATACTTGTCAGACAACTAGAAAGTTTAAACGCAAATGATGCAGAAATTTTAGTTAAGATTATCTGCAAAAAATTTAAAATTTCTGGAGTCACAGAAAAATTAGTTCGCGAAACCTTTCCTGATTTATTGTCAAAAGAAACCAGCAACGCCTAAGGAAAGGTCATGTCTTTACTCACTATGGAAATAAGGTCAAAGTTTACATACTTTTTGATTTTTGTAGTAATCTGCGCCGGTGCATTTACCTATTTGTGTGAAACAACAACTAACCAGTTAAATAAATATTGTTTAACTAACTGCGAAAAACCATTGACAAATAAATAAACATCTGTTATATTGAATAAATCAACTGTAGTATGGAGAGTGAATATAAAATGGAAAAGAAAAGAAGTCCACATATTGTAAAAGTTAAAAATGTGGGAGATCGCAGAGAAATTTATGGATATGAGGTAAAACATATCGATTTTTCTTCACCTTGGTCACGCGAAGGTGGTCCTGAAGTCACGACTAAATTCTTCTTGAATGAAGATAACGCCCGCGCATTTGCAAAGACCTTGAAACCATTTAAGGAATTGCAACATGGGTAAGAAAAAGTTACGGTCTGGAGAAACCAGTAAAGGTATTCATGGTACTACAAAGAGTCGTAGTAAAAATGATCCAGATTATGCGACACGTCGAATTCTAAATCAACAAAAGTCTTGGATGTTGGGAAAGAATGTAGTCTTGACTATTGAAAATCCAAATAAAAACGAAACCAATAAAAAATTTATTAGAGTAAATGCAAAAGATCATTGGGGAGACCCAAAACGTAAACCAATGGTTATGCAATGATTAATGCCATTTTTGCAATGGATGCAAATGGTGGTATTGGTAAAGATGGTACTTTGCCATGGCCAAAAAACGATAGAGATTTTAGATGGTTTCGTTCTCACACAACAAATAAGATAGTGGTTATGGGCAAAAATACTTGGGATGACCCCAATATGCCCAAACCATTGCCTAAAAGACATAATGTAGTAATTACTAGTAAAGTAAACAGTTTACCATATTATGAAAATTTGGACACAGTATCTATTCAAGATGCTAGATCTTGGTTGGAAAAAAATAATAATAAGGAATTATTCATCATAGGTGGTGCAAAAGTACTTACCGAATATTGGGATTTAATCGAAAGATTTTATATAACAGAATTTCCAGATTCATATGATTGTGATACTTTTATACCTAAAGATAATTTGGATAGTATGAAAAGTAAACGCATGTGGTTGGCCCAAAGTGATTTTGATGATTTGCAGTTTAAGGTGTATGGATGAGTTTAGAAATGGAAATGTTACATAGATATGGTAACATATGGGAAGTTGAGTATCAAGATTTATTATATCATGTACTAGATACCGGCGAAGATCGAAAAGACCGTACTGGAGTTGGTACAAAGTCAATTTTTCATGCAACATTAAATATAAATTTGAGAGAACAAATACCAGTTTTAACAACAAAGAAACTTGCATTTAAAAGTGTTGTTTCAGAACTTTTATGGTTTCTTGAAGGTTCTGATGATGAAAGACGCCTAGCAGAAATTCATTATAACAAAGATAGAGATGAGTTAAAAGACAAGAAAACTATCTGGACGGCGAATGCAAACAAACAGGGTGTTGAGTTAGGGTATGATGATGGTATTCTTGGACCTATATATGGAGTACAGTGGAGAGATTGGAATGGTACTGACCAAATAAGGGAATTGTTGATTAACTTAGTCAAAGATCCACGTAGTCGCCGACATATTTTATCTGCATGGAATGTTGATGATCTTGATAAGATGGCATTACCACCTTGTCACTTAATGTGTCAATTTCATCTAAGTGAAGATGGTGGACTTTCTTGTGCATTGTATCAAAGAAGTTGCGATTTGTTTTTAGGTGTACCTTTTAATATTGCAAGTTATTCTCTGTTAACTTATATCATTGCAAAGGAACTTGGTTACTATGCCAAAGAGTTAATATGGATTGGTGGAGATGTGCATATTTACAATAACCACATCGATGCGGTAGAGAAACAAATCAAACGCACACCATACATGTTCCCAAAACTTTGGATTAATCCAGACAAACATCTGGGAAATTATACTGTCGATGATTTTAAGTTGGAAAATTACAGACACCATGATGCAATTAAAGCTGAAATGGCAGTATAAATTACTTGACAAATCGGATATAATCGGATATAATCGTATATATAACTTAATCAAGAAAGGATGACTCTTATGAATTTTGAAACTTTAACAGAAATGTTACAAACTAATATTGTGAATGTCCAATTCACTAAATTGAATGGTGAAACTAGAAATATGCGTTGTACCCTCATAGAAGATTTCTTGCCGCCTGCAGCTGCGGAAATTTCTACAAAGAAAGTGAATTTAGATTCTCGTTCGGTGTGGGATTTAGATAAAGATGCATGGCGTGCATTTCGTGTTGATAGTGTAGTATCTGCAACCGTGGAATCATAATGCTACCAATTGTCCTAATTTTGCCAGTCTTGTTATTGGCCTCCTTTCACAATCCCATGGCAATGCAAATATTGCCATGGATATCCCTTATAATTCCATTGACAGTATTTTCTGGTAATATTAAGATTGTACACACTTTGAATTATTCGGAAGAAGGTGCAGTAATGTTTGGTCCTTATGCCCCCATTACTGGTATATTAGGTATTACTGCCTCCATACAAATGTATGTAAATGGATATCAACTAATAAGTGGTATTGTTGGATTTTCCTCTATACTTATATTTTCTGCCGCCTTATGGTGTCTTTATATGGGGGAATCTAAAAAAGTGAATAGACTATTTGGAGATGAAAATGAGTAAAATGGGTCAGTTTGTTTTTGCGATGGAAGAAGATATTACGTGGATGACAAAGGAACAATATGTCAACTCGTATGGTAGAATGGGTAAAGAATATTGGGAAGAAATATATGGATCCGAACTTCAATCTGCAAACGAAGAAATGGCCTTAATGAAATTAGAACATATGGAAATGATGACAGGTAGATTCTGACACATTTCTAATGTATCGGTGTGAGTTCTACCGAAACCAAAAGACTTAAAACTGAAACTTTGTCATGTAATCTACAGGAGAATATAATATGACTAATACAACTAGAAAAGAAACTCAAACTACTAGAGTAGCAAACGCCCTATTGGGTGGTGCTCAATTAACCGCAAAACAAATTTCTGCACGATATGGTGTGAAAAATGTACGTGCGGTGATTAGTAAACTTCGTAGTGAGGGGTATTCAATCTATCTCAATAAACGTACATCATCATTTGATGGCAAGTCGTATATGAAATATATGATTGGTACGCCTACTCGCGCTGTTGTTGCCGCTGGACATGCTGCACTACGCACTGCATAAGTAGTTAAACTAGAGTATGGGTTCCACTTAGTAACAGAACGGGCCCATTTTAATTAATTATCTAAGGTGAAATATGTCTGGTATAATAATCCCATCAAATCCTCAAGATCAGAAAAAAATACGTGAGTGTATGGAAGAAATTAGTAATTCGTATACACGTACTGAGGGTGAAAGAAGTTTTGTCAAGGAAGCAATCGAAAACTTGTCAGAAGAAGTTGATATTCCTAAAAAGATTTTACGTAAAATGTCTAGGATTTATCATAAACAGAATATGAGTGAAGTTGCCGGAGAAATAGAAGATATTGAAGCTCTAATGGAAACATTCACTCCTAAATTTGATAATAACGAAGATGGGTAAACGTAGTGAATTTCGCCGTAGAAAAAATGATTTGTATCCTACTCCAGAGGATGCATTTCGTCCTCTAATTCCATTCTTACCACAACATGATTTCACATTTTGGGAACCATGTGCAGGGGATGGTAGACTTGTAAAGTTTACAGAAGGCCTTACAAACGGCAAATCAATAGGTGCATCTGATTGTGACCCCCAAGTTGATTGGGTAGAAAAGAAAGATGCACTCGATTCTACAATTCCAGAAAATGTGGATTTAATTATTACAAATCCACCTTGGACTAGGTGGTTATTACATCCTATGATTCTACATTTTACCAAGCAGGCACCTACATGGTTACTCTTTGATGCGGATTGGATGCACACAAAACAGGCAACACCATATTTGCCTATGTGCAGTAAGATAGTATCTATTGGTAGAGTTAAATGGATTGAAGGTTCAAAACATACTGGTAAAGATAATTCTTGTTGGTATCTTTTCGATAAGGATACGACAAAAACTGAATTTTATCCTAAAATTTGGATATAACTATTTGCGTGAGTTTTCAAGAAAGGAATTCTCTGTGAAAAAACAACATAAAAAACTTTGGAAGAAAGTTAGTAAAATGGATTTAGGAAACCCTGTCATAACTGCCTTAATCGGACTTGTTATTTTTTATATCGGTCTTAAAACATTCTCTGGTGGTATGAAGTCTATGGGGAATATGGAACATCTATCATTCTTTTTAGGCAACCCACTTTATATGTTCTTTGGTGGTATTATCATGACACTCTTATGGCAATCGTCTAGTTTATCAACAACTGCAATTATTGCACTAGTTGCCTCTGGAGCTTTACCATTGCCCGCTGCAATTGCATGTGTTCTTGGTGCAAATATAGGTACAACTGGCACAATCTGGTTGGCTGGGTTGTTCGTATCTGATGGAATTCCAAAAGGAGATACCCTGCGAATCGCAATGGCACATACAGGAATGAACCTATTAATGGCAATAATGTTACTTCCCTTTGTGGGTCATATTGCAAAATATCTCAATAAATTTTAAAAAAAAATATAAGTCTTTGTTTTATAAAGGCTTATATTTCACTTTTTTTACTCAAAACGCTTGACTCTTGGGTCATTATATCATATACTGTATATGTAAGTTAGAGAAAAGAGAGAGAAATCTATGACCATTGAAAATCAAATAACCACTCTTGTTGAAAACATCAAAGAAGACTACTTGCGGTGGACTTCTAGAAATTACACTAAAGAGTTGTCTGAAATCAATGAAACTATGATTGCACAATTCAACGAAAAAATCTCTTGGAATGAAGGTAATAAGTACATCAAAATTATTACCAATGGTTCTGTTTGGGGTTTTGTTGTTGCTGTTAATAATGACAAGAAATTCAAGTATGGTGATATTCTGAAAGCTGCAGGGTGGAATGCTCCTGCTCGGAATGCCGCTCGGGGAAATGTCTTTGAAGATTATGATATTCAATGGACAGGACCTAACTACCTTCGGTAAAATAATGCTTGACTTTCATGTGCGAATCAGTTATATTGTATATGTAAGTTAGAGAAAGTAAATAATGATTGCAAATAAAGAAAAAACAATACTAGTTGACTGTGATGGTGTGCTCCTTGATTGGGAGTATGCCTTTGACTGTTGGATGGCCCGGCATGGGTATCAAGTCATGAGTCATGGTGACTATAAAATGGACGTTAAATATGGACTTGATCGGAAAGAAAGTAAACGGTTGATTCGGATGTTTAACGAGAGTGCCTGGATACGGAAATTACCTCCCCTTCGGGATGCAATCAAGTATGTCAAAAAACTCCACGAAGAACATGGTTATATTTTCCATGCGATTACTAGTTTGAGTAACGATCAATATGCACAACACCTTCGGACTAAGAACCTTCGGGAACTGTTTGGTGATAGTGCGTTTGAACGGTATGTTTATCTAGACACTGGTGCCGACAAAGACGAGGCTCTTGCCGAGTATCATGGTACTGGTTGTTATTGGGTTGAAGATAAACCTGAGAATGCCGAAGTTGGACTTGATAACGGTTTACACAGTTTACTGGTTGCCCATGACCACAACACTGATTATGATGGTAGTGCTCATCGGGTTCGGAACTGGAAAGAAATCTATAATATTATTACTGATTAACTCCAAGACTGAATAGGACCACTACCTACTCCGCCTCCACCGCCGCCGGCATCTCCATCATCACCACCACTATTTCCAGAACCAATTCTTGGGTCATTCTGTGGTGTAATAGTTTCAAAGTAACCATGTCCATCTCTTTCAAAATACCCCAATGGTGTTTGATTGGACGTAAATATTACTAGTTGAACGGCATTACAGAAACTTGGTGATAGTGAGGCTTTATCGGCTTCTATACCTATGTATGTAGATGAGATAGGAATTTCTACAGGTGCTTTAGTTGTTGGATTGATATTAATACCAGTATTATTTTTAGAAGTTATAAAACTACCATTACTATCACTTGGTGGATTTTCAATTGATATTTTTTTATTGGTCAAAGTTTTTTCAATTGTAGTATCAGTATTATCAACAATTTTTAATTCTGTATTATTTATCCCACCATATGAACTATTAAATAAAGTTGGTGACTTTATCGTTGATACGTTTTGATTTTTTATTACTCTATCAAAAGAATTGCGAGTGTTCAGTGTACCTGAGAAAGTTGGTGTAGGATCTAGATTAGTTTGAGAGAATGACGCTGATAAAACTGATCCAACATTAGTTGATGGAAACTCAATGGTATTTGAACCTGTTGTCCAAACAAGTCTAACAGCTCCACCACCGCCGGGCCCACCGCCTGCAGAAGTACCAGATCCTCCGCCGCCACCACCGAATTCTCCCCCTGCGATATCACCCTTACTGATTTTATTGTTTGATAGAGGTTCGCCATCATCACCATCACCACCACCAGATCCACCTTTACCACCTTCGCCAGTTGTTGTTGACGCCGCGCCACTAGTTCCCTCACCAAAAAGTCCGACACCACCGCCGCCGGGCGATCCCCAAGTTGATGAATAATGCTGTCCAGCACCCCCACCGCCACCTTGTCCGGCATCACCATCACCACCATCGGCTCCCTGTCCAGAGTATCCTCCTGCACCACCACCACTTCGAGTCCAAGTTCCCTGATATCCACCATTACCACCTCGGCCGCCGCCATCACCAGTATATCCACCACCATAACCACCATTTCCAGAACCAGTTGAATCGGTGCCACCGCGACCTGCGCCAAATCCACAAACGGTAGTGTCACTAATAAAGTATGAATTGTTTCCCATCGCAGTTGAACTTGTTGCATTCGATACTAATGTAGGGCCCGCCGCACCGACTTCTACAGTATATGATTGGCCAGGCGTTACTGATATATTATTTTTATATCCAAGACCGCCTCCGCCGCCACCACCAGATGACCATTGATGTCCACCAGTACCACCAGAACCGACCGCAACAACACTAACTGAAGTAACTCCAGCTGGTGCAGTCCAAGAATATGTGCCTGGGGTTGTAAAACTCTGATTAAACATTGGATTACTTGCATCTGCGATACTAAAGTCAGCCCTAATAAACGCATAATTCACATTAACAGAAGAACCTAAAAAATTAAAGGTAGATGCATCATGAATTGGAATTTTAGAATTTGTTATTTTTGTTTCTAATGTATTTGTTGTGTTTCCAACATTGATATTAATATCTGCATTTTTTATGGCGAATCCAGTATTCCAAGTACCATTTTCTATTGGTATTGCTTTTGGTGGATATTTTGCAAGAATAGTAGTATCTGTACCATCAATAATATCAATTTTATTATTAAATTGTGGAACATTTTGATTTAAATTATTCCACACACCTTGATTGATTTGTATTTCTTTATTATTAATTATTGCATCAAGTGGATTATTAAGTCTTGATGAAGTATCTTTAATTTCAATTGAAAGGGGCGGAAATGCCTGAATATTACTAGGAAGTGATTCAGGCCCCGCTTCTGCGTTAACTGTATTAAAACTAGTTTCTACAGAAACTGTTAGGGCCTGAATTGTCATTTCTTATCCTACTTTAGATTTCGATAGATGCAGCAACGTTAGTAAATCCAGCACCAGTAACTTTTGTACCTACTTGCAACTCTCCAGTTGTTAACGTAGTCACAGTTTTTGTCGTAGTACCATCAGTAAACGTCATAGAAGAACCTTCAATAACGAGTTTAACACTTGTTGCAATTCTTGTACCTGATGCATTTACTGCACTTACATCAATATATGTAGTAATATCACTACCAGAATATGTGTAACTTGTATTCTCTGGAGTTACAGTAATAGAAACAGGTAATGTTGGTGTTAATAGATGTAACTCTGGGTAGTCTCCACCATATACAGAGCTTGGTTTTGTATACCAAATTCTATCTAAACTATCTCTACCACATTCGTGAATATACCCATCGACAACTGATGTTTCAGTCCAACCAGTACTATCATTCCATGCATAAACCCTAAATGCACTTGTGAACCAGACCCCAATCATTGTATGAGAATCATTCAACCAAACCCATTGTCTTGGTGTTGAGGGCATTGTAATATCGCTATGATATGTAAGATCTTTTGGGTTTGCAGCATCTACTGAATATGTAACCCAAGTTCTCCACCCTTCATCTGTATCTTGAAATGTATATCTTCCGTCAATTCTAAATTCAGAAACATATCTAGTTCCACCACTCACCCAAGAAGTAGTACTCCATTGCATAGGATGATGCGCGCCGGTATATGCCGTAAATCCACTCAAATCTGCTTTAGTACTACTCAGAACATCCGTAGAGATATCAGTTTCTACCGCAAAGGTATCTGAAGATCTATCCCAAGTAACTACAAGTGGGTGCCAGTTGTAATACTGATCGTAGTAAGATTTATAAAACAGCATATTAGTACCAGAAACACCTCTTGGATCGTCCATTACTTCAGAGAAGTTGGATGCAATCTCTTTACTGTTCATGTTGCTGCCACCAGAATGGGTGCCGGACGGTCCAATGGAATTGGTATAATTAAACATGTTGGTTGATGTTGGATTATAGTTACTTGTCCACATCTCTTTTGCAACTTTTATGTAGTTCCCAGTTGTACCACTAGAAGCTTGCTGTCCAGCAAACAAAAGTCCACCATCATTTGATTCACCCAAAAATTGTACTGTCCAATCATTACCCATTTGATAAACATCTCTAGTATACTGAGATGGCCAGTTATTCGGCCACTGAGAACCAGATGTGCTATGATAACCAACTTTTAGTTTAAATGATGGATAATTATAGGTCGAACCCCCATCGTCACCACGACTCAATGCTGGTACAAATTTATCCGAACCATAGGCTTTTCCCCAGAAATGGTATCTATGTGAATAATTGTCGCTCCAGTTGGCATGTCTTGCAGTTGGTCTTACGTCATCCAAATTAGTTGTGTTTTCCATCTTTGGCCATGCAAATTGATAACAAGTGGCACTTTGATTATATGCCCACACAGGGGCCTCATCAACACCATCAGAAATCATTTGCATAGAACCGCCTTTGTATCCACCTTCACCTACACCGTTGGAGGTACAGGTTAATGACATATCAATCCATGCGCCAGAGTCTGGTGTGTTTGCATAATCTGCGCTATTATCATCTGGTCTATTCGCACCATTTTGCATTTTAGCGAGACCCATGGAACTTCCAGTGTAAGGGCCGTTATGATTAATTCTATTGTCTAGATAATTTCGTTCCCATGAACCATCTGATGGATTGTCGTTAAAATTAATACTTTTATTATATTGCGGCGTTAAACTATTTTTATCGTGTTTATCACCGTTAATGTAGAATCCATCATTTCCTGCTCTTGGGTCTTCAAGTACAACAGGACGATTATAATCTCCTTCGTAATCCCATACCTTAGCCATTTCTATTCTCCTGCTGCGTTGTTAGTCTTAACCCAAGCAATTGCTTCGTCAAGGTCATTCCATGCAGTACGGCTTCCGTCTGCATCAAAATTGAATGGTTGATTAATTCTAATTACACCATCTTCGTCAGTTGCTGTAAAAATTCCATCAGTTAGATCGCCAGTAAGTGACACATCTACTACTTCGTGTACCTCGTTTCCATCATCGTCTAACGAGATTTGGTTTTCTTTTATAGTAAAAACAGACATTTTAAATGCTCCTTAAATTTTATACTTATATTTATAATTTATGTTTGTTTATATTTGAACTGGATAACTAAATCTTCGCCTTTATTTGTAGTACCTATAGTTAGGATGTCTACTGTCAAGTAATCCCCAGCATTCATATTCCATGTTTTGTTTGTGCCCGTAGGTGATGCAGTTGTTTGTCCACCCAAGATATCTATTGAAGATTGTGAAACATCATTCTTATTTATTTGAATTGATACAGTTGCATCTGCCGAGACATTCAACTTTGGTATAGTGTCTGATATAGTTAAATCATATGGTGCATACCATCTTGCAGTACCAGTATGTACTTGCAATTCGCCTTGTTGATATAAATTTGTCACAAATGTAGTTTGATCTTTTACTTTGGTTAGATTAGTAATAGTATCATCTGTTACCTTTTCAACAATTCTTTCTTCTGCGACATCTTTAACTTTTTCTTTAAAAACATTTGTTTGTTCTAAATACACGCCCAAATCTTGCGGTTCAAATTTTTGTGTAGTCGAGTTATATACTAAACATACCTGTCCTACAATAGTAGGTACTGGTTTTATTTCTACTGGTGTTTTATGGCCCTGTTGATCATGTTGAAAATATAAAATATAATTACCATCAACATTAGTTTCCACAGCAAGATCTTTGATTGCAATCTCGCCTTGCATTGCACCATGAATTCCACACTGATAAAATAGTGTATCTGGTGCATCCATGGGCACAGTAAATGTAACAGTACCAACATCTGTACGAGAACCAGTGACTCCACTAGTATATTCGTCTACATATGAACCACTAATAAAGTTTGCACCATTATCAGTTGTCAAATAGAATGGATGCCCTGATGCATCAACATTAAATGTATAGGTGCCTCCACGATATAATGGAGTCAGTGTTGGATTATCACCAAATGCATTACCACCAAAAGTATAATTACCAGTATTAACAAAAGAAACATCGTATGAAACTGATGGATTCGTTAAAGTTGGTGGTGTTATGGTTGATGGTACAGAAATATTTATTCTCTGCACTTCTGTTTCGGAACCACCCCTAACACTATCAAATGTAATATCTTGTACATTCAATGTAGATGTTGCCCACGAAACTAGGTTGTCAGTACCAGGCCCATCAACCCACTTTAGATAAATCTTGTGAGTTTGAGTTAATGAAGTATCGGTTAAATCATGTGCCGCGAAATTAAACACGGTATACGTACCTTGGTTATAAATTGGCACATTTGATTGTGTTTGATTTCGAATAGTTGTTCTGGCATATGGTAAAGACCCTGCATCCCAACTCCACAACCAATCCATTCCGGCGCCGCCGCCGGCCATATTTGCATCTACTGCAATAGTTAAAGTTTCTGGTGGTATGTCTAATGTGACATTATCTAAGTCGTGAACATCATTTGGTACTGTACCAGACGGCAATCTCAAATTTCCTTCACTATCAAGATCAATTTGATTTGTACCAACTTTTAATGCATCAACTACAATCCCAGATGCATCAGAAGAAATTGTAGTATCGCCCAAATGAATTGTATTTGAACTTAAATATAAATCTCTAAACTTATTGGTTGCACTACCTAAATCATATGTCTCATTAGAATCGGGTAAGATGTGTCCTGATACACTACCAAGTTTAGTCTGTACCTTTGTGTCTGTGTAGTAAAGATTTGTCGTTCCTTCTGGTAAATTGTCAGAATTACCAACTTGTTGTTCAACACTAGTTGGATTTCTAAGTTTGTTTACTGCATCAGCTAGTTTTTTAATTTGTTCTGGAGTTGCAGATGAGTATAGTTGATTAACCCTTGAATTTAGTGCAGTCTCAATACTAGAATTTTCTTTTTGTCCTAATGCAGCGGCAGAACGCGAAAGTGCGAGCAACTCTTCGACACCAGCACTAGGTATATTACTAAGAATTTCTGCCGTAAGAGCTGATATAGATGTGTTTAGATTTGCATCTGCCATTATTTTATCCTTTTAGAACCAAATTTGCGTTGTAGAGACTACTTCTTCTTCATCATCATCTTCTCTGATGTGTTCTGCGATTGCTCTATCATCACTAACACCAGTAAATAATAGTGGTAGTCCATCTTGTCCTACCCACTTTCCAACATTAGGACTAATAATGTTCAATCCCAAATTGGTGGCGGGAATAGTTATAGAAAATTGTTCTGCTATAAGTGGCGTTTGCAGATTTTGTACATTGCCCATTGCAGTAATAGGACTGTCGAGATCTGGTTCGAGTCCTGTCTCAGAACCAGCAATATCATCTGTTGCACCACCAGAGTAAGTTCTACTTAAATCCCATTTACCACCAGATTTGAGTAAGTTTGAACCATCAACAAAAAGTCTTGGAATATCTTCAGTTATTCCAGTAGGTACAAGGTTTGCTGGTGCTGTACCATAAAACAAAAATACATATGGTTCACTCATTCCAGCATGTTCGAGTGTTACTGAAGGGGGGGTTCCCAAATATTCAACTTTGTTTCCATCTTCTCCTACAATTGTAGCTGCACCAGCAACACTAGATATAGAAGAAACGCCACCCGGCGCTAAATTAATATCATATTGTGTCACATCAGATGGACTCAATATAGAAGAAACTCCACCTGACGCCAAAAGAATCTCAGCTTGACCCATATTACTGGGTGAGCTGAGATTATTTGTGTTACTGTGCCCTACGGTCATTTATTATGGACCAGTGATATTAGATTCTGGTACTGCGTAACAACATACGCGATATCCATGATCCGCCGGTTGACTTCCTGACATGCCGCCTTTGATAATTCTATAATAATCACTACCAACTTGCAATCTGTTGCCTTGGTTCGCAGTACCCATGTTGTCGGCAATTCTATAAATCCCTAACATCTGACCATATCGAGTGTCATTTTGTTGTGGCGATTGGTAGTTCCAATCTTGAAATGTTGGTGTAACATAACATGGATGTAATAGAGATGCAAAACCAGCATTAGTTGGGGTTTCTCTTACCGATTTTCTGCCCATTGGAGTCATGAATAAATAATTTTGATATTGACTAGTGTAGTTACTAGAAGACCATCCCACATGATAACCACCATTGGTCTGGGTAGTATTTCTATATTGTTGTGTCTCATCAAACATCTGGAATCTATATAAACTATATGCCGCAGTAATCGAAGTGTTACCATTTGATACAATACCATATGAACCGGCAGAGAGCATACAACCAGCATAATATCTATCATTTACGTCAACATGATAATCATCATAATCTGATACAGTTGGATAATCCCCCCAATGTTTAAACGCAATAGGTTGTTGGAATTGTTGATTGTTTGGATCGCCATGTGCTGCAAATGTGAAACTACAATCAGTGATGTTAAGATCTATTGAACGACAATTGTACATGTTACTATCACCTATCTCAATACTACTTGAGGCCATCGTCATGTAATCGCTTTCTGAAGATGGGTTTGCTCTGTACTTGTCGTTAACTCCCATCGCAAACCCAATTGATGAACTCCACCCCAGAGTAATTTTCATTGTTTGGGTGTTTGTACTGGTTTTATTTGCATGATCGTAGTGTTTTTTGGTAAACTCCCACCTACCCGAAGTATAATTCTGAGCAGAAGTATAAATTCCATTTGATGGTTTTGTACCAACAATATATGATGATGCAGTATCGATAAGATTTCCACTACTTACTGCGGCACCAAACTGTGCAATCGTAGTAATTGTTGGAGTGTCTTTGATTGTATTCCATACCGCTGACCAAATTTGTTCAGCTTGGGATGTACTTGTCGATCCTGTTGGTTTAAATTCTAAGTGTATATACATTTTTTTACTCCGTTACCTCTGTCCATACGTTATCTTCGTCTTTTAATGCAACAGTTCCTAAGAATAAGATTTCATTCCCAGAACCATATGCAATCGATGATTGATCTTCAACTAAGTATGACAATTGTTTTTGATCTTCTGTTGCACTATCAGTTGTAAACACTGAAATCGAATCTGGTGTTGCAAGTGGTGTTTCGACAACAAGTTGTCCATCATCGTCTATTGTATTATTTAGTGACTGAATCGCATACTTTCCCATATATTCTTCGATAGTCGCTGTATCTGTTATTGGCATTTTTAACTCCTATTATGTTGTATAAAATATTTGAACATTTAAATTTTCGCCCGGCGTTGAACCCACATTTGTGATGTCAATTGTAAGATAATCACCCTCATTCATTGAAAATCCAGATGTTTCTGTTTGTTCTAAACTTCCTGCGCTTATATTTATAATTTTTGAACTTACGTCATTCTTCTTGATATCGACTCTTAACACATCATTTCCAGCAGTAGTTATTCTAGCTTTAATCTTAGATATTGTTAAATCATCTGGGGCATACCATCTTGTCACACCTGTAGTTAGTGCGAGTGTACCATTTTGTGCCATATTAACAGTTTGTGTTATTGACGCATTACTAACCTGAGAATTTACATAACTTTCTGTTGCAAGTCCTGATATAGATGGAATTGATGGTTGATTTGACAAATCATTATAGTTTCCAGAGAATGTATTTGATGAAACCTGAGAATTTACATAACTTTCCGTTGCAAGGCCCGTAAGGTCTGATTGGGAAATTGTTTCTACCCATGAATCTGTTGCATTTTTATAAATGTATAGTTTCTGAGTATCTTCTACAAATGCAATATCTCCTATAGTGTTGCCAACGGCTGGTAGATATGTTGCATCACTATAAATCTCAACACTTGCAACTAGAGATGTACCATCTGGTGCAACCAATGTTGCAGTACCAGCAACCTCTTTAATTTTGTTTTTGAATGCTGGTGTGTTCTCTACGTAAGTCGCTAAATCTTGTGGTACAAACTTTGATGTATTTGCATCATAAACAAGACACATTTGAGATGTGAGTGTAGGAATAGGACGCAATTCAATCTTTTGTTCATGTCCTTCTTGTGAGTGTTGTCCATAAATGATGTAATTACCGTTTTCATTAGTTTCTACCGCAAGATCACGTACCCTGATAGTACCACGCATTGCACTATGAATACCACATTGATAAAACAATGTATCTGGTGCATTTGATGGTACAGTAAATGTAATAGTACCACTTTCTGTGCGAGAACCAGTTACACCTGAAGTCCATTCTCCAAAATATGTGCCAGATGAATAATTAGTTCCATTGTCAGTTGTAAAGTAAAATGGATGGCCGGTTGCATTGATATTTACTGTATAAGTGCCGCCACGAAAGAATGGTCCGATTTCAGGATTTTGACCCATTTGAGTTCCAGTGAAAACGTAGGCTCCTGTTGTATGTCCGACTGTATATGTAACTGATGGTGCAGTTAAAGTTGGTGGAGTGATAGTAGATGGTACGTTTACTGTCAATCTTTGTACATCTTGTGTTGTGCCACTATTGATATCTGGATGTGAATCACTTACTATCTGACTTGTTGACCAACTTACAAGATTATCATCACCAGCACCTTCAATCCACTTCAGTTTGAATGCGTGTGTTTGTGTCATATTATCATGAAGTGTATGTGCAAAGTTGTTAATTTGATAAGAACCTTGCATATACAATGGCACAACATTTTGTGGTGAATTTGTGATCGGAGTACGTGCATACGGTAGTGATGATTGCAACCATGTCCATATCCACGGTGATTCGTGACCAGCTTCTGGTGCATCGACTTGTATTTCCAATGTTTCTGGTGCAACATCAGTATCAACATTGGTTAAATCATTAATCTGTGTAGGTACAGGGTCAGTACCAACTTTAGATCCAGCTGGTAAAGAAACTAAACCATTTGTATCTGATGTAATTTGTGCATTACCAAGATGAATAGTGTTTCCACTTAAATATGCATCTCTAAATCTTAGTGAGGATGTACCCAAATCATAAGTTTCATTTGTGTCTGGAATAATACTTTGTGATACCGAAGCGGGATTGAAACTTGATACGTTAGAATCTACATAAGATTTAGTTGCGGCATCATTTGCATCTAGAGGTGCAAGTAATCCTGTTACCTTCCCTGCATATACTGTATTAAACTTATATAGTGCTTCTCCAAGATTTCTTGTTACATCTGCATCTGGTTTAATATTCGTAGTTAGTGATTGTAATTCTGTATTTAAATTTGCGGTTGATAAAAATTTATTATTAACGCCATCAATAATATCATCCGCACTAGAAATAGTACTACCAGCAACGTCATTTTTTACTTGTTTTACTGCCTGTGCTAGATCTTTAATTTCTTCAACTGTGGCACCAGATGTGAGAGCGTTTGCCCTCGTATTAATCGCAGACTCCACAGATGTATCTTCTGTAAGTCCTAGTGCCTTCGCAGAACGTGCAAGATGAACCAATTCTTTTACACTTGCCGAAGCAATGTCATTGATAATCTTAGTACGTAATGCGGTTATTGAAGAAGTGAGTAGTGAATCGGCCATTTTTTATCTATCTCCAAACCATTTTCTCTTTTATTTATATTTATTTTCTATTGACATTTCACCAAAAACAATATATATTAGTAGCAATGGAGGTTTATATGCAACATTCAGTAGAACAACTGATAAAAAAATTGAATACAATGAAAGATATCGCAGTTTTACTACACCGCGAAAGGAACAAATATAGCAATCTCGCAGAAGATAGTTATGATAAAGGTGCATGTCAACATATGCTAGATCAAGTACAATCAATGGCCCTTGAAATTGCATATGATAGAGAAGGTGATGAGATTATAACAGATATGGAATATTATAATGAATGATACGCAAAAAAGAATTGAATGGTTGACCAAGAGACACCGCGAAATAGATGATACAATCTTAAATATAGATGATAATCTAAATCGCGGCGAGAGGCATCAATCATTGGTAAAGGGATTGAAACAACAAAAACTGAAAATTAAAGATGAGATATCTCTACTTGAGAGAACTTTACAGTCTTAGTCCAGATTTTGTTTCGAAACCATCTAGTAATTGAAATTCTCTACCATTAACGATCATGCATGTAACACCCACCTCTGGGAAGGTAACTGATACAGTAAAAGATTTTTTGTCTTTGTTTGTCCACATTACCAGATCTCCAGATACTGGGAGGCCATCATTTCGAATTAAAGTACCAACACCAAGCGCAAAAGGTTCTTCTTGATACTTATTTTGTAACATATCCCACACTGCAGAACTTTGTCCACACTGAATAAGGGTTGGTAAATTAAAATCTGGTTTATTTTTTTGTTGTGCAAAACTTAAAGTTGGAAACAATATAATCGTAACAAGTATAAGAATTTTATACATGGTATTTCCTTTCAAAAACAATTAGATCGAACAACTATTTATAAAACTTAAATTAATGCTTGACAATCTCTACGAAACCCCATATAATAGTGGTGTAATAAGAAAGGAATCAGTACAAATGAACATGAATGATGTGTTATTTTGTGAAGACGAAAATAATCGGATTAATGCAGAATCCGCACAGGGCTCCCAATCTATTATGGTGCAGTCTGACATGAAATCATATGCTTTAAAAACAGGATTGTGGCCAAGTTCGGATTATAATTTTATCATTAATGCCCACGCAGAAGATCGTGGTTGGTCGCAAGAAGGTTTTACTGGAATGGAGATAATTCAATAAAATGGGATACTACACATATACCAAATCCCCGATAGGTTGCTTCACTGAAAAAGAAGTTGGTAATTATTTTGAGTATTCTCTGAATGATGATCCAATTAACAATATCAATGAAGATTTCCCACATAAGGTTTGGGTAGGTGGTGGACAGATAAATGATTCTGGATATCGATATGCGAATGTGAAGAAGACAGTGGCTTACATATGCGTTGATGAGGATGAGTTTGGTTTACCTGTCATAGAGAAATGGTATCTCAAAAAGAATGTTGAATATGCAATAGATCGGTGAAGTGTTACGGTAGCACGTCAGTCTCCAAAACTGAAAGCTGGGGTTCGACTCCCTGCACCGATGCCAAATGAATGCTTGACATTAAACGAATCATATGTTATAGTAAAGTATAAATTGAGAAAGAGAGAGAAATATGCAAGTTGCAGTGATACATACCGCCTTTGAACAAGCTCCAAATACAGTTGCATTAGTTGAAGTTGATGATGCCATGTCAGTTGAAGAACAACTGGAGTATGCATATCGTTGGACAAATAACGTGATGGGTTCTTGGAGTATCCAATCAGAGTTTTTGTCTAGTGGTAAAAACGGTGACTATAATGAGAACGTAACTGTTATGGCACCCCTACCAGTTGATGACCGTGGACAGTCATGGGGCCTGCGTTCTACATCCATGGGAGATCAAATGTTAATTGGTAACACCAAGTATGAAGTTGCAATGTGTGGGTTTGAAAAAATTAGTGCTTGACATTGTTCTCTTAATATGTGATAATGTATAGGTAATCAAGAGAGGTGATTCGAATGACACAGACTGATGCAGAATTCATGAAAGAAATGGACTATTTCGACACATATGGTGCCGGTTGTGGATTTGAAACACGGTGGTCTATTTATGATGAGAACATCAAAATGGGTAACAAACATCCCTTCAAAACTCCTATGACTATTCAGAACAAATGTGAAGTGTGGGGTTATGATGCCTCTGCAGTTTGTACTGGTGAGACTTGGGGGGATATCTGGCAAGCTTGTGATGCTGTCATACGAAATTCGGTTGATAGTGATGGAAACAAAGATCATCATATCTTTATTGAAGATTTGGAAACGCAAGGTAACGGCGTTTGGAATTTGGTAACAGGATCTTAATTTACTTGGAGGACTTTAATATGGAACAGGCTCTTATCGACTACATCAATTCCGCAAATGCAAAATCTCAAGCATGGATGGATGCAGAAGAAGGTCGTTGGGTGGGTATGATTCCAACTGATGAGCAGTATTGGATTGATCGGGGGTGTACTACTCTTGAACAATACATGCGTGAAACTCTAGAGGAGGACGCATATTATACTATTGCCGAGGCAACATCTAAATCATACGCTCGGAGTTTTGACTTCACTACCATGTCTGACGAACAGTTAAATGTCATGTGTAATGAATATGGTGCAATGATTGAGCAACAAATACAGGAACAAGAGGCCGAAGATTTGTTGATAGTCACTAACTTTGAAAAATCAATTGCAGAAATGATTTCGTGGGGTGCAAAGACTCGTGAAACTGCAATTCGCTGGTTACTAGAGGCACAACAGTTTGATGAATACGACCTTGCATACGGCGGTTCCTTTGCGTGTCACACTATGAATTTGCCAACTAATAAGTATCACCAAGAGTTTGATATGGTGATGCAAACGATGCAACCTTATTCAGAGGTTGCATAAATATTCCAATGAGCATACCACATAATTCAAAATCAGAACCATACATCTTACATGAAGATCTGACAATGGATCGTGAGAGACATGGTGGCCCGTATGATAGAGGTAGTGCAGATGCATATTATGATAGACCATTTGAACCACACTACTACGTTGGCAATACATATCAATCGCCTCGTATCGGGGAAGATCAAATGACAGAAAAACAAATCAGTGAATATTCTGCCGGATATGGCGAGGAAGAGGATAGAAAAGAATGGTAATGGAAGATGGCCCAATGAAAGGTGCAGTTGACGCAGAAACTGAAAATGTTTTGCGTCAAGAATTTGTAACGTATTCAGTACGTGATGGTGAAACCGTTGTAAAAACTGTTGTTACAAGAACTTTTAGTGAAGGTGATTATATTGATACCACCACAGTTATACCAATGGGAAAAGTCTGGCATAAGGATTGATACATGGCGGTTTTAGAAAAACCAAAACGTAAAAGACGCACAAAGGCGGAAATGGAAGCTGCAAGGATTGCAGAGAAACAACCTACAAAAACTAAAAGGAAACGTAGGACAAAGGCCGAGATGGAGGCATCCAAGTCAAAGGATGCAACTCCACCACCAGAAAAATTACAACCATGGGAAATAGGATATCCAAGAGAAAAGATAACTGCAAAACCCAAAAAAACAAGAAAGGTAAAGACATATCCAAAACAACCCCCAAGTCCTAAGTTTGATATCTCTCTTATAGAAGATGAAATCACAATGCCTGGTGGTGCGAAATATGGAATTACAATAGAAACTAAACATGGTAAACATGTCATATCACACTGCGATATAAACAAAGATTGGGGTATATTATATAATGCACAATATAATGATACTCAAAAACACTGGAAATCTTTTGTGCAAATATATCATAGGTTACTCGAAGAAAAATGTACTCCTGTTAAGGGCACAAGACGCACTAAAAAACAAATGGAATATGCAAAGGTACTCAAGGAGTCTAGAAAGAAAAGAGAAGGATAAAACATGCCGAAATGGGCAGTAATGATCGAACCAGATCCAGGCGATTGGATTTATGTATGTGATGGTGTGTCATGGCAGACAGGTAGTAGTCCAAAACTATATGACACAAAGGAGGAGGCAGTAGAGGCCTCACTCACATGGAACAATCCTAGTGTTGTACAATATCATATGCCGGAGAAAGAAGATGGCGATTAACAAAGTAATCATTTACGGAAAAGAAAATTGTATTTGGTGTGAAAAAGCATTGACTCTCGCATCAAACATGCATTATGATGTAACATACAAAAAATTAGAAGATGTGAATATTAGGGATGAGTTTATTAAAATCTTTCCCGATGTTAGGACTGTACCACAAATCTTAGTGGATGGCAGTCATGTAGGTGGATATCAAGAATTCGAGGAGACAGTGAATGCAAGATCCAATAAAACTCTCAATTGATGGGCTCGACCCTGAGTCATGTGCATTATTAGATATAATGTGGGTGATGGATAGTCAAGAAGAATTGGAGTTATGGAAACATTGTTTACCAACAAAACAGAAACAAAAAGTAGAGACTCTTTGTGAAATGTTAAAGTTATCAGTAATTGATGTAGAGATTGAAAAGATGGAAAACCAAACATTCATAGCAAAGGAACTACTAGAGGAGATAGGGATTAATACGACATGAAACCGTTAGATATTGCACAATACAGGGCAAAGTGGTTGCCCGGCACAAAAGTAAATGTTGAAGATGGTCTACGTAACAAAGCCGAGGCATGGTGTAAAGAGAATCTTGAATCATGGCAATGGAAATTATCTAGACAAACTGATTGGGATATAAATAGTTATTCATTTGAAAATTCTGATGATGCATACAAATTTCGCGAAGATGTGTGTGGTGTCCGTGAAGGATACTACGATTACATGCTGCGTAAAATGCGCGAAGAAGAATAACAAGGGAGACTAATTGGACGAAATTCCGCACAAGTGGGATGATCCATGTGACGATTGTACACATTGGTTCAATTAATATAAAAAAATTCATTGACATAACCTAAATTTTCTGGTACTATGGTAGTACATAATGTAAGGAGTGATTCATGCTAGAATATTGGGAATTCGCAAAACAGTTAGAAGGTCTCATTAGGCGTAGTGAGAATTTCGGTAAAGACCGAAATGATATCTTAACTGAACTATCTCTTATGGCCGATAACTATAAAACTGTTGCAAATTATATGGAACAGAATATGCAGAGGGATCTTTCTGATGAACTCAGCAATAGTTAGGTCAAACGATCCTACCTTATCTCAATTGAGACAAATTCTTGCAAAGTCTGGTCTTGAATTTTATATCAAGAAGGCACCTAAAGAAAATTTAGTAAAAGTAACCTTTATAGTGAGGGATGATGATGTTGAACTTTGATGATTTGACTTTCATGGTTGATCAAGAACAACAAGAACTTGCCAATGTGCTTGGAGATACAGCAAAGGTCATGTCCAGAGCAAGAATGACATTTGGTCAATATATCTTGTCAGTAATACATTTCGGTAAAACTGGAATGTATGAAATTGCAGTGATAGATGCAGAGACAGATAAATTTGTGAGATTGCCTGGCATTATGTCTGGTGATGATGATGTAATGCCATACATGACAGAACCTGATGTAGAAAGTATTATGAAAAAACTATATTTTATTTCAGAAGGGAAAGTAGATGCAAGTAACTAATGCAGACAAGGCTCGATGGGGTAGTTATTCCAACCGAAAAGATTCATATGATGACGAGTTAGATGCAGCGGCATTTAAACGCATTGTAAGGTCAAACGAAGACTTAAAAGATTACCTTCGTAAATTTTTACCAGATGGTACTGCAAACTATCGATTTGTGGATAAACACTTTGGTCCATACAAAGTGGACATGTCTATATTGAATGAAAATGGTAAAGTTGTTGCAGATGTAGAGTTGGAAAGATGGTCGCAATGGGATGAAACATGGCCATCATACTACAAACACATTCATTTTCTTGGTAGGAAAGAAAAATTCTTTGCCGATCGACCATTCTTTATGGTATATCTGAACAAATCACAGAATAAGTGTATGTGTCTGGAGAAATCAGTATTCGAACACATTCCTACAATCGATAAGTTTTTTAAAATGAAAAAGGTTTGGGATCAAGTGAAAGAAATTCCATTGTCGGAGGGAGTCATCTATTCATGAGTATGCATTTGACGCCAGTGTATTACACCACTACGAACACAAAGAAACGTAAACAGAAAGGTCTCACTGCAAAGGATAGAGAGGCCCAGATACGTCATGAAAAGTTTCTCAAGAAAATGGGTGTCACTGGTAAGTCAAATTATAAACATGCATTACCAAATCTGAAATCAGATAGACCATCATTACCTACATCTGATGTAATACCTACTGTTGCTCCAAGAAAGGCTCGGCACGAGGTAACATCAGATTATGTGATAGGTCCTGCATATAACAAAGGTGCATATCAAGTCTTGTCGAAACAAGAAGTACAAGACCCAATGACGGGAAAACGTCGATGAAACGAATACCATTTAAGGGTGGCGATGAATATGATGCTCTGACAAAGGCTCGAAAATATGTGCATTGGAGTAAAGGTCAGATAAAAAAGATCAAACGCAGATACAACAAACGATTTAGAAAGAAAGGCAAAGTGATTGATGAGTGAATTATATTATGGAGAAAAGATCAACAATTTGCCATCAGAGTTAGTTGATAGTGAAATTTGCACACATTGTGGCCGTTGTTGTTTTTTCTATAGAGTGAAAGAGGACTGGCTACAACATTTTGATGAGAATACTCCTGATAAGATTAAACTAAAATATGACGAAGAAATTCCAATCAAGTTAGTAGAAGATTGGGATGGATATCACGTTGCATGTGGTAATCTTGAAGATAGACAGTGTACTATTTGGCAAAACAGACCAAAAGTGTGTGCAGAGTATAACTGTTTTGAGTCTGCAAATTATGGAGATAAACAGCCGCATATCGATTTAGGGTTTACGGCATATTTAATTAAAGAGATCAAAGGCATTGATGTAGACATATCGAATGTAGTTTTAAAAAGTGAAGATAGAAAGGTCACAAAAAAATGAGTGAAGAATATGATTTTCCAAGAATGCACAAATCTGAGGATTGGATTGAACAACAAATATCCGATCTCGTACACGAACAGGTTTTTGAATTCTTTGGACACGATGAGATTACTGATTTTACAGAAGAAGAAATCAAAGAACTTGAAAATTTCCGTGATGGATATGACGGATTACTATCTATTGGATATTCCAATTTGATAAACTGGTGGGAAAGTGAAACTTGGGAGGAAGAAAATGGCTAATCATGTAAGTTTTTCTGTACAATTCGATGAAGACAATTCTACATTGATGAAAGAGAAATGGCGACAGATTACTCAAAAACTACACAACGATGAATCATCTGATGGTGAATATTGGTTTGGTGATCTGTTTACAAATGAAGATCTCAGTCTTGATGATGTAAGGCAATACAGTTGGACAACATCAGAGATAGGGCCTAAGTGGTGCTACATACAAGAGTATGACGATGATGGGTTCTATGGTTACTCCGCATGGGATGCCCCTGAGCGCGGGCTAGAAAAGTTGCTGACTGAGATTGCTGGTGCAAAAGATATCACATCGATCACATATGAAGATGAAGGACTCAACTTTGCTGGATATTCTATCTACGAGGGAGAAGAAGTTGTAGATGGCTGTCAAGATGAATATGAAGAAATCATTGAGAGGTGTCAACAAGTTCATGATGACCTCAAAGACAGGTATAGTTTTGATGAAGAGGCGTGGTTAGATGAGGAATCCGAAGAATTCTTCAATGACAATGTATGGGAAACTCTCAGTGATGAGTATAGTTGCTACATCATTGATGTGGTAGACTCAATCAAAGCAGCTCCACGATAGGAAGAAAATGGCAATCACGACAAGATACAAACCAATCACTAGTGGGCCTCTCTATGAGGAAACAAAGAAACCACAGTTGATGTTTGTGCCTTATCGTAAGATGTTTCGCCGTTCAAATCGAAAGAAATACAAATCGCCCGTAGTGATGTGGGGATCTGTGTGGAAAAAACTTTCCGAAAAGGCTTGACAGTCATATACGGTTATACTATAATGTATATGTAATCAAGAGAGAAAGTGATTCGAAAATGTACTACGAAAATCAAATCAAAGACCTGTTGTTGTGTTCACAAGACTATGCATCACGTATCTATGCTGCCATTTGTCACTTAGATTTGTCTGAGATGTCGCAAGAGACTTTCATGATGGAAGTCGCAATCGCCACCAATTTCGTAGAAGCCAATGAAGGAGATCTTTAATATGTCAGAATTGTTTGAAACAGGAATGGGTGTGATACGCCGCTATCGTGACTATGTTGCACAAGGTGAAATCACTTCAATCCACGAAGACGCCGATGAAACCGTTTTGATTACTGTCATGTATGATGACGGTGCGATGAAAACATACACCGAAGAATGCATGATGCACAACCTTGGACGCCGTATCATAGTTACAGAGGAGGTACTACACTAATGGCAATCAATCCAATAAAGAAATCACAAGTCACCAAATTAATGAAAACATATAACAAACATAGTCCAATTCGAACATCTAATCTGTACCATGTTTTCGTTGATGAACATACATTCACAAAAGAAGAAATGGTACGACTGCCTGTCCTTCGAAGTGATCAAGGATGGCTGAAAAAGCAAGGTTATCTTGAACATACAGTCATGGATTTGAATATGGATTCAAACGAGGCATATGCAAGACAAAATCATCCCGATCAAGCATATTGGTCAATCACATCAGAAGGAAAAGCCTTCTTAAAAGGTCTCCTAGTGTGATAAACGAAGAAATCCGTAGAAGAATTAAACTATCAGTAGCCGCATATGCATATGAGGTAAAGAATGATAGTATTATGTCCGATGCGGATTTCGATGAACAATGTAAGTTAGTAGATGTATTAAAGAGTACAGGTAATAAGAAAATAGATAATTTTTTTAGAAAACATTTTGATGCATCTACAGGACAATGGATACACAAACATCCAGAGTTAGATAAGATATCGGAGTTATATAGAAAGTATTATTCAAATGCGAATCATTGGTAACATGCAGATTAATGCAGACGGTAAACTTGAACGTCGAACATATCAGAAAGATATGAAGAAGATATTAGGTCGTAGCCTATGGGAAGAATACAAATATTATAAGAAATATTTTAAACAATATGATATGACGGTGAAAGAGTTTATGGAGAAGAAGGCCGATATAGAGACAAGTTGGAATACTCTACGCAATAGGGGTCAACACTTTCATAATTATGATCCACTTGGTGTAGAGGGTAGAAAGTATCTGCCAGGGTATCAAAGTCCAAAACCACCTAAAAAACGTTTATAAATACTCTAATTTCCAATGGAAATGGTAGTGGAATTATATGGGATAATGTGGGAAAGTTTGGGAATCCGCTGCAGAAAACAAATTTTGAGTGTTAAATTAATGCCGCAGGGTGATTCGCCGAAGTGATTCGGAGGAGCCGCCATGATTCGCAGAAAAAAACTTTAAAAAAACGCAAATAACGCTTGACAAATACCTTGACATGGGGTATTATGGTCGGTGTTGAGGGTTGATAATGATTTGGAAGATTCTTAGATATTCTTAGATAATGCTTGACAATTCCTTAGAGGCTTGTTAAGATATACATGAACTGATAGAGGTGATTCGAAATATGAGTGAAATGATTTGGACAGATGCTGAGTCTTTAAATGGACGAGGATATAAAGGTTGGAATTCAGAAGAGCTTGAAGTCAATCTTGGTCCTACGAACGAACGAGAGGAACCATGTTTGAATTGTCCTCTTGCTCAGACTTGTGTATCAAAGTTTATTGAGAACAAAAAAGGTGAACAGATAGAGATTATCACACAGCCTTGTATTGAAACTGGACATGCCTGTGTTGCCTTTCGTCAGTGGTGTACACATGGTACATTTAAAGATGAAGATATGATGCGTTTACTTCGGGAGTTTGAATAATGTTGAATGAATTTATGAACAATCTATGGGGTTCTGGATGTACTGGTGTAATGGTGCCAGGACTTGGAGAGATCATTGACGTTCGTTGTAAGTACGGAACCGATCTACAAGCCACCATACAAACATCTGGAGGTAAGATGGTGTTACGTGATGGTACAGAATTATTCGAGGAATTTCCGAATTTATTTTCAGAATCCGCTTGACATTCCTCTGTGAATATCCTATAATGTATATGTAATCAAGAGAGAAAAGGAATCAGTAATGGCTTATATTAGTGCAAATGAAGTGAAATCGATTCGTGAGATGCTCAAAGAAACATTTCCAAAATTTAAATGGAGTGTTCGAAAGTCATCTGGTGGTCACTCTGTAGGTGTTACCATCAAGTCTGGTCCTACAGATTTCTCTGAACATTTTCGTGGTGATGAAGGTTATTGTCAAATCAACCAATATCATACTCACAATTATGGAGACCATGCAAGTTTCTTCGATAAAGTTGTTGAGATTGTGAAAACTGCGCCTTTGGTAAAAGGTGTGGGTCGTGGTTGGTATGATAACTCTGATGCCATGATTGATTATTTCGACACTGCATATTACATGGATATCTCAGTTGGGGATTGGAACAAACCTTATCAACAAGTATAAGATAAGGCCTCTTAGCTCAACTGGATAGAGCAACGGCCTTCTAAGCCGTAGGTTATAGGTTCGAGTCCTATAGAGGTCGCCAAGATATGATAGAGAGTTTCGCCAATTTATCTCTATCACCTTATAATAAAAATTGGCTGGATTATGGTTGGAGGTCGATCATAGTCGAGGAGTAAATGCCTGCATTAACCAGCGACAGGTATAGGGCCTCCCATATAACAACGAAGGATTTTCTCCTTTACCTTCGTATCTAAAAGGTCGCTCTGGTTTGCTCATTCATTCCACTGTGACCTTTTTTTGATCCTTCAAGACCCCCTCCCCCAAAACTGGTGAAGACTTTATTAAGTTGGTTCCATATTTTCGGTTAGGTCGGTCTATAGAGTGGCCCTAGAAGTTCTTCAATCGCCTCAGAAACACTTTCGAAAAATTTTTTTTTTGCCAGAAAATATATCCGAAACCTAAATAATATCGAAATATCTAGAAAGGATATCGAATGTTAAAACGAATGAAAAATTTCCGAATTACAAATGCACAAGCGGCTCTCATCTTGGGCGCTCTAGGATCATATTTCCTTTATTGTGATATGTCACATGGCCATATGGAGAATATACATCATCCACATAGCGCAGATATTTTTGGTATTGGAGAAATGACTTGGATGTGGTTCTCCATGGCAGTCATACATTTTTTTATGAGAAAGTGTGAGTGTTCATCTGGTGGGTGTGATTGCAAAAAATAATTCAAAAAAATTCTGTAGTTTTTGATATTTACCTTCATGGAGAGTGTATCCATGAAGGGTTGCCTTCCTACGAAGATTGTTATGAAACTATCGCTATAGAAAATCGCGGAGAGAATTGTGAAATTCTTCCGCGAACAATTGTGAGAGTCAAGGGGTTAGGTAGAGATAGTGATTTGCATAACTGATTTAAAGGAAGCATATAGAATATTCTGGATTGTCAAAGGACATATCGCAGAAAGTGATCAGACTGCATTAGATTGTTATAATGGATATTTTAAAAGATTATGGATTGATGGAAGCAATGGAGCTCCCCTGTCTGATTATGAAGAAGGTTTTGAAATTGCATGGAAGAAAAAATTAAAGGCAGATGAGTTCTGCCTTCGTGCATTTTGAACCACGGCATTTGCGAGAGATGCCATAGAAGAAACCTCTTGCAGACTCGTAGTCATCAAAAGTTTTTTCGTGGTGGTATTTGCGATAGAGTGTATATTTTACAATGTACATGATTTAACCTTTCAGTAGAAGAAGAATTGAAACAAGAAATGCAACGTTCAGAATAAACGAAACAGTTGTTATCGATGCTGAAGATGTTAACATCGCTGTCACTCTGGATATCACTGAGACTGAATAACCGGCTGCATATTGAAGTTTTTTTGGTAGATATTGAATCATTTCGAATCACCTTTCTTATTACTCTTATAATCTATCTGATTTGAGGCGTATTGTCAAGCATTCTTTTGATATGGTATGTACATCATATCTACATGTCAGTCAGTTGTGTCGATGATTCCTTCTTTTTCCGACATATGCGTTCAGCGCGGAATCCCTTCGGGATAGATTTATAAATAAAAGAAAGGGGTTATCTATGGCCAGAGACAGTCAATATAGTTACGTAGAAACGGATGAGAATGGAAATGTTACTGATCTTGGGATTGGTGGTTATTTGATCCTACCTACTGTAATTGTTCATAGAGTGACTCAACAAACGTATGGAAACTTTTTAAAACATAATTCTTTTATTCGTTTTGCGGCAAATCTAGTAGATGTTGGAATTCAACGAACAGAATTAAAAACTGAATATGGTATCGATACAATTTACGTACCAATCACAATTGACTTAGGAGCCGGTGACGTGTCACTTTCTATTAAACAACTTATTGATGTTGCAGAGCCTGCAAGTGGTTACTTTTCGGATGGGTCTTATTTGCGATATAATGCAGCCGGTAACTCATTTGTTGAACAACCAACAACTGGTGGTGGTTTTGTGACAGTTACTGATTTGGATGTTGCAATTGCGGATTTGATGGACTCTGCACCAGATACACTAAACACACTGAATGAGATTGCAGCTTCACTTGGAGATGATGCAGATTTTGCAGGAACGATGACCACATCTCTTGCTGGATTACAAACACAGATTGATAATCTTCCAGACGTGTTTAGTGGAGACTATGATGATCTGACCAACAAACCAACAATTCCAGATATCACAGGCCTTGCGTCTGAGACATATGTAACAAATGCAATTTCAAATATTGATTTTTCTGGATATGTGACTCAGACTGCATTGGAGGCTGAAGATTATGCATCAAAGTCTTACGTGAGTACTGCAGTTGGTAATATTGATTTATCTGCATATGCAACAACAACCTATGTAGATAATAATGTTTATTCGGATAGTGCTGTAGATACACATTTAAATAATAGTAGTGTGACGGCAGGAAATATTTTAAGTTGGTCTGGTACAGACTATGCATGGATTGCACCCGCTCCACACACATTTATTAAACAGTGGGTTGTCTTTCGAATTTCTCATGGGTCAACATATTCATATACTGGTGGATTGGCGCCGGGCCAGTGGACTATGATGCCAGATAATATGAACGAAACTGGTACATCGGATGACCTGATTGCGAGTATGACGTTTAAGATTAGTCCTAACGTTGCAAACACTCAGCTGCAAGTAAACAGTGTTGATTTTGGTTTTCGTTCTGGGGCAACTACTGTAAATGAAACTTTTACAACTTCTCATACATTTGATTATACAGAATTTACAAATCCAAATTCTCAAATCTTTTCCGTCCGTGGTGGGAATTGGAATATTGAGTTTACGTTGGGGGGTTCTACAACCACAACACAATCTATTAAATTACTCAGAGTTGGCGATTAATGCAATTTGACCTAGAAAAGATTATGAATGATTCGCAATTGGAATTGCAAGAAACTCCAGACGTAGAAGTATTACGTAAAATAAAAGAAAAAGAAACAGGTGGTGTTACTACACATTGGATTGTAACTGTTACTTTCTTTAAAGATAAACCTACCGAATTTACTGATGAATATGAAATCACTGATTCATATCTTACTATTGTAAATATCTTACACCAAATAGAACAAAAAAGTTTCTCCAATATGCAAGACGCAACAATTGCATATCAACATTACAAACCAAGGCTTATAAAGATTGGTCACTTTCTGAATAATCTTGGTGGATGTTGGTGTTTATATGGCGTTTGTAGTTTACTCTATCAATTAAATCCACACTATTCAATGTTGGTAGATGAATGTTGGAAAAATATTGGTCGTTGGAAATAAATCTATTGACATAAACAATCATATGTAGTATATTAGTTCTTAAATGTGTAATTACTCAAAGGAGAACTTATGTATACTTTTACAAAATATGATGATGACGGTGATGTTTCAGTCAGTGTTTCAAACGAACATGCAGATATGAATGAAATACTAGAAAGATTTCAGGCATTTCTTTATGCAAGTGGATTTACTTGGGTTGAAGAAGGTTCCATTATCTATGAAGAACCGACAATTGAAGATCCAACATCAATTTCACATTCATATGCATATAATCCAGATGATTGGCATTATCATCCATCTGAATCAGTTTCAATAGATGAATCTCAAATTTCATTTAACTTTGAAGGCAATGAGTCGGAACGTATCTAATGAGAATCGAACAGGAAACCAAATTAGATTATAGTGACGTATTAATTCGTCCGAAACGTTCTACACTGTCAAGTCGCAAGTGCGTATCTCTGAATAGAGAATACCAATTTGTAAACTATAATTTCGATGATATATGTGATTCAGATTTTTCTGGTGTACCTATCATTGCTGCAAATATGGATGGTGTCGGTACATTTGAAATGGCTGATATGCTTGCAACAGGTCAGATTATGACCTGTTTAGTCAAAACCTACACAGTAAATCAACTAGTGGATTATTTCGATACAGAAGAATATCTTGAGCGCAGAGAATATGTTGCAATGTCTATTGGTATTTCTGATGCGGATCATGATAAGTTTCGCATGGTCTACGAACAAGTTGGATATAATCTAAAATATGTTTGTATTGATGTTGCAAATGGATATACAGAACGGTTTGTAGACTTTATAAAACAGTTTAGAATGTTGTATCCTAATATTGTAATCATTGCAGGGAATGTTGTTACTGCAGATCAAACACAGGAGTTAATTTTAAATGGAGCCGATATTGTTAAAGTGGGTATTGGGCCTGGCAGTGTTTGTACTACTCGTATCAAAACTGGAGTCGGTTATCCCCAACTCTCGGCAGTTATTGAATGCGCTGATGCTGCCCATGGTCTTGGTGGGCATATCATTGCTGATGGTGGGTGTACATGCTCTGGTGATGTAGCGAAGGCATTCGCTGGTGGTGCTGACTTTGTAATGTTGGGTGGTATGCTTGCCGGACACGATGAAGGTGGTGGTGAAGTAATAAAGAAATATTACAAATCAGATGAAGTTGATATACATGATAATGGAGATCACGTTTCGGCAATAGAAGAAAAACAGTTTGTGCAGTTCTATGGTATGAGCAGTAAGGCTGCAAATGATAAACACTTTGGTGGACTTAAAGAATATCGTTCGTCTGAAGGTAGAGAAGTCTTAGTACCATATCGTGGAGAGGTGGCAAAGACAATCCAAGATATTCTAGGGGGCATTAGAAGTACTTGTACTTACGTGGGTGCAGGGAGTCTTAAACAACTTTCGAAATGTACAACTTTTGTGTTAGTTAATAATCAATATAATGGAGTATTTGAAACAAAATAATAATGCATTTTTTGCATGGCGGGAATGCAAAAATTCTATATGAAAAACCCGTCAGAACCCTTGACTTAAATATACTTTTGCACTATATATTCACGTAATGATACACACATTTATCACACGAAAGGAAACGCAAATGTTAGGGGTATTAATCAACTTATATGGTTCATGGCAATCTCGTCATGAAGCATCAGTAGCAAGAAAACAAACTATCAGAGAACTCTCTAGACTAACCGATTATGAATTAAATGATATTGGTCTTAGTCGCGGAGAAATTAAATATGTCGCACAATCTCATTATAGAGATATTGTCGAAGAAAATAAAGCAAAAGAAAGAGTGTACACATATTCAAATGGTAACTTGAAGGGGTGGGTCTAATGACAACTTTAGTAGCAAACTATGTCTTTTCACCGTTATCTGGATTGTGGTCTTCACTAGATCGTTATACGCAGACAGTTGGTTATGCGAGAGCGGCAGCGGAGCTCGCAAGAATGGGTATGCACGAGGAAGCCAAGAAATGTATGTTGGAAATAGGGAAAATCCAAAATAATTGAGAAGGAATGAAAATGAATAAAGCTTTAATTTGGACTTTTATTGTAGGTTTTTTAGTAAGTATGTTATATGTCGCAACCGCATCGGCGGAAGGTAATCCAGACAAAGGTAAAAAGGGTTTTAAGAAATGTGCCTCATGTCACAGTATTGACGAAGGCGGAAAGAATAAAACTGGACCTAATCTCTGGAATATCATGCAAAGAGGTACTGCACAGGCAGACTTTAGATATAGTAAAAAGTTTCTTGCGTGGGCAGAAGAAAATCCAGAGTGGACACCAGAATTGATGGATGCTTGGTTGACTAATTCGAAGAAATTAGTTAAGGGTACTAAAATGAACTTTAAAGAAAAGAAAGAACAGAAGCGTGCCGATATTATTGCATACTTACAAACTATGGGGGTAACTGATAATGAGTGAACAAACTAATTATTGTACAACTAAAGATTTGGGTAAGGCCTTTGCAGTTATCGCATTCATGATTGTTGGTGTACCAATCTTGGCACTTATGGCAATGGTTGGGTTGGAAGATTACGCCCAGTATTGTAATAAGAGTTGGATACCATGTTTCGGAATATCTTATGACTCCTAGAGAACAGGCACAACAAGAGGCAGAAAAAACTTTTGATGCATTTATGGTTTGGAGTAAAAGAGTAACGTTGTGGTCTATATTATTTTTACTTGTTGTTGTTGTAGGATGTAACTCTGGTGTGCATGATGGTCAGAGTTACCCTGGCTACAATGGCGAACAATATGATCCAACAATATAAATAATAGTATGAATAAACCAAATGAAAAATTCAAACTAACAGTAAGTGACGTAGAGTATATTGAAAAGGCTCTACGTCATTACCAGAATGAATTAGACAACAATAATAAACGAAAAGTTACTGAGTTGTTGGCAAAAATACACCACCAGAAAGTGTGGTTTAGACCCAAAGACACTTATGTAAGTGGGTAAAATATTGATTACTAAATAATGTTGTGGTAACATGCCACAGAGCTTAATGAGGATATTATAATGGCTTTTAAACTTTCAAATAGATCAAAAGGTAAATTAGAAGGCGTCCATCCAGATATGGTCGCAGTCGTTGAACGTGCTATTGAATTGACCAAAGTTGATTTTGGTGTGACCTATGGAGTACGTGAACTAGAAGAACAGAAAAGATTGGTTGCATCTGGACGTTCTCAGACTATGAAATCTAAACATTTAATTCAAGATAGTGGGTATTCTCACGCAGTAGATGTTGTCGCCTATGATGGATCAGAAGTTATCTGGGAAATCAATGTATATGATGATATCTGTGATGCATTCAAACAGGCCGCCGAAGAACATGGTGTTGCAGTCAAATGGGGTGCTGCATGGTCAGAAGGTGATATTCGTTCTTATAGTGGTACTGCAGAAGATGCAATGAATGCATATGTTGATTTACGCCGTTCACAAGGACGTAGACCATTTATTGATGGCCCACATTTCGAACTGATTGTCTAAGTGTCAGATTGGCCGGACAATCCTGTAGAGGCAGATTCGTTTGGAATGTATTCATATTATGAAAGAAATCGCGCTAAAGGTGTAATGAAAAGGTTCAAGGAAGATAGTCCTGACCCTTATCATCAATATGAATTAAAGAGGGCAAAGAAAATACTAGAAACTGAGCCCTTTGACGTAGAAAATCAGTACACTCCAGTAAATAAAAAGTAAAATAATTTGTAAGTCATTGATTTACAAAGAGTTCTTTTTTCAAAGAATGCTTGACTCCTATCAATCAATATCGTATAATATGTGTATATTTTGATTGATAGGAGTTTGTTATGAACTACGTAGAAGTCACTGGTGGTTTGAAGTCTCAGAGAGATGTTGTCGGAAAGACTGTTGGGTGGTTTATTAGAAACCATATGAAACGGTTTAGAACGTTAGATATCCAAATTCAATTAAAAGATTGTAAAAAACAAGGTATCGAAGGTTGTTGTTTGCACCTTGATGGTAATGAGTTCGAATTGGAGATAGAGAGAAATTTAACTCTTTATGATTTAGTTTGTACTGTTATTCATGAAATGATACATGTCAAACAATATGCACGTAAGGAATTAGTTGATGTAAATGCCGTCCAATATTGGAAAGGTAGAAATTGTCAAGATGTTACTTACATGGATCAACCTTGGGAAAAAGAGGCATACAGGTTACAAGACAAATACACCGTAGAACTTTGGAAGGATAACGTATTATGAAAAATATAATCAATGGAATTATCTGCTTTAGTGGATTGTTTATTATGTTGGGTTTTGTTGGTAATGATGATTACACAATGGAACTTATTATGTCGGGAGTAGATATTGAACCGATTCCATTATGGCAAACTGCAATTGGCTCCATTGGTGGTTTGTTTATGTTTGGTTATGGTGCATTCGCACTTAGTAGAAATGGTTGGAGTGACTAAAATACAACACACTATATTTCATATAGAAATGTATTGACATTTTACAGAGTATAGTGTATAAATATATTTGTAGTCGTTGATACGATTCAACATACATACTGGACTTGGGGGCAGTACCCAACGCCTCCACCATAAATGCACTATGTCCTGCTGCAACAGGAAGTTTTGCAGAACATAGATGGCCCGTAAGTGGCGGTCGAAGTTAGTGCATTTATGATGGGGGCGAACTAGGATCGACAGGTGTGTAGAGATGAGAGTAGATTGCCGTGATGACCTACGTTATTCGGTCAACAATAATAAATGCAAACGATAATTTTGCACCTGTAGAGATGGCTATCGCAGCTTGATTCTAACGGAGTTGGCGGCTCACTTGGCAACAGAAGTAGTCGTACTTTAACTCTAATTAGAAAGAACTATAATGAAAAACGTATTAACAGCTGCAGCTTTAATCTTGGCCACAGCAGGCACAGCATCTGCGATTGATCTTGGAAATGGAATGTCATTTAATAATGAATTTACCGCAGAAAGAAACTTAGAAACAGAAACCAATGCCATCACATATGAAGCAGATTTCACATGGGATTTAGGTGTTGCATCATTCGAAGTCGGACCAAATGTTATCGATTTAGAAGATATTGAATTTACATCTATGCAATATGAAATTACTGCACCAATTGCCAGTGTATCCGGCATGGAAGTATATGGAAAAACTACCACAGATAAAGATTGGGGTGTTGGTGATATTAGTATTGGTGCATCGTTCTCATTCTAATACATTAATACATTAATAGGGTTGTTACTAAATAAACACGCGAGGGGCCATGGTTAGCCCCTCTTTTTTGTATAAATAGTATTAAACTTATCATACAGAGGAAACGAACATGGCAGTAAGTGATTATGTCCTATCGGATCAAACTGCAAGCGATCTTAGATTAGAAATAAATGATGCCTTGCAGGCAATTGTTTCTAATAATGCAAATCCATCAACACCACCAAATACATTTGCACATATGTGGTGGTATGATACAACAAATCATATTTTAAAGATGCGTAATGCAACTGATGACGATTGGTTTGATGTTGCATATTTTAATCAAGGTGTAACGCCACCAGAAATTACTTTACTCACTAAAAATGTTGGTGCAGATTTGTTATCAACTATTATTTCCGAAGTTTACGATTCTAATAATGCAACTACTGACAATCTAACAGAAGGTAGTACCAATCAGTATCACACAGCGGCAAGAGTACGTGCTGCAATTTCAGCTGGTGGTGATGTTACGTATGATTCAAGTACTGGTGTAATTAGTGTTACCAGTTATAGTTCTTCTGATTTCAATAGTGACCTTGCATCAAAGAGTACTTCTGACTTAACAGAGGGTAGTAATTTATATCATACAAATGAAAGAGTTGATGATAGAGTTAATGCATTAATCTCTGGTGGTAATGGTATTAATACTGCATATAATGATACTGCTGGTACTCTTACAATTTCTCATGCAAATACATCTAATGCAAGTAGTGTTTCTAGTGTGGTTGTACAAGGTGTTACATTAGATGGTGAAGGACATGTTACTAATCTAGATACAGAATCTATTACTAACTTTGCAAATAATTTAATGCCGGCCGGTTCTATCATTATGTGGCATGGTTCCGAAATTAATATTCCTACTGGTTGGGCCTTATGTAATGGTGCAAACGGTACTCCAGATTTGAGAAATAGATTTGTTGTAGGGGCAGGGGATAGTTATGCAGTAAATACTACTGGTGGATCTGCATCAGTCACTTTAACAGATGCCCAGATGCCAAATCATACTCACGATGGTAGTGGATTAAGTGCCGGGCCCGGCGGTGGACATTCTCATACAGCTGGTACATTAAAAACAGATCAAGCAGGTCAACACATACACCAAATTTATGCAAATGATCGTGGAAATTATGGTAGTCAGAAAGATGGTGTTGGTGCATTTAGTGATGATGCAGAAAGATTACTAGAAGATTGGCAAGATACTATTAGACCTGCAGGGGCACATACTCATACAATTACTGGACAGACAGGACATATTGGAGACCATCAACACAACTTTAGTGGTACTACTGGTTCCGCTGGTGGTGGAAATGGCCATGAAAACCGACCACCATATTATGCAATTTTTTATATTATGAAAATTTAAAATGTATTGACAAATACATATACTTCTGTTATAGTATATACATAATGAACGTGGAGAAAAAAATGAAATCGTTTTTGAAGTCAACCTTTGTTGGTCTCGCCCTATTTGCAACTACTCCTGTAAATGCAGGGGAATACGTTGATGCACGTATTCTTAGTTCGTCACCAGTTTATACATCTTTTATGGAGAAAGTGCCAGAGAGAGTGTGTAATACTACTCAAGCTCCAATTTATGGAAATGTAGGTGGTAATGGTGGTGCGAATGTACTTCAGGGTATGATTATTGGCGGATTACTAGGTAAAGGTGCCACAGGTAATGACCAAGGTGCAGCCGCCGGTGCGATCATTGGTGGAGTTATTGCAGGGGATAGAGGTAATCAAAGAGTTATCTCAGGATATCGTCCAATTCAATCATGTTATACCCAATATACATATAACACTATTGAAAAAATTAGTCACTATATCGTGACTGCTGATGTCAATGGTACAATGATTACAATACATCCAACAACTCTACCAATGGGTAATACAATTAGAGTATACGTAAATACTACGTACATTACAGATTAAAATAATATGCCCGCATGGTGGAATAGGTAGACACAACAGACTTAAAATCTGTCGGCGATATCGCTGTGCTGGTTCAAGTCCAGCTGCGGGCACCATAAAATGAAAAAACTAAAAAGTCCATGCATAAAATTATGTCACCTAGTGAATAAACACACACATATGGAATGTGTTGGTTGTGGTAGAAGTCAGGAAGAAATTATGTTATGGACAAAAATGACAGATAAACGTAGAGATGAAATTATGAAAAGAATAGAAAATGAACAATCCAGTATTTGAAAAAGGTTATCCCAACTATGATGCCGTAAATCGTAAAGATAGTTTTACTGTTAAGATAGAACAAGATGGAGAAGATTTAATTCTTCCATTGCCAGTTGACCTCTTGAATCAAATGGGTTGGGATGATGGCGATACACTTATTTGGGAAGAATTATCACCAGCTAGTTGGTCACTAAGGAAAGATAAATGAAATGGGTTTTAGTTTTCATAGTGTTTAGTCTGACCCCAGAAGACAATGTTAAGCAACCTAGAGTAGAAGGTTATTGGGAATTTTCAAACATGTATGATTGTTTTATGGCAAGAGAAAGTCTTGCAGAAGAAATTGGGAGAAATCCAAATGGACACTTTCCCATAGATACACAGGGAATTTGTGTTCAAGTTAACCAAGGAAAGAAATGAAAGATATATTAACAGATCCATTATTTTGGCTCTTATCGATACCTTTAATGCCAATAGTCGTTTTTGGTGTCCATAAAATTTATTTGGAATTATGGTGTTTAACATATGGATGGTTTAATTAAAATTTAAAAAAGACTTGACACAATATATAAAATGTGATATACTTCACAAGTAAGTTTAAAAAATCCAAACTCGACGGAGTAGGGATTGTAGTGCAAGGAAATGGGGGTAATACAGCCCCTAACTTGGCTCATAGTTGTAGTGACACTTGTAGACTCTGGAGACAGGGAGTGCTAGATTTCAGACCTAACTAGTTTGATATGAGGCTTTTCAGATAGTTTGATAGAGGATGTATCATTCTGGAATTGTGGGTATTCCTAAATCCCACCTACACATTAATTATTCGCTTGACAATCAGTATCGAATCAGATATGTTATAAGGGTAGTTAGAAAAAAAGGAATCACTTATGAATTATGTATCATCAGAAGTTGCGGTAGGTTTTGAAAATGCGTTCGAAGTTGCTGCAAACAATCCAGAAAATATCAACAACAACGGTTCTTTCAATTGGAACTTTATCGATGCAGATTTGTGCATTGATGGTTGGATGGATATTCTTGGAGACAATCTTTACTTTAAATTTTTTGATGAAATGATTAAAGTAGTTTCTGAAAACTAAAATAAAACGGAGTTTGGCGCAGTCTGGTAGCGCATCTGCTTTGGGAGCAGAGGGTCAGAGGTTCGAATCCTCTAACTCCGACCAATTAATAGGATTATATTATGCATAGAGTAAACACAACAACATCTTGGATAACTGATGACGATGCAAACATCAGATTAACAGTTTCTGGAAACCAAACTTTTAAACAATTAGGTGTACAACAATCTGATACATATGTGGCCGTAGAGGTAGATGGTACTATGGTTTTAGTAAAGATGGATTTGTCGCTAAAATGAGTATTAAACAGTTCAAAGACCCTAGAGATGAACTTTTGGTAATTCTTATGGAAGAATGTGCCGAATTAATTCAAGAATGTTCCAAATGTATTCGTAAAGGTGAATACGACAGAAAAAAATTCCAAGATGAACTTGGAGATGTTATGACGATGATTAATCTTGCCCACGAATGGGATATGTTTAGTTGGAACGAAGTGGAAATTCGTGAAGAACATAAACGAAACAAATTAAAGATATGGAGTAGATTAATTAATGAGACTGAAAGTGGTAGAGTTTTTTAAAATATTATAAATACTTTGTAATGTGAATTGAAACCTTAGATCATTATTTACTATGTAACGTAAATTTCTTATATTTACGGTGTAAAGTAAAAGGTATAATAATGATTGACCCCATAACAGCAATAACTGCTGCAACTACAGCATACAATGGTATACGTAAATTAGTATCGGCCGGAAGAGACTTGGAAGAAGTCGCCGGTCATCTTGGTCGTTGGTATGGTGCTGCAGCAGATTTGACTCGAGCAGAGAGTCAAAGAAAAAATCCCCCACTATTTACTAAACTTTTTTCTTCTGGTTCTGTCGAAGAAGAGGCCCTCCAGATAATTATTCATAAAAAGAAACTCGCAGAACAAGAGGCAGACCTACAGGCACTACTGAATAACCGTTTTGGTTATGGTACGTGGAAAGAAATGGTAGAGTTGCGTAGAAATATTCGAAAAGAAAGAGAAGAAACCATTTATAAACAAATGGAAAGACGTAAAAAGTTTTTTGAATTTCTATTAATTATATTTTTAATACTTTGTCTATCAGGAATATTGGCATTAATTGTGTTTCTTATCATGTCGGCCCAAGGATAATAAAGTAAATTCTTTGATTTTTATAAATAGTTTTGAGGATAAACTATTATGGATATTTTAGATTTGGTCAGTGATGTGGGGTTTCCAATTGCATCCGCTTTGGCGGGTGGATTTTTTGTGTTCCTAACATTGAAATTCATATTGGCCGGAGTCTTAGATGATATCCGTACCCAAAGAGGATTCGTAAAGTCTCTTGATAATAGAGTGAAAACGATGAATAATGAACTTTTGAGAATAGATATATTAATGTGCCGTTCATTTAATATTCCAATGCTCCCTGCAGATTTAAATAGAATTGCAAGGGCAGATGGACAAAAAGATGCTAGAAAGGACTAAATATGTTGTGGAAAGATTTACTACTAATGAAATTTCAAAATGGTTTTCGCATTTTGACAAATAAAAATCCAGATGATAAATTTTTTATCATTGATGATGTTGAATTACAAATCGGTGATGTTTATAGAGTTGGCCCAAATGGGTACTTTGAAAAAATTGGTGCTGAAAATGTTATGGGTTGAATATAGTATTGAGCAGGCCGGCAATAATTTTACAGTCAAAGGTGATTGGCCAGGCGAAGTGATGGGAATGGATAAGGATGGAAATTCTGTAAAGGAGTATCACCTTTATAAGCCCGGCGATAAGTTTGTTGTAAATGAACATGGTTGGTTGATGAGATGTAATCCAGAAGATTTGTCTGAGTCAGAATAATGCCAGATCAAAATTTAGGTGATTTAGTATCGCAGTATGGATTTCCAATAATCGCTGCGGTAGGACTAGGATATTTCATATTTTATATTTGGAATTGGGTTACTAAGGAAGTCGACCCTGTAATCGAAGAATCTCATATGACTTTGATTGCATTAATTGATCGCATAAGAATGATGGATAATGATTTAATTAGACTAAATACAAAATTAAATATGATTTTACAATCTAAAGAACAAAAAATACCAACTGAAGAAGAAATAGATGAGTTTTTAAAGAATAAAGATAAGTAGGAATAATTATGAAAATCTTTTTTATATTAGTGATATTATTATTAACATTTCCAGTATATGGTTCTGAAATGACATGGGGATTTAAGAACCCTGCATTTCATTATGGTAATGGATATTCTACTCATGTACTGAGTGTTGAACAGTTGCAACATAATAGAAAAGAAGAACTTCGAAAAGATGCAGAATCTGAGGCCGCACGAATAGAAAGAGAATTGAATAATACAACTCTAAATAAATTTATTCGTAACATTGAATCTAGAATTTACGCACAACTTTCTAAACAGATGGTAGATTCGATGTTTGCAGATTGTACTGATACTTGTTCAAATACAGGTACAGCATCGATTGAAGGTTCAACTATTAGTTGGATTAGAGATGAAACTACTGGTGAAATCACACTAACTATTGTTGGTGATGATGGTACTGTTACAGAAATTACTGTGCCAGGCAGTGGAGAATTTGGATTTTAAATGAGAATATTTTTTATAATATTTTTTATGAATTTTTTAGGCGGATGTGCAGTAATGCAATCTCTTGATGTTCTGAATAGTTTGGACGATTCTCCAGTATCACAGGAGAGTCCTATCAAAGAACGATTGGCAGCAGTACCACCAATAGATGGTGATAAAATTACTATTGCAGTCTATCAGTTTTTGGATAAAACTGGACAGAGAAAACCATCAGATGGTATTGCAAATCTAAGTTCGGCCGTAACACAAGGTTCGGAGGTTTGGGTTATAAAGGCCCTACAGGATGTTGGACAGGGTGAATGGTTTGAGGTTGTTGAAAGAGTTGGTATGGACAACCTTATTAAAGAAAGACAACTTATTAGAAATACAAGAGAGGTATACGAAAAGGATTTACCAAACGGACCCATAAAATTAAAACCTATGATTTTTGCGGGTTTGATTTTAGAAGGTGGTGTAGTTGGTTATGACAGTAATACGGCTGTAGGTGGTGTTGGTGGAAGATATCTTGGCATCGGCGCACAAACAGAATATAGAATAGATACAGTTACTGTCGTAATGAGATTAGTTAGCGTTAACACTGGTAAGGTCTTAATGAGTATTGCAACAGAAAAATCTATTGCAAGTTATAGAACCGGCGCAGATGTTTTTAAGTTTTTGGATTTAGGTACAAAACTCGTAGAAACAGAATCTGGTTTTTCAGTAAACGAACCTGTAAATTATGCAGTAAGAGCTGCGATAGAGCAGGGAATTATAGAATTGGTTTATGAAGGTGTTGATAAAAAATTATGGAAATTCAAATAATTTATTAAGGAGAAATAAGATATGTGGAAATATATAATTCCATTGATATTCTTTTCGTTTCCAGTATTTGCTAATGATATCTATATTACACAATCTGGTGATAATTTAGATTTAGCTATTACGCAAGATGGTCAGGACAATGAGTTTGGTGACTCTACAACAGATGTTCTTTTAGATGGTGATGATATGACATTCTCAATTACTCAAACAGGTAATTTTAATGAAATTGATGCACTGATAAAAGGTAATAGTTACACTGGTACGTGGGTATTTACTGGTGATGACAATACTGTGGATCTGACGTGTGATGATACTTCTGGTACAAATTGTGAAGATGTCACATTGAATATTGCGACAACTGGAGATGATAACAAATTTCTGTTCAGAATTGGTGAAACCGGCGATGCGGAAGACCTAGTTGCCGTATTTACCATTACTGGTGATGGAAACGTCATTGATGTTGATCAGGATGGTAAGGCCGCAGATATTACTGTGACAATAAACAATGAAAATTCACTTGCAAGTGGTACAGTTTCTGACGGTCATTCTGGATTAGCTACTGAAGCTCCTGGCAATTATGTAAAGATTGACCAATCTGGTGCCGGTGATAGTGCCGGACATAGTGTTACATTAAGTATTACTGGTGGTGGCGGTTGGTTTAGTATAAACCAAAGTGGAATTTATGATACAAAAGTTGATGCAACATTTGTGGGTGATAATGCCGAAGTAGATATTATCCAGAGAGACTAATGTGTTTAGGATAATAAGTCTATTATTGTTGATACCAACTTATGCGTTTGGTAGTGCCGGTGAAATAGGTAAGTTTAGTGGTAGTGGAGTGTTAGAAAGAGATAATCAAGTTATTGATGGTGGCAGGGGCGTAGGTGTTATGCCTATGGATACTGCTGTTACTGCCAAGGGTAGAATGAGAATCGATTTTGTTGATGAAACTAGAGTAGATATTACAGAACATGCAAGATTGTTGATCGATGATTTTGTTTATGATCCAAATACTCGTACTGGTAGATTGGGTTTAAGGGCAACTCTGGGTACAGTTAGATACGCAAGTGGTCAAATTGCAAAGAATAGTAGACAGCGTGTAAACATAAGAACTCCTAGTGCAAAGATTAATGTGCGTGGCACGGATTTTGTAATGGTTGTAGATGAAATTGGTGGCACAATGGTTACATTACTGCCTAGTTGTGATATAAGTGGATATTGTGTTACTGGTGAAATTACTGTAGAAAATGATAATGGTATTGTTATAATGAATCAATCTTATCAAACAACTATTGTAAAACAATCTTGGACCCCACCGTTAAAACCATTAATATTACCTTTAGAAGAATCCGATATTACAAATCTCTTAATTCTTAGAAAGAAATCTCCATATATAGAAGAGGAAGAAGAAATTGTACGCAAGGCGCGAAAAATTTATGATTTTTTAGATATTGACTTTTTAGAATATGATGGGTTGGATGAAGATGTACTTTTAGACGATATCAAAAACATCTGGGTAACTGAACTAAATAATACTGACTTATATTTACAAGAATTGTTGCATGATATGTTAGACACGATGAACCTAGCATTGGCGGAATTATTTAAAGATGAGTTACAAAAACAGAACGAAGAATTTTTTGCAGATAAAGTATTTGGATACGATCCAGCCACAAGAATAACATTAGAAGTTGAAGAACCAAATTGGAAGTTTAGTAGAGAAGATGCATCCATTACTCATTATATTGATTTAGAATTAAACCAAGAATATGGGTATACGATAAACGTGGAGCAACAAGATGAAGCAATATATAACTATCGGCTTGGTGTTGGTAATAACACTATTAATATCATCCAAGTCCAATAGTAACGAAATTTATATCAATCAAGTTGGCGACAATCTTGAACTTACTGTGGTTCAAGATGGACGGGATAACGAATTTCGTTATTGTGCCACACCTAATGCTGACAGTAATTGTATTGACTTAAATGGTAATGCAGTAGGGTGGAGTAGAGGTTATAAAAGTGATAACAGTGTTGTAGATGTGACAATGATTGGAAATGAAAACATAGTTCGAACTAGTCATGCGGCCGGACAAAACAATGGCAACACCAGAGAAACTATTGTAGAAATAACAGGTGATGAAAATACTGTAATGAGTCGGTTAATCAATAATAGTAGTGGTGGTAGTTGGGGTGGACACAAAGAAAGTGAGACTTATATAACTGGTGATGGTAATACAGTAAAACATAACAGCGACAGTTATGGTGTAGCCTATGGTGGTATCTATGTGACAGGTGATGACAACGATGTTACTCTTTACCAACGTTCACTTAATAACTCAGCAACTATCAATGTAACAAATGCTGGCGGGCCCGTGACAGCAAATATACAACAACTTGGATCAAGTTACCAAGACCCAGCATCAAAATCAATCTCTATTACAAATTATTGCACTAATTCATCTGGGTGTACAGTAAATGTGACACAGAATTGAGGAAAAAATGAATGACATTGAAATTAATCAAACAGTAGAACCTTGGCAAGACGGCGAATGTGACGATTGTGAAATTATTATTGAGGATGGCGCCTTTGACGGGTTCGAAGGCAAAACAATCAATATTACAGAAAATGTTGGTGTAGGTGGTCAGGGAGATGTTCAGGCAGGAATAGAATTTATATATAATATGAGAGAACATATTGTAGATGTTAGTATCGCAACAGTGTATCTTTTAACAGTTTATGCGGTAGTATTGTATATAAAGAAAAAGTTGTCATGAAAAAAGTTTTACTTTCACCTGTATGGAGTATTTTACTACTCGCATGTCTGACATGGATCTATCATGTCAATCCAAATTTTGTTGAGAGTGTTAGGTTAAGATATTTTGACACTCTTATTACAAGTCAACCAATACAACAAAATAATATTTTTACAGTCAATATAGATGAAACAACTATTGATGAATATGGACAATGGCCATTTCCTCGAAGTATTTATGGGGAGATTATCCAAGATATTTACGATAGAGGTGCTGGACTAGTTGTATTTAATGTACTTATGAGCGAAAAAGATAGATTTGGAGAAGATGAAGAATTATCTTATATTTTAAATGAGTATCCTGTCATTTTAACAATGATAGGTACAGAGGAGAACAAAAATGAACCATATAACCCTGGCGCTGGAATTATTAATAGTCAGTATATGCATCTCATTCCAAGTATATCTGGCATCACAACTAATATTGAATTACTTGAAGGTACTGCACTTGGTACAGGGATAACTGACACTTATCCAGAATTGGATGGTGTAACAAGAAGAGCTCCCCTTGTGTTTGAAAGTGGTGGAGTTTTATATCCAAATGTAACAATGGAGACTTTAAGAGTTATTGCTGGAGATCCTTCATTTCAAATTAAACTATCCCCCCTCGGCGTAGATAAACTGAGAATTCCACAATTTGGTTCTATTCAGACAAACGCCCTTGGTGAAATCTGGATTGATTGGTCTCAGGGATATACTTCTGTGAGTAGTGAAAACTTACCAGATAATTTTAATGGTGGTGTTGTTTTTGTTGGTGTTAGTGCTGGTGGGATTGCACAACCTATCTCTACTGCAAAAGGTGGTATATGGCCGCACGAAATGCAGGCAGTCATGTTGGGCACAGTATTCAACGACTCAAATATTTCAAGACACCCAGATGCAAAGGCCTGGGGCGAAATTACTGCATTGATAGTTATTGGACTGTTATTAATTGTGTTATCAAACTGGACTTATATTGGATTATGTTTCTTTACGTTTACATTAGTGGGTATAATGTACAGTACAGTATACATTTTTAATCAATATGGATTTTTGATTGATGGACTTACGATATCATTCTTGTTACTTTTATTAGGTACTTTTAGATACTCAGTAAAGTTTATCAGTGAATTTTTAGAGAAACAAGAAATCAAAAAACAATTTGCCGGTTATGCATCTCCCACAGTTGTACGCATGTTACAAGAAAATCCTTCACTTATCAAAGATGGTATGAAAAAAGAGATTAGTATTTGTTTTTCCGATTTGCGTGGTTTCACACCATTAGGAGAATCTTTTGGTGATGACGTAAAAGGTTTGACTAAGATTATGAATGGTTATATGGATGCAATCACACAACCAATTCTTGATAGTGAAGGTATGGTTATCAAATATATTGGTGATGCAAGTATGCATGTTCATAATGCCCCTATAGATGATCCAAACCATGCCAAGACTGCAGTACAAACTGCATTTGATATGTTAAATGCTGTGGAAAAGTTCAATGAAAAAATTACTAGTGAAGGTAGGCCTCCAGTTGGTATGGGGGCTGGTATTAATACTGGTCTTGGTTATTTGGGTGAAATGGGAAGTACTGCAAGACACTCGTATGACGTATTGGGGGATTCTGTATCAACTGCTGCGAGAATAGAATCAAAGTGTAAAGAATATGGTATGGTTTTGTTAATTGGAGAAGAAACCTATAATAGAACAAAAGATGATTTCTTTTATCTGAAGTTAGATGATCTTGCAGTCAAAGGAAAGACTATAGGTATAAGTATTTACACCGCATTAGATAATATTAAAAATCACTATAGAGTTAGTGGTAGAATACATGATGAAATGTTAAAGCACTATCGTAATAAGGAATTTGTACGCGCTGGGTATTTGTGTGAAGGTTTGGTTGACCATTTTGATGGACGTATGGAAGGTTATTACAGGATGTGGAAAGAAAGGTGCGAATACATGGAAACTCAGGATTTACCAGAAGATTGGAATGGTGTTTTTATAGCAACAACAAAATAGTGCTTGACAAATGATGAATAAAATGTTACTTTATTAATCAAAATACAAAAAGGATTCTAAAATGACACCATTCGAAGATACTGCATTAACAATTTTAAATGCAATCTGTAAACGTTTAGACCAGATTGAATCAGATATAAAATTTTTAAAAGATGCAGAACTTGGGTACGTTGATAATGCCATTGATAGTGAGTATTTATTTGGTGATAATGATATCACAATGTCTAAAGATTCACTGGACAGGTTAATGACTGATCTTTTGACCAAAAATGATGGCACTTCCAATGCAGAAAATATTATAGAGTTTCCAAAAACGTAACTTCGGAAAACTTTACTCCACTAAATAAAATTAGATAGAGTTGGTTGTGTAGGAAACTTTCATGATACCAAACAATGTTCAGACTTTAGTTCTGAATGCGGATTATAGACCACTGGCAACAATGCCCTTATCTACTTGCACATGGCAAGAAGCAGTTACTTCTACCTTGCTTGAAAGAGTTAATGTTGTACACGAATATGATGAACATGTTGTACATAGTGCGTCTTTCAAGATGTATGTACCATCAGTAATATCACTTAAATCATACGTAAAAACTCATAGGACACCTAGATTTACTAGGCTTAATGTTTTTGCAAGAGATAGATTTAAATGTCAGTATTGCAATACAAAATTTCCAACAAAAGATTTGACATTCGATCATGTATTACCATTAAGTCGTGGTGGTAACACATCTTGGCATAATATTGTAACTGCATGTCGGCGGTGCAATACAAAGAAAGGAAATCGACTCACCAAAGAGATTGGAATGTATCCTATAAATAAACCAGTAGTGCCATCAAACACCCATTTGATGAGAGGTATCAGTAAGGAAAAATACCAAAAACTGCACCTAACTTGGATTGATTATGTTTATTGGGATACGGACTTGGAGTAGACGAATGAAAGAAAAAAAGATTGAGCTTATTGACGAGCTCGGAAAATGGAATAGTATATCACAATCTGTTAATTATGACAGAAATATTGCAAAACAAATGTCTTTGTTTTCCGCACTTGCTTATTTGTCAGATAATAAGCAAACAGTTAAACAACACTTAAAATCATATAAAGTTACTAAACTCGCATACTTTGATGTAGATGGTACAGAGGCCATGTTATTCAAGTCTGGTAAATCTATTGTTATTGCATTTAGGGGTACAGAACCAACTGAATTAAAAGATGTTGTTGCAGATTTAAATCTTTTCCCCACTAAGGGAGAAAAACAAGGAATGGTGCATCGTGGTTTTGCTGGTGCATTAGATAACATCTGGAATGATGTAGAACGAGTGCTAGACGAAACTTATACTAAAGGTGATATTGTATACTTTACTGGTCATAGTCTTGGTGGCGCCCTTGCCACGGTTGCTGCCGCACGCTCAAAGTACATTGGACAGGTATATACATTTGGACAACCAAGAGTGGGTACAAAAAAATATTGTCAATCAGTCAAATCAAAATTTTACAGACATGTGCATGGTGCAGATATTGTACCATCAGTACCTTTTGGTTTACTTTATACGCACATGGGAGAATACATCCATGTAGAAATGGATAATACAACACATCTAACATCAGCATGGAAGATTTTTAAAACAAGATGGAAAAGTAGATGGAACAGTTTTTTCAGTAGAAGGCCTCTACTGAAACTTATTGCAGACCACGATATTATTTTATATTATAAAAACATTTAGGAGTTATATAATGCCAACATATTCATATCAATGTAAAGAATGTGACCATTCTTTTGAAAAAATGAATTCAATGTCAAATAGACATTTACCATTAAGTGAAGATTGTCCTGACTGTGGTAGTAACGGACACATCCAACAAACGATTACAAAAGTAACACTTGGCGACCCAGTTGCATATGGTGTACAGAAACTGCCAACTGACTTTAGAAGTGGAGTTTTAGACCAAGTTAAAAAGATGCCGGGGGCTGCAAAAAGGGAATCTAAATTTCAATAACCACATTTGAATATTTTATACTATGGGTGGTCCAACTAAGGAGTAAACATGGGTAGACATAAAACTAAACAAAATGCAAAAAGAAAATCAGTACTTAATGAACCATATTTTAATTTACAGGAAATAACACCTATAACATTTACGCAAGACAAAGTTTGGACGGCGTATGAGAACGACAAAAATTTATTTTTGCATGGATTAGCTGGTACAGGAAAAACTTTTATATCCTGTTACCTTGGAATGAGTGAAGTTTTAGACCCACAAAATCAGTATAAGAATTTAACTATTGTGCGTAGTGTAGTACCAACTAGAGATATTGGTTTCTTGCCTGGCACAGAAGAACAAAAAACGGAGGTATACGAAGCACCATATAAATCAATCTTTACTAATATATTCCAGAGAGGAGATGCGTATGAAATTTTACGAAAAAAGAATGCCGTAAATTTTCTAACAACATCCTATATCAGAGGTATAACATTAGAAGATACAATCATTATAGTTGATGAATGTCAAAATTTAAATTTTCATGAACTAGACAGTATCATTACACGTATTGGAGATAATTGTAAAATTATTTTCTGTGGAGATTTTAGACAATCCGACTTTAGTAAGTCTTCTGAAAGAAATGGTATAAGTGATTTTATCGAAATTATTAAAGACATGCCAGAATTTTCATTTATTGAATTTCATCAATCTGATATTGTGAGAAGCGAGTTAGTTAAAAATTATATTATTTTAAAAGATAAAAAAGGTCTATAATTATAATAATAGGAGGTTAACATGACCAATGTAGTAGATGCCACTCATATTTTTCAACTGAAGCAGAAATCGCCAGTAGAAGGATTTAAAAACTACGGAGCGTATGAAGATACACTGAAATACTCAGAAGAATTATCGATGGATGTAATTAATTTATGTGTAGATTACTTGGAGTATAATAATATAGACACAGATATGGATAAATTAGTTGATGATTTTTCTTTTATAAATATATTTGTAAACGCCGCAATCGATAGACAACTTGGTCTGGAAAATCCTGTTTTGACAGAGATGGACGAAGTTATTGAGGAATGGAAAAAAGAAAGTGAAGAAGTCGAAGGGGTAATTTAACTTTAACCAAGGAGTCGAATATGGATCCAGTAATTACAAACTTTTCAAGTGATATGACTTCATATTTGGCTCCTTGGGCAGCAATACTTTTATCTTTAATTATCGCCGCATGGATTAAAAACTTTGTAGATGCATTTGTTAAGGGTGCAACTTTCAAAATGAATGCTGCGTTTAATGAGGGAGATAAGGTTATTTTAGATGGTAATGATGCATTAATCGTAAAAATAGGTTTACGTGAGAGTATTTTTGGTGTATACTCTGATAAAGGGTTTACTTGGAGATACGTACCAAACGAAAGAATTCCCTTTCTCAAATTAGAGAAAGTAATTAATAAGGATTTGCATTTAGATACAGAGCAAGAAAAGGCTCAAAAGATACAACAGATACTGGATACGAAAAATGAAACAGTTTGAAGATATAAGACATGATTTTTTAGAAAAAGAATACCTAGAAGAAAAACAAGTAATTGTTGGTAAAGGTTCAAAGTATAACCAAATAGTTTTTTTGGCTGGTGGTGCCGGTAGTGGTAAAGGTTTTGCTATCTCAAACTTTATGCAAGGTGAAAAATTTAAAGTTAGAGATGTCGATGAGTGGAAAAGACTTATTCTTAAAATCAATGATATCAAAAGAACAAATCAAGAATTATTAGGATTAAATCTCAGAGACCCAAAAGATGTATTTATTTTACATAAACATGTGGAAGGTCTAAACTTAAAAGATAAAACTTTAGAATTGTTACTTAAAGGTATGTCTCAAGGTAGATTACCCAATATTATTTTCGATGTTACGATGAAACATACAAAACATATTTCTGATGTTATTCCATCTCTGTTAAATGCCGGATATCAACCAAAAGATATTCATGTTGTATGGGTATTGACTGATTATTCAGTTGCGGTGAAACAAAATAAATCTAGAAGTAGGGTTGTACCAGACGATATTTTATTATCTACCCATGAAGGCGCCGCTAAAACTATGTTAGATTACATAGATAGAGGACTACCTAGTGGAGTAGATGGTGCAGTACATATGATTCTAGGTGGAAAAAATCACACAGTATTCTACACAGATGATAAAGGAAATCCTATTAAGAATTCATCTGGTAATCTAACGGTAAAAGATTTTGAATACATTACAATTAAGAAAGAAGGAAAACCAGTTTTACGAGATGTAAAATCTGGGCCCGGCGGCGCCATTCAAGGTGATGCATTAAAACAGAAAATATATAAAACAATCATGAAAAAAATTCCAAGAGGTAAAACCTTATCTCAAATTATGGGAAATGTAAAATAATATAGGAAACACAATGTTTAATCATGTAGAACTTGACTTTGAAATTGAAAAATTAAAAACAGTAAATATCGAAGGCAAAAGACTTTACGAAACACCTGATGGATTGAAATATCCATCGATCACTACAGTACTTGGGTGGTTCTCTGCAAAGGGAATTATGGCATGGAGAAAGCGTGTAGGTGAAAAAGAGGCAAACAAAATAAGTTCTCAAGCTGCTCGACGTGGTACATCAGTACACAAGATGTGCGAAGATTATATTAATAATGTTGAATTAAATTTTTCTAAAATGATTCCGACTGACTTAGAATTATTTAAAATTATGCAACCAGTGCTTGACAATGCGATAGATAATGTGTATAGTCAAGAATGTAGTCTTTATTCTGACCACTTACGACTTGCTGGTACAGTTGATTGCGTTGCAGAATATATGGGAAAATTATCTATTATTGATTTTAAAACTTCGAGACAAACTATGGTTGGTGATAAGTATGGAAAATTAGAAAAGTATTTTAGACAGGCATCTGGTTATTCTGTTATGTTTGAAGAAAGAACTGGAATTCCAATTAATAATTTAGTTATTATTGCTGCGGTTGATGGTAAATCTGAACCAGAAGTATTCACATCCAAAAGAGACAGTCACATAGATGGACTGAGAGGTATGATAGAAGAATACAATGAAAACCATCGTACTCTACTTGAGCTTCACAACCCTGACTCATATTTACGTGGACGGACAACAACAGTTCGTGCGAATATGTGACTATAGATCAACCAAAGAAGATAGTAAATTTTACAATATGTATCCAGAAAGACATTGGATATGGGATTGGCAAACATGTCCAGTAGGAATATATAAGGAGATTAGAAAATGATGATATGGTTTTGGTTGGTACAGGCCATCGCTGGTAGTATTATCGGTAGTGCAACAAGTAAGTGGTTTGAAGATACTAGATTAGGTAAATGGTTTTTTCAGAAAACTGAAGATGTTTATAACTGGGCCGCTGAAAGATATGATTTCAAGATTTTACAAACAGAAAGTAAATGGAAAGATAAATATCCTAACATAGCATATCAAATGGATTTGATGGAGAAAAGAATTGTTCAACTTGAAAGAAAAATTAAATAAATTATTTTCATTTGTATTTAGAATTGAAAATAATCTTGATATGAGTAAGCATAGAGCTCATACCACCAAATACGAAGATCTATGCATGTAAACTACACAACACAAACACACAGGAGAGAATCATGATTAATGATTGGACAACAAACTACTGGATTGACCATATCCAGACTACAAAGAAAACAATGGTTGACACTTTAGTGAAAGACGAAACTTTGTCTGCACCACTAAAGGCCTTTATTGAAGCCCAAACAACATTCACAAAAGTTGCAGTAAAATCTATGAGTGATTTTGCAAATGCAACTGGTGATGCCTTTGTGAAAGGGATGAAATAATGTCTAATAAGAACCCATTTGAAATAAGAGCAGATATGCTTAAACTGGCAAAAGATTATATGGATCAACAATACCATATCAACATGGATTTCTGGCGCCAGCAGTTTGAAGCTAATAAAGCAACCACTGAAGAATTTCAAGAGGCTTGCCAACCATATTCTATGGACGAGTTAATGAATAAAGCAAAAGAAATGTATTCTTTTGTTTCAAATAAAGATTAATAAAACACTTGACAGTATGGGTCAAATCTAATATAATGTAACTATAAAGAATCACTAAAGAGGCATAAAGTGAAACAGGTAGTTACTAAATTGGGTTTGGCCCTTGCTGTATTTGCTACTACTACAGTTAGTACCGCAGCATCATACGCAGAAATTCCAAAATATAAAGATGTTGAAAATATGTTAAACTCGGAATTGCGATGTTTGGCAGAAAATGTATATCATGAATCTAGAAGTGAATCTATTACAGGACAGGTTGCAGTTGCATACGTAACTCTTAATCGTGTATTTTCAGACAATTTTCCCAATGATATTTGTGGGGTCGTTAAACAAGGTCCAGTAAAAGAATCTTGGAAACAAAATGGTAAATTTTATCCTATCCGTCATCGTTGTCAGTTTAGTTGGTGGTGTGATGGTAAGTCTGATAAAATTTATGATGCACGAGCTTGGGATCTTGCAATGCGAGTTTCGTGGCACGTAGTTAATGAATATCTATCTAATCGAACTTACGACCCAAGTTTTGGTGCAACATTCTATCATGCAGATTATGTACAACCATCTTGGTCTAAAAAGTTCCATCGAACAAATAAAATTGGTAAACATATTTTTTATAGGGAGAACAAATAAGTGTTGAAAGTTAAAAGTAGTAAAGAGTTTACAGGTGATATTGAAAATATTGCAAAAGAATCTGGCATGAGTTATATAGAGTGTATTGTGCAATATTGCGAGGAAAAAGATTTGGATATAGAATCAGTTTCAAATTTGGTTGGACCACTATTAAAGGAGAAGATACAATATGAGGCTGAGAATCTTCACATGATTCCCAAGACCGCAACTAAATTACCTCTATGATAGTATCGCAAAGAAAAATGGATGAATTTGACGCATTTAAAATTTATATTGCAATGAAATCTCATTTTCAAGGTGAGTATGACTATGTAAAATATAAAGGTAAACAAAAAGTAAGTAATGATGCATTTCAACGTAGAGATGATAAAAAAACTTTTGAAGAACTTTCTAGAAGATTTAACAAAAAAGAGTTAGAAGAATTTTTACTTGCAGCGTTTCTAGATGTAACTTCTGGTGGTAGTCTCGCACTCGCCAGAAATGAATTCATGTGGTCTGGAAAATTATTGGATGACGAAACCTTTGATACACACAAGGAATGGAAAAAAAGAATCCAAAGTTTATCTTATATATTTGAAAATGATGTAAAGGAACTACTTACCAAGGCCGTAGATTTAGATTTAAATTTTGCAAAAATATTTAAATCTGTACATGGCGAATATCCACTTATTATGAAAATGGAATCTAGGGGAGAAATTTCCCTAGAAACCCTAATAGTATTTGATAAGATGTTTGGTTTTGTGGATAAGGTGAATATAAACGAAACAACCTATTGGCCCCTATACAAATTTAAATGTCAAAAATACTCTGCCTTTTTGGATATAAATATAGATTACTATAAAGATATTTTAAAGAAAGTAATGGTAGATGATTTCAACGAGGAGTATGGTCATCTACTATAAGGGTAGATAACTATGGAATTTTTAACTTTATTTGTTGCACTATCTATTAGTGGAGTTGCAGCATATTACAGTATTATTGGTTTATCTAAAATCTTCGCCGCTGCGATGTTACCTATTATCATCATGGGTGGAGTTTTAGAGGCCGGTAAAATTGTTACTGCACTATGGTTACATAGACATTGGAAAGATATACCTAGATGGTTGCGTGGATATCTGACAATTGCAGTATTCGTTCTAATGTTGCTTACCAGTATGGGTATTTTTGGATTTTTATCTTCCGCACATATCGAACAAACTTCAACCGCAAGAGAAAATATTGCAAAGATTGAGCAGATTTCTACCAACATAGTAAGACAAGAAACTATTGTAACTAAATCACTCGTAGAAATTGAAAAAATTGAAACTTCTGGTTCTAACACAAACGAACAAGTTAACGCACAAATAGAAAAAGAATTAACTAGAATTGAAACAGTACGTAAAAATTACAATTCATTAGTTGATGAACAACAAGAGATTATTAATTCTGCATCTGGTACTTTAGACTTACTTAAACAGTACATTGCAGACCAAAACATAGAGGCCTTGCAATCTCTAGTCGGTGCAGCAGTAGATGGTAACTATGGTAAAAATACTGCAAAGAAAGTTGAAGAATTCAGAGAAAAAGAAGAGTCAAAGGTTAGTGAAATTGTCACATCTTCAAGAGAAAGAATCAATCAGTTAAGAGATGCAGAAAGAAATGAACTAACACAAAGTAATGAACTTTTAGATAGACTAAGAGATAAATTGGGTGTTAATGAATTAAGTGAAACTCAACTTACAAGAATTCAAAGACTAGAAAATAATATTATAGATGCGGAAAAATCTATTGACACATTGACTGAAGAAAGGTATAATTTAGAAACATCATATAGAAAACTAGAGGCCGAAGTTGGACCTGTAAAATACATTGCAGAGTTTGTGTATGGTGATGCAGATGCTGATATACTTGAGTCTGCAGTGAGATGGGTTATAATTGCAATTGTATTTGTTTTCGACCCTCTTGCAATCTTATTATTAATCGCCGCGCAGTTATCTTTCAAGATGCGAAAAGAAAGAAAACTGTTAGAGAAAGGAACAAAAATTGAGGATAGTGTCAAGGACGCAGAACAAGTTCTCATTAAAACCAACACTGGTTGGCAAAAAGTTTCAAAAAACAAAGAAAAAAGAAAAAAACAGCTTGACGAATCAATAAAAGAGTGATATAGTACACTCATACATTATGTAAATGTGACTTACTATAAACAATCGAATACAACGTATACAAACATAGGAGAAAATATATGTCATTCGCAGCATTAAAATCTAACCGTACTAACTTTTCTAAACTTGCAGAAGAATTAGAAAAAACATCAAACCCACAACAAACTTCGTCTAATAAGGATGAGAGATTTTGGAAACCAGAAGTTGATAAATCTGGTAATGGTTATGCCGTTATTCGTTTCCTCCCTCAACCACAAGGTGAAGATTTGCCATGGGTAAGAGTATTTAATCACGGTTTTAAGGGCCCTGGCGGGTGGTTGATAGATAACTGTCTTACAACCATCAACAAGAAATGTCCAATCTGTGAAGCGAATTCTGAGTTGTGGCAGACAGGTTCTACTGCAAACCAGAATATTGTTAGGGAACGTAAACGTAAATTGAAGTACATTTCTAATATTTACGTAGTAAAAGACCCTGCAAACCCACACAATGAAGGAAAAGTTTTCCTTTATCAGTTTGGTAAAAAAATCTTCGATAAACTTCAAGACATGATGCGTCCTGAGTTTGAAGATGAAAAACCAGTAAACCCATTTGATTTTTGGGATGGTGCAAACTTTAAACTAAAAATCAGACGAGTAGATGGTTATCAGAACTACGATAAATCTGAATTCGATTCAACAAGTGGACTATCGGAAGATGAAAGTGTATTGGAAACAATATACAACTCACAACATTCTCTCGCAGAGTTTGTTGCCGAAGATAAGTTTAAATCTTATGATGCACTAAAGGATCGTTTAGGAAAAGTCCTTGGTTCTGTACAGACTACAACATCTGCAGAAAGAGATGTTTATGTCGAAGAGACTCCTGCACCAGTAATGCCAGAAGTTTCGGCTCCTACTTTTGAAGATAAATCATGGAAGGAACCAAAAAGTGTAAGTAGCACAGTAGATGATGATGACGAGGATTTCTCGTACTTTGAAAAACTTGCTGCAGAGGACTAAAAAGGTAAGTTAGTATATCCTTGGTGCAGATAAGTCCGAATGGTCGTAACACCACCTAAAAAAACTAACACATAGCAAGAGTGGAAAAGGAGGGTTTATCCCTCCTTTTCTTTTTCTTCTCTCTGACGTAAAGTTTTCATTACATGTCTTAATACATGCACCTTTACAAATTTAATTGTATCTTCTTTATTCATCTATCCATAAAGACATTGTATGCGCCATACAGAATTAACCCCCAACCAATTAAACTAGTTGGTGTTAGTAATACTGCAATACCAGCAATGATACAAATTGCTTCTTTTTCTTTTGTTAATCTACTAATTATTTTTTTCATTTATACTGCTCCTTGTAATCCACGTTGAGCAAACCCAATTGATGGGTCTGGATTTCTAACGTGCGGTTGTTGTACAATTGTTGTCTTTGATGCATTGATATTTTGTTGAGGCGCATTAACAACATTTGCGGTTCCACCAGTATTGGATGGTGTATTTCTAGTTATCGCCTCTTGTCGCATCATGTTGTTCATTTCTTGGTTTAAATTGGCTCTTTCAGAATTCATACTCATTTGTTCAGTTGCAGAACCACCACTCAAGTCTGGGGATGTTGATGTTTCACCAGATGAGACTGATAAAGAATTAATTTCTGCCTGTTTTGCAGCAATAGAAGCTTGGTCTTTTTCAATTCCTTTGGAATCTCTACCATAATATACATTCTCTCCGCCAGTAGACCTTGTAATTCTATCTTCGGCATCAGTTATTTCTTTTTGCAATGCCTGTATTTTTCCTTGTTTATCTAGTTCTTCCTGTCCAACTCCAATAACCTCTAATGCCATATCCTTTAGTTGACCCATACGACTTTTTGCAACATCAGGTTGTTTAATCATATCTCCTTCGAGTGGAAATGGATTATCTTCTGTACCAAACATTTGATTATATGTTTCTCTTGCCATAATCCCTGCATCTAATGGGGCCCCTGCAACAGATGGAAGGAATATTCCTCCCGCTTCCGCAGCTGCACCAACAAAGTCACCTTTAAATAATGAGTTGAGTGCAAATAATCCTCCTGCGGCCATACCTATGCCTGGGATTGCCTTTGCAAGTAACTTTGCACCTTTTGATGCAAGAATCTTTTTTGCAATGGTTTTATCTAATGCACCAGCAACTGATTTGGCCGCACCATCCTTTAGTTTAACAACTGGTGCAGTTACATTTTTTAATGCACCTTTCGCAGTATCTAACGCACCGGCGGCCTTTGGTAGTTTTGGTGGAGTAGAAACTTTGGGGGTTGGTGTAACTTTGGGGGATGCAATTTTACCATCAATCATATCAGGCCCAGTTTTAGTAATTGCATCTGCTACATTCGTGAGTGCTTTTGGTTCTGGAGTTGCTTTTGCAATACCAGTTGCAGATGATGCAACCTTACCTATAGATTCACCAAGATTGGTTGTCGCCCTTCCTGCCATCTCTCCAACAGAACCAGCAACTCTTTTAACACCCCCCATTAATGCACTACCAGCACCAACTACAGTTTTTCCTAGTTTTGTAGCACCACCAACTAATGCACTTGCTGCAGTTGCACCTAGTGCCGCAATACCACCAGTTTTTGCAATCTTACCTATCTTTGCAAGTCTACCAAGTTTTCCTGCCTTTGCAGCCCTGCCTGCTGTTTTGCCTGCCTTCGCACTCTTTCCGCCAAGTCCTAACGCACCGCCAAGACCACCAAGTCCTAATGCGCCTGCAACACTACCACCAATCATAGAGGCAAAACCACTTAATTTGCCACCAATACTGCCTGCCATGTTTGCAATGATATTTTCTTTTAAGTCATCATTTTGTTCTTTATGAATTTTCTCTAATAAATCAGTTTGGATTTCTAATTGTTCAATTACTGCCTCTTCTTTTGCGGCCAAATCTTTTTGAAATCTACGTTCTTCTCTACTATTTTCTATGTCAAATGGAGTCACTGTATCTGGACTTGACATAAATTTTAACAAGTCTCTAATTTCTGCAAGGTATGGTTCGCCACCACCATCAGATAATGTTTCTAGTGGTTCTGATGGGGTAGATGGATTGCCAGGCCCAATAGGACTTTCTGTTACTGGGGCCCCACTTTGATCAAAACCAAATTTATCTTTTAGTTCTTCAGTTTCTTTTAATTTTGCTTCTTGAACATCTTTTTGTTGTTTCTGTAGTTTGGATTGTTCAATCAATTGATTTTTTAAGTCATTGATATAATCTTGATAATCCATCCCATTTTGTTTTGCAATATCTGCAGCTTCCTGTTGAGTCATATTGACTTTAGAAAGAGTTTCTTCGTTAGTTATTTGTCCACGTAGTACTTCTAATTCTCTATTATGCCTATCTTCTTCGTCTGCAATTCTCTGCAATCTTGCAGCTCTTTCTTCTCTTTCTTTTCTTTTTCTTTCTCTACTCTCTTGGATTTTATCACCAATAAACTTAACACCAAGAGCGGCCGCTGGACTCTCCGAAAGTACCCCTGCTGCAACACCAGCAATGTCTGGTATTTTTTCTTTAATATTTTCTTGGACAAACTCTGCAGCTCTTTTTGATAATGTAGTATTTTGATTAATTACATCTTCTTGATTTTGAATAAGAGTTAGAATATTACTTCTATCTTTTTCTGCAATTCTATCAGATGTTAATACTTTATCTTTAAGAGATGCTAAATCTTCTCTTGAACGTTTTAATTCCTTAACAGACATATCACCTTGTGTTTTGATGAGTTGTGAAATTTCACCAAGTGCAGTGACACCAGTACCAGTTTCTAAACTATCAGAGACACTTTCTAGTGCCTGTGATAGTTGTCCTGTATTATTAAAACTATTAATATTTTCTATTACGGAATCTAAAGTTGCCATTATTCAGCCTTTTTACTTGAACCCAAATATAATCCAAACCATGCAGCACCGGCACCGACAACGATACTAACCAAACCAGATTGTTCTAAATTTGGTGTGTCTAATGTCATGAACCAATTTACTACTGCATACAGTAAATAAATGTATGTCGTAATAAAAAGTCTTGGAAAGATTCTCCACGAATCGACGGCCTTTGCCAAATCGATCCAATTTTGATATTTATTATCTCTGTTTTCTGTCATTTCCATATTATCCTCTAGCCTTTTTGTTTCTGTTCTTGTTCACGCAAATAGTTAACTAATAACGATACATATATTTCACGTTCCCAAGGAATCATATTTTCTAGTTCTGTTAAACTATATTTATGATATTGCATAAGAGAAAAATTTGTTTGGTAGAGAGACCCCAAACTTTCATGATATAAAGTTATTCGAAAAAATCCGATATACCTTTTAATTCAATATTTTCCATCTTTCCGCATTTTTTACATTGTATACGAACATTTGCCATTGTTTGTGGCATTGTTTCAAAAAAATTACTAACTTTTTGAAATTGTTCCTGACTCAAACTCTCAAAGAAATTTCTCAATTCTTCTGATTTATATTCACTGGGGTCATATGTTTCATCTCCCATAAAAATCATTTTTACACAATTACCAACAACATCAATTAGTTCATCATAATTATTCATTGATGCGATTTTACTTAATAATTTAAAATCTGGATATTTCATCACAACACCAACATCGTCGGTTATGTTGATAATGTTATTGTGCTCTCCTTCGGTTTTAACTACTACTTCATCTAAGTCTAATTCAAATGGTACTTCGCAAATTCTTGGTACAGTACTATCATCATTTAACTCTGCTGTGCAGTTATCAAATTTATAATTTAGATTAATAATATTTCCGACAGATTTACTACGAATTTTAATAAAAAGATATTCAATATCAAATGTTGACATAGTATCTACATTAGTATCAGAAACAATACAATTTCTTACTATCTGTTTTACTGATTCAATCTGTTCATCGATATCTCCCCCCTCTTGGGCCATTAAAAGAATTTTTTCTTCTTTTACCAAAAAAGGTCTAAATCTTAATGTTTTATTTGTTGATGGTAAAGTCAACTCATATGTTGGTTGGTTAATAATAGGTAAAGACATTCTATACTCCTCAATTCAATAATTATATTTATCCGAAAAGTCCACCAAATCTTTTCTTGACAAAATTGTTCGCCTGACTTTGTAATCTACTAACTGGATTAAATTGACTAATTCTATTTTGTAAATTACCAAATTCTTTAAATGGTTCGTTTAATGATGCAGTTATCTTGTTACCAAAGTCTTGTACTGCACTAAATGGTTCGTTTAGTATACTACTCATGTTATTTACTACGGAATTTAATGATGCATCCACCCCACCTAGTTTTGCAAATCCCGAAGCTATCTGTCCGAATGGACTACTTGATTCGGCTTGATTAATAAATCTTTCAAAAGAATTTCCATATTCTTCTGATGATAAATACTGCTGTGCGTTTGCAAGACTACCGTATGGAGATACCGCACCACTCAATTTAACTGGCGCGGTTTCTACCCACTTTCTATATGCGAATGTTAGTGGCATCCTTGCAACATCTTCGTTTGAATATGCAAAATTAATCGCACCAATAGACAATGGGTATGCCTCTTCAAACTTTGTAGTAGCTAACGGGTTTCCATCTTCACTGTAAGTTATAAATTCTAAGTCTGTCGTATAGTTCTCAAAATATTCTAGTCTTGCAGTTTCATAATCGTATATCGCATTCATCCATTGACTGAAAATATATCTTTCACGTATATTTGCAGACAACATAAGTGTGCAATTTAAATCTTCATATGTCATTCCATATGGAGATTTTCTTGGGGGCCCATAGTACTTAACCTCTGAAGTTGCAAGAGATTTGCCGGGCAATTCTACTGTGTCAATTCTAAGAAATATTTCTTCTAGATTTCTACTTTCTAGTTTACCAACCAACTTGGGCGGGGGAGATATTTTCAACACATATTTATTTGCTCTGGATAATCCAGTACGCGCAATACCATTACGAAAATCTTCTACACTAAATCCAGGCTTATACATTTAAATTCCTCTTATCTACTTTTTAAAGCGGATTGCGACCATACAGTTGATGGTGCAGCCTTTTTAAATTTCTGTACTGGTAAAAATATTGCAAGATCCCATTCATTTGCATCTATTTTTACAAATTTACTTCTTACTTGACTAAACAAATACTTTTTGATGCATGGTTTTACAACATTAAATTTGGAAAGTTGTTTTAATGCTCTATATGACAACATAAGTCTAGTTGTTTCATCATATTTTTTATTATTTGCAATATCAGTAAGTGCTTCCATAAGTATAATTCTTGTTCTTGGTGGTACATAGTGCAAATTAATACCTAAGAATCCACCACTAAACCTTTCTACGACAAAAATTAAAGGAAATTCATCATAATATGGTAATGTTTTTGCATGTTTTGGATTATAAGAATAACAATACATGCGACCAATAGTAGGAGTTGATGAACTCCTATTAGAATCAGACAACAATTTTTGTCTATTCACTCTAGTCTCTCTAATTTTTTTTCTAAACCATTCTCTTGCTGCATTTGTATTTGGTTTTACACCAGAACGCAGCATTCGATTGATTAGTACATCAAAATTCGCCATATAAACCTCGTTTTAGACTATTTATAATTAAAATATCAGGGCAAAAGATGATCTTCTGTAAGAATCTTAAATTCCCACTTACGGTCTTTACAATATTCTTCTGCAGCTTTCCATTTTGCCTCATTTACTCCCCACGTTTTTACTTCTTGTAGATATCTAACAGTCTTTTTTCTTTTTTTGGGAGGCCTTGTTTCTTTTTTCGGTTTGACTTCTATCAATATCGTCTTTTTTGTGTCATTTGATGACTTTATTCTTATTAAAAAGTCTGGATAATATCTATGATATTTTCCATCGATTGGCGATTTGTATGGTATTACTACTTCTTCACTGTTCCATGCAATAACATTTCTATTTGTGTCACAATATTTCATGAATCTACGTTCCCATAGTGAACGAAATACAATATTTTTTACGTCACCAGCGTATTTGTGGGGATTTATTGGTTTGAACTTACCTTTATATGTGAATCTTTTGTGCAAAATTCAAATCCTTAATAATGTATTATAAATATAATTATACTATTTAGGAGCTCAAGATGGTAAGTCTAAACTTTAATGATGGGCCTGCAAAAGTTATGCAGCAAAAATCTAATAACAAATATGCCTCTACTGGAGCGCCAGGATTTAAATATCCCTTAGATTTGGGTCAAATGGACGGGGAATTGCATAGTTTTATCAATTATCGTGCTGTCACCAAAAAAGAAGTTGTACATACTGATACTCAACAGGCAACTCAGGCTGCAGATCAGAGGGCGATTGCAAATGTGAGTCTCTATGTACCAGAGAATGTTTCTCTGAATCAGACTGCAAATTATGAAATGACTTCTGGTATTGGTGCAATCATGGCAAAAGGTGATGCATCTGTTGGAGAATTGGTTGGTATGGGAATAGAAACAATTACCAGAGAAGCTTCAAATATGTTATTAAATAATTTGGGCGAAGCCAGAGCACAATTTCAAAAAGGAGTTGCATCCAATGCATCTCGTTATCAATTATTCAATGGTATTGAATTTAGACAATTTCAATTTCAATATAAATTTGTCGCAAAAAACGAAAAAGAAAGTCAAGAAATTGAAAAGATAACAAAAGTTTTTAGAAAACACATGTTACCAGATTTTGCAGAAGGTAAGGTGGGGTTTTATACAATTCCAGATATATTTGAAATAGAATATATATTATCTTCTGCAAATGGTAGTCTGACTACTCTACACAAATTTAAACCCTGTGCATTAACTTCTTGTGAAATTAGTTATGGGGGAGATGGATCATTTGGATTATTCTTTGATGGCAAACCAACTAACGTTTCTATGAATTTAACATTTTTAGAATTGGAACAGGTAGTCAAGAAAAATATAGACGAGGGATATTAAGATGGCAACTACACCGTATATGTTCGAAAAAATTAATAATATTCATTATGATATGTTTTATAATGGCAAACCCAAAAAAGTAAAAAACATATTTAACAAAGCAATTGTAGTTGATGCATTTAAACAAAACCCCGATAGTCACTATGAATATACAATAAAAGATGGTGAGACCCCACAGATTATTTCCGAGCTTTACTATGACGATTCAAATTATTATTGGGTTATATTGATGATGAATGATATTATTAATTACAGGGATGAATGGCCACTTTCAACCGCCAGATTTGATGCAATGATAAAGAGTAAGTATAAAACAATTCAAAATGCAGAAAGTACTATCATTCATTATTACGATAAACAGTGGAACACTATTATCAATAAACAAACATATGAAAGAATGGTAGAAAAAAAAGACCCTGCAGCAGAAAAATATTTACCATATAGTGCATATGTGATGGAAAATGAAAAAAATGAAAAAAATAGAGTTATTAGATTATTGAGAAAAAGTGTATTAGTGGATTTTGTTGAAAAGTTTGCTGAGTCGATGAAGGATTAATTATGACAGGAATTGTTGCAGCAGGTCAATATGAATTAGTTACATTGTCTATAAAGTCACATAATGGGTTTGTTATGGACTTGAGACAAGTTATGGCGTCTTTAGAAATATATGAAGATATATACTCCACATCTATGACTGCCCGTTTGGGTATTGTAACAACAGAAGATTTAGTTACAATTTTGCCGATTATTGGTCAAGAAGAAGTTATAATTTCTGTTGACCATCCTGGCGGCAGAAAACAAATAGATTTACATATGGTTGTGCATAAGATTGTTGGTTTTGAACGAGATAATATGTCAACTAAATTCATATTAGAATTGGTAACATTAGATTATATCTTAAATTTCCAAACAAAAATATCGCAATACTTTGAGGGCCCATCATCTGATATTGCCAGTCAGGTATTGAGTTTGATGGGTGCAAGTAAACCAGTTTCAGCAGTTTCTAGTGATGACGAACAAAAAATTGTTATTCCAAATTTTACTGCATTTAGAACTTGTAATTGGATGACAGAAAAGGCATATAAAGGTGACGCAGCCAATTATGTTTTCTATGAAAGTAAAGATAATTATGTATTCTCACCATTATCTGAGTTAGTTCAAGCATCTCCCAAAATTGAATATAAGGCACAACCACCTAATGTCGTTGGAGATCCAAACTTTGAAGATAAAATTATTCAAAATTATAGGTTAAAATCTTCATTTGATGTGGTACAAAACATTTTATCAGGTATGTATAATAGTAGAGCAATCACTGTAGACCTTATTACAAGAAGTTTTAAAGACATTTCTTACAGTTTTTGGGATGAGTATCAAAATGTTCCACATTTAACAAATAATCCATTATTTGATATCAGTGGTCAAGGTACACAATACAACCCTGCAAATTTATATGTATTACCAGAAAATCCATTTTTGACATATAACAACAAAGAAACTAATTTAAAACGTAGGGCGCAATTACAGTTATTTAATAATTTAAAGATGGATTTGACTGTATTTGGAGATACCGAATTGGGTTCTGGTGATACGGTAAATTTAACTTTTCCTGTATTTAGTCCACTAGGTGATGGTGCGGTAAACAATTATTTATCTGGGAATTGGTTAGTATCTGCAGTCAAGCATAGATTTGAACAAGAAGCGTATTACATAGATATGGAATGTGTAAGAGATTCCACAGATAAACCATTACCGCAACCACAACCAACAAAATAGGTGATGAATGAATCTTTATGATTTCGTATGGTTTCAAGGTGTGGTTGAAGATATTTTTGACCCAGAAGGCCTTGGTAGAGTAAGGGTTAGAATATTTGGTATTCATAATGAAGATACTGGACTGTTACCTACAGACAAGTTACCGTGGGCAAGTCCACTTATGCCAGTTACCAGTGCATCTTTGAATGGAATTGGTACATCTCCTACTGGTGTTACGAATGGTTCATGGGTTATAGGATTTTTCAGAGATGGTGAATATGCTCAAGAACCTTTGATTTGGGGTACTGTGCCTGGCAAACCACAAAAGTCTAACAGTGATGCAACTGTTGGATTTCAAGACCCAGACACTATATATCCATCTGAAAAAGGTTCTCTTTATGGTGGTAGTACTGTTGAAGAATCTGATTTAAATAGACTTGCAACAACTAATAAATTGGATGAAACTATACACGAAACAAAAAAGAATAGTACTCTAGGTAATGAACCAAAAAGTGATATTGGAATAGTATATCCATCAAATATGGTTGAATCATCTAGGTCTGGACACATCAAAGAAATTGACGATAGTGCAGGATCAGAAAGAATTCATAATTACCATAGAAGTGGTTCGTCACAAGAGTATCAACCTAATGGTGATGTTACACAAAGAACAGTTGGTAGTAGTTTTGAAGTCGTGCATGGAGATTATGATATGCATGTAGGTGGTAATTGCAATTATATTGTCGAGGGAAATCTCAATATTAAAGTTGGGGATAAGATAGAATATAGTATATCAGGAACATTTGAAGTATTAGGTGGTAGTACAGTAACTATACTTGCACCAACTATACATCAAAATCCATGATATAAATAATATAAACTATGGAGTTTAAATGTTAAATTTTGCTGGCAAAGACAATTTTGTGTGGTGGACTGGCGTTGTGGAGGACGTTAACGACCCAGAAAAATTGGGCCGTGTGAGAATTCGTATTATTGGATATCACGAAGAATTCGTGCAAACAGAAGAATTACCATGGGCAAGTCCAATAATGCCAATGAATAGTGCGTCTGCTGGGGGTATTGGAATTTCACCAACTGGTGTAATTGAAGGTTCTTGGTGTTTAGGATTTTTTAGAGATGGAGAATATGCACAAGACCCAATTATTTGGGGTACAGTTCCAGGCAAACAAGTTTCACCAGACGGAAACCGTTCTGGAAGGGGTTCACAGGTGCCTGGCGCACTTAAAGTACTTAGTGGTGCAGCATCCCCAGATTCTGTTTCAGAAGGTACAGCGGGATATGCACAAGGTGATACAACCGCAACACCAGAACAACTATCTAATGCAGGAAGTGCAGAGTTAACTGACTTTTTGAAACAACAAGAAGGATTTTCTGCAAAGTCATTCTGGGATCATAAACAAGAATCTATTGGGTATGGCACTAAGGCAAACTTCAAAGGCGAAGTTATCGATGAAGCCGAAGCAACCCGTAGACTAGAAGTAAATATTGCAAAATTTCGTGCTGGAGTTATCGCAAGAAAAAATAAATATGGATATGATTGGAATGATAGACAAGTAGATGCACTTACTTCTTTTGCATACAACCTTGGGCCCGGCAGTATAGATACATTGACTGCAAATGGTACGCGAGACAATGCGACTATTGCAAATAAAATGTTGCAATACAATAAAGCATCTGGTAAAGTATTGCCTGGCCTTGCAAGACGTAGACAACAAGAAGTTGCAATGTTTAATTCTGGTGGTACAGATGGTAATGTACCACCAGCTGCATTATCTCCAGAAACATCAACGGATCAATTAGTACAGAGAGAAACCGCAAGTGAAAGAAATCGTGCATCTACAACCACAACTAGTCAAGCTGCATCATCTGGTAGTTCTCGTAGTGGCACATCAGGTTCTACTGGACAGTCTAGGGCCCAGTTGTCGGATTTACCACAACATTCAACTCAACAAGAATTAGATACAACAGAACCAGTAGAGAATAAAACTCCAGTTACATCAAATGATTTATTTGGAGAACCAGAATCACCAGCTGCGCCACAGTATCCATATAATACTGCAACATATTCTCGTTCAGGACATTTGATTGAAATGGATGATACGCCCGGCGCAGAAAGATTGCACACATATCATAGAAGTGGTTCGTTTGAAGAATATCATCCAAACGGCGATATTGTAGAAAGAACTATTGGTAGTAATTTCGATATTGTACATGGTGACAAAAATATACACGTAAAGGGAAATTTAAATATTGTAGTGGATGGTTATTGGCAAGTTGTTGTTGGTGGTACTGCATTAATAGGTGCAGGAAGTACTATCGATACTAAAAGTGGGGGTAACACTACAATAAAAGCACCCAAAATAGATTTAAATCCATAGGGGTAGAAAATGGCAGAAGTTGTAACAACCAGTTTTGAGGATGTAAAAGAAGATAGATTAGGAATATTAGATTCCAAAAAAAATCAATTTGTTGATATTGATTTAAAAATGCAACTGAATCCTGTTACTAAGGATATTACAGTAAAAAAAGATATTTCGGCAATTAATCAATCTTTGAAGAATAATCTATTAACAAATTTTTTTGATAGACCATTTAAACCAAACTTTGGTGGAAATCTCTACAAATCTTTATTTGAGCCAGCAGACCCAATAAGTTTGATAAATATGGGTAAGGATATTGAAGATATACTAAAATCCAGTGAAACACGAATTATTGTTTTGGATGTGAATGTTGAATCCGATTTTAATGATGAAAATAATATTATTATTACAATTGTATATACACTACCGGCAATGGACGGGGAAATCACAACCCAATTTGCAATAGAGAGAGTTCGATAAATGGCAAAGACTATAGAAATTACAGAATTAGATTTAAAAAATATTAAATCTAATATTATCTCATATATGAAAAAAGATGAAACCTTCAAAGATTACGATTTTGAGGCATCTGGACTTAATACACTTATCGATATTCTCGCAGTAAACACACATCATAATTCTTTCTATATGAATATGTTGACAAATGAAATGTTCTTGGATACTGCAAGAATTAGAGAAAATGTTGTATCAAAGGCAAAACTTTTAAACTATACACCAAGAAGTGCAAAGGCAGCCAAGGCACAGGTTAGTTTAGAACTTTTAGATCAAAATTCTTATGCATCGGCAGATGTATATGATACAATTAAAATCAATCGTGGACTTCAGTTTACAACAAACTATAACGGAAAATCCTATAGTTTTGTACCAACAATCACTAGAATTGTTGAAAAGAGTACTTCCATTCAAAACGATAATGGTACTTACACAAATGTATATAAAATTGACGATCTAGAATTAATCCAAGGCATCGAAGTACAAGAAGAATTTGTAGTAGATAACACAAATCCAAACCAAAGATTCTATCTGTCTAACGAAATGGCAGATATTGACACGTTAAAAGTATTTGTACAACCCGATGCCGAAGATGATGCATTAATAGAATATAAAAAATCTACAGATAATTTAAGACTACAAAGTACAGACGAAGTATATTTTATACAAGAATCAAAAAATGGTTGGGAATTATTTTTTGGTGATGGTGTCTTGGGGAGTGAATTGTTATCAGGAAATGTCTTAATTGTAAAATATTTAGTTACAACAGGCCCGGAAGCAAATGGGATTGCACAATTTACTATTGGAGCAAATGCAGATAGAGATTTGTTTAGAGTAAGTAATTTGTCTGTAACAGGTGTTGCAAATGGTGGGGCAAACAGAGAAGATATTTCTTCAATAAAATTTAATGCACCAAGAAATTTTGAAGGACAAGGTCGTGCAGTTACTATTAGAGATTATAAGGCGATTATACCGCAAATATATCCATCCGCATCATCAGTAAATGTTTGGGGTGGAGAAGATAACGTACCACAAATATTTGGCAGAGTTTTCATGGCAATTAGGCCTAACAATGGATATTTTTTATCGGATTTTGAGAAGGAAACTATTAAAAGTACATTAAGAAAAGAATATTCTATCGTATCTATTCTCCCAGATATTGTTGATCCCGAATACACAAGAATTAGAATTAATACAGAAATAAAATGGGATAATGAATCTACAATATTTACTGCAGACGAACTTAAAGAAAAAGTATTAACTACTATTAAAGACTTTAGTGCAAAAAATTTAAATGAATTTGATAGTTATTTTAGATATTCAAATTTAGTTCATCAAATTGACATGACAGATCGTTCGATTACAAACAACGTCACCAAGATAAATATGATTAATGAAAAAGTAATTTTATTAGGCGGAGCCGCACAGTATCAATTCGGATTTAATAATCAAATCAAGAAAGGTACTTTAAAATCTATTGGGGTACAAGTTTCTGGATCTCAAAATTATTGGTATGTAGAAGAAACCGATACTTACGATGGTAATCTTAATTTTTATTCATTTGATTTAAATAATAAAAAGATTTATACTAATAATATTAAAGGAACTATCGATTATAACACAGGATTAGTTACGGTACAAGATATTATAATTGAAAATGTTGAAAGTGGCACTAATAATAACTTCCGAATGGAGGCCGAACCAGTGTCTTTTGACATTTTTCCAAAAAGAAATCAAATTCTATTAATCGATCCTAATGATGTTACTATTACAATGGATGCAGATTCAGACGAATATAATAATAATTACGATATTACTACACAAAACGTACAAATTATAAGAAGATAGATACATGGATAATAGTAACTATAAAGATTTAGCATCTCAGGTTCGTTCTGAACTACCATTCTATTTACAACAGAATGATTATGATAATTTTGTAAAATTTTTAGAGTTGTATTATGAATGGATGTCTCAAGAAACAAATACTCTTGATGTTGGTGCAGAAATATTAGATTATTCGGATTTGGATAACACTCTAGATATTTTTGTAGATGAATTTAAGCACCTACTTGCAGAAGCATTTCCAAATACAGTTCAGGTCAAAAATAAAAATCAAATTAATTCAGAATTATCTGGAATTTTTGGTGTGTCTCCGTTGGAGAATGAAAGATTTGAATCTGATGATTTCTTGGGTAATGGTGTTAGTTCGGAATTTTCAATCTCTTATAGAGAGCCTTCTTTCTACGAAGGAAAAACTGTAACAACCAGAGTTGTAGATTTTAAAGTTTATGTAAATCCAACTACTGGACAATACACAGATGAATCATTAATTACAAGAAGTAGTGAAACTCCTTCGCAAGTATTTGCAAACCTAACTTTTCCAGATGATTTTGTAGAATTAGTTAAAGACGAAGACTATATTGTATCAGAAGATAGAATTATATTCTACGATAAAAATACAGGTCAAATTGTTGCACCTACGGATCAAGTTGCAATCAGAGTTCTATATAGACTTAAAACCACAAATGCATCCACCGGCAATAATAAATCTGATATTAAGAAAACTAAATTTACAAACAAAAAACAATTTCTGAAACTTATGAAAGAGTTTTATCTTGCAAAAGGTTCAGAAAAATCATATGAATTTTTATTCAGAACTTTTTTCAACGAAGATATTTCATTCTACTATCCAAAAGAAAATGTTTTTAAGGTAAGTAATAATGAATGGACGGCGGAAACAAGTATTAGAACTCAACCTAGCACGAATGCACTTACAAATCCAATAAGAGTTGTTGGAGAAACTAGTAAAGCCTTTGCGACAGTAGAGAGATATCAAGAATACTCTCTATCTAATAATGCGGTGAGAGAATATTTTATTAGTAGTATTTTTGGTGAATTTCAAGATCAAGAAAATGTATTCATTGAAAATGAAAATGGTGTAACATTCAAAGAAAAATTGTGGACATGTGTTACTGGTTTTGACATTCAAAACCCAGGCAGAAATTATCCCAGAAATATGTACTTAAATTCTTTTATATCATCTGCCGGCAGTGGTACAGGTTTCGGTGCAAGAATAACAAACACCACAGATGGACAAGTTGACTCAATCGAAATTGTAAACGAAGGTGATAATTATATTACTGGTGAAGAAGTAATTTTTGAAGGCGAAGGAACTTTTGGTAGTGGTGCAATTGGTACTGTTACTAAAGTAACTGGTGTAACAGAAGATAAAAATATCACTTGGGTACAACACGAATCGAATGATACTTATCCAAATTATTATTGGGATTTCTCAGATGGGGGAGAAACTTTTACTACAGGATCTTCTAGAAACGAAGTTGTAGATGTTAGAAATATTGATAATTATTTTGATAATGTAACAACTCTATTAGACTTTGAAACAATGACTGATAGTAGAAACTATAAAGAATATAAAAATAGTTTACAGACATTAAGAACAAATGCAAAACTAGAAACTCCATTGGCAGGGCCACTTTTTGGTAATGAAAGTACCTTGTTTACAAATGGGTTTGTAGAAGTTAAAGACGCAGCGATTGAAATCGCAGGCGAAGATGAATTGATCGTTGATTTTTGGTATTTACCAGTTACTTTAGACACTGATAATTCTAGGGGTTCTGCATTATTCTCTATTGGTGCATCAGATGGTACGTATAATGCATTCACATTGTGGCAAAAACCAGATAACACTATTATTATCCAGAATAAAGATAGTGAGGTGGCAAGTGTTGTTTTACCAATTAGTTATAGTGCGTGGAATCATATTGCAGTACATTCAGTTGTGGGTAGTGGCACAAAAATTTATTTAAATGGGGCCCTTGTCCTTAATGCACTTTCTGTGGATTGTGCAGATATTGAATCTACTGACAGATTGTTTATTGCTGCAGACAGTGATGCTGGTTTAGGGTCAGATGATCCACCACCAACAAGACAACAAATTTTTGATACTTGGGGGAGATTTTCTCACGATAGTTCAAATAATTTTCCAGCAGATGCAAGTGATTTGAATGCATTCACATATAATTCAAGTTTAGATAGAATTGAGTGTACAACAAACTTGGCGCGGTTAACAGGATTTTACTCTCCTTCTGGTTATTCGCAATATGACTTTGGAGTAACCGTTACGGCCTCTGGTGGTGATAATGACACAATTGGTGCATTGATAGGATTTTACAAAGACCCAGATACAGGAAAAGAACATAGTTTATCAGTATTAAGATCGATGCAAGGTACGTTGTCGGGTGGCGGTTATCAAATTTGGTATAACCATTTGCAATCAGATGCGGAATTAGTATTTGATGGAAACTCATTGGCGCCTGGTCTTGCCGGTGATTGGCAAGGCAACAAATCAAGAATCAAAGTTACTAGGGATGTTGGAGATGTATTTACTGTAAGTGTCTCCCAATTTACTACAAATGCAACGCATACAGATGCAGATTTAGACCCAACAACAGAACATACATTCAAACTTTCTGATTATTCTTGGGGAAATGTTTTTGCTGGTTTATCTCCTTATGGATATTGTAACCATAGTCAGGGTGGCGCTGCATGGGAAGATACGGAATTTAGAGTATTTGGTGAACTTGATATGGGGGATTATATCGCTGCATATTTTGACTCATTTAGAATTACTAAAGGAAACAGATATACAACTTTCTTGGATGCCGCTAACTCCAATGTAGAAACTTTATATGAATGGGAACTTGACCCCATCGAAAAATCAAACATTGCAGTTAATGCAGAGAATACTAAAAATAGTAATGCAAAATATTATTATGCAATTGCAAATAATAAACTTACTATTATGGAAGAAATTTATGATACGGGCGGGAAACCAGAAACATGGGATTCTATCACTGGACTTTTGAGTGATACTACTGGTTTTGTAGACGATTTAACCATACGTTCTGGTGATGATTTAAAATCTTTGCGTCCTGTACCAATTCCAGATTATTATAGTGTTACAATTAATTGGACAGAGATGCCTAGGGGTGGTGTAAAAAGAGTTGACTTAATGACAGGTGGATTTGGGTATATCATTCCACCATCAACATTTGTTTCAGAACAAACTGGTAGTTATGTTTCTCAGGGTCTTGGTGCAACTTTACTTGCAAAAGGAGATACTATTGGTGGAATTAAAGATATTAAAATTACTCAAAATGACCCAAATGATGCATATGATGGATTTGGAATTGGATATGTCACTCCACCAACACTAGATTTAACAGGATTAGGAGATGGTACTGCAGTTGTTGTTCCCATAACTGGACCTTTATGTGTGCGTGATGGTTCTTTTGTTTCAGACCAAGGTTTCTTATCGGATAATAATAGAATACATGATAGTTATCTATGGCAGGATTATTCCTATGTAATTCAAGTTGGTAGAGTTATTGATGAGTGGAGAGATATTGTTAAAAAAGTTATCCACCCAGCTGGTATGATGATGTTTGGTGAATTAACACTACTATCCAAAGTCGAAGGTAAAAGACTGAAAGATGCATACCTATTCTTGTTCTATGAGATTATCAAGAATGTTGATGTCACAGTTAAAAACATGGATGGGTTGGGTGTATGGACAGGACAAGACACAGATCCCCAAAACTCTAATGATATCATGTCACATGGTTATACTATTGTATACAACAATAGACAATCTGCAATGAATGAATTATATGGAGTAGGTGATGATACTCCAGCTGGACAGTCAGTAGATACTGGTTCTGGCAGATATGTCCTATTAGGAGATGGGTTTACAAACGCAACCACTTGGAACGAAGTTAAATATGTTGGATTAAATCAGTTAGATGGTTCTGGTAAGGATTATTCATTTTTTTATGGTGGTGAAATATTAGAAAGAACATTTACAATCTACAATATATCTGAAAAAAATATTGTAGATGATGAATGGAAATCTACAAGGCCTTGGGCAAAATATAAAATTATTAGTGCAGTGGAAGATAGTGTGAACAATACTATTATGTTTGGAGTTGTTTTAGAAAATAGTTATCTAAATTTACCCAATGAAAGTCCACTAAATAATATAGAGTTTAGATGGGATAAGAAAACTAGGGGTAATGTTGAAAGAGTAAATAGTTCTTGGATTGGTTCAATCAGAGACGGCGCGAATCCAAGAGATGAAAAGTTTATTGTGAAAATTCAACCAAAGGAATTGCCAGATAGTGGTAGTACTTATAAATCACTGGAAAGGTTCAAATTTAATTTTTCTGCAATATTCCCATTTGATAATCTTGTTAGATATAGATTTAGTCCGTATGAAGAGGCACAGGGTTCTCCATATTTGGACTACTATGGATTTGATGGAGAATTCAATAATATTAATATGAAGGGTACTCAACATACTATTATGCAAAATCCAAATGGAGATAATACCTTTGGAATGGTTCCAACATATGGAAATAATCAGTATTTAGGTGTTACTGATGGTACAGATCATGACTGGCAACAAGAAACAATACAAAATATAATGGCAAGTTACGACAAATCTTATCGCGCAGTGTTAGATGCACACGTAAATCTGATGCCTAAACATTTAGTTATATCTAAGGATACTGCAGGAGTCGACGGACCTTTATTATCTGGTATGACTTTCGCATCAATTGAAAGAATGAAATTTAATCAAACACCACAAAGTGTTGATAATAATCTATATTTAGAAAGTATTGATGATGTAATGACCAAATATAATACGCGCACAAACATCACTCATGAAACAATTATTCAACAATATTCTACTGAACCTACAAGTTTTGCGGAATTAAAAGAGTTGCAACAGATTTGACACAAAAAAATCTTATAAATAAAAGAAACAAAAAAAATTAATCTATAAAGGGTATTATAAAAATGTCTGCTATTATTACCAACAAACTTAGAATTTTCAATGCACAGCAGTTCATTGAATCTATTAATGAACAATCACCATTGTGGAAAGAAAGTAATTCCTACAATGAGGGTGATGTTGTTTTGCACAATTCAAATTTGTATGTTGCAGTAGGACCAGATGGTGGTGGGGTTTCTGGTACAGTGCCACCAACTCATTTGTCAGGTATTGTAACTGATGGGGGTGTCTCTTGGGCATTCTACAACAGGTCACTTTTCAACAATCTTTACATGGGTATTGGTAAGTATTCATCTTGGGATGATGACAGTAATCCACCAACTCCAGAAGATTCTGTCGGATATCATAATACAACAAAATCTGATCTATTGGCACTCAAGAAAGTTTCTGCAGACACAATCTCTCTTGCAATTCCTAGAATTGATTGGAATACTGATACCCAATACACAATGTATGAACATGACAACGTAGAAGAAATTATTCCTAATGGATATATCTTGACAGAAGGCAACAACCAGTTCAATGTTTATAAATGTATCAATAATACTAGTTGGAAAGATGCTGCAGTTGGTGTGCAGCCTGGTAAATCTACAGTAAAACCAACTGGTACACCAACAAATGCAATTATTGAAACTGGTGATGGTTATGCATGGAAATATATGTATTCTGTAGATTTAGATGCATCATTAAAATTCTTGACAAAGGATTATGTACCTGTTAAGTTTTTGACTGCAGAACCAAATGCCGCGACTGCTGATTATGTACAGTGGCAAATTAAACAAAATGCAATCGCAAATTCTGGTGGAATTGATTGGGTTAAAATTACTGATGATAATGTAAATAGTGGCCATGCTGGTGGTTCTGGATATTATCAAAATATTAATCAATCCAATTCAACAGTTGCAGAGGGCACTTTAAGTTTTGCAGTAACCTTATCTGGAACTGCAACTGCACTCGCAACAAATGATTATACTGGTTATGCAGTAGTATTTACAAAAACTGGTGCGACTACTCCAGTACAAAGAAAAATTAGTAATTGGAATTTTAATACTTCTACCAATGTTGCAACAATCACAATTGAAAATGCATTTCTAGAGGGAGAGGGTGGTTCTGGTAGTATTGTTATTGCACCAGATGTTGAAATTAATGGTGATGGTACAGGATTTACTGCATATGGAATTACTCAGGGCGACCAAATTAAAAAAGTAATGATTACCAATAAAGGTACAGGATACACTAACGCAACCGCAACTGTCTCGGCAGGAAATGTATCATCATCTAGTGTGTCTGCATGTAAAGCAAAACCAATCATTTCGCCTACAACTGGACATGGATTTAACGCAGTTGAAGAATTGGGTGGTTATTATGCGATGGTTGCACTCAAACTAGAATATGATGAACAAGATACAAGATCAGAAGATGGTGTAACAAATGTTACAGAATCTGTATTCCCTGTAACTGGAGATAGATCAGTATTCAGACAAATTGTTATTTTAAGTGATCCAGTTGATGAATATACAGATAAACTTGCATACGGTACTTCTTATAGAGGCCCAAAACATCCTAATTATGGTACTGCAGGACAGACAATTTTTGATATCGATACTGGTACTGGAAAAGTATTATACATAGAAAACAGACAACCAGTTTCGCGTGCTGTCGACCAAATCGAAGATATTAAAGTTGTCTTTGAATTCTAATTTAAGTAGTATCTAGAACAAGAGAGAAAACATGGCTACAAATTTTAATGTAACACCGTATTACGATGATTATGATGTAAATACAGGCTATTTGAGAATTTTATTCAAGCCAGGCCATTCTGTACAGGCGCGTGAACTTACTCAAATCCAAACTACTTTGCAACAACAAATTGCAAACATGGCAGACCATTTCTTCAAAGAAGGTGCAATGGTGGTGCCTGGACAATCTGCAGTAGATATTAGTGCAACATATGTAAAGATTGATTTAAATGGTGCAAATTCCTATATCAGTCCTACAGATTTTATAGGTAGAACTGTTACTGGTTCTATTTCTGGTGTACAAGGTATTATTGTACACGCAGTTGGTGCAACTGGCACTGAAACAACAGATGACCCCGACACAATTTATGTAAAGTATACAACTGGTGCAAATCCATCAGACCCGTCATCAGTCAGTTTTGCGGACGGAGATAGTATTTCATTTTTACCTAATGAAATTTTAACAACGATATCATCTACAAATCAATCAGATTATAGTTGTATTGTAAGACCAGTAGAAGAAACACCTATTGGTACGGGTTCCATTGCGTTTATCGAAAGTGGTATTTACTATGTACAAAAACATATGGTGGTTGTGCAAGATCAAAAAATTATTCTTGATAAGTATACAAATTCGCCATCATATAGAATTGGTTTAGAAATTCAAGAACAAGTGATTAGTGCAAATGACGATCCTAGTCTTTTAGATAACGCCCAAGGCACACAAAACTATAATTCGCCAGGCGCAGATCGATATAAAACGACCCTTGTGTTTAAGAAAAGAGAGTATGGTGGTTCTGATACCAAAAACTTTATTCAATTAATTTCTATTCAGAATGGTAAAATTCAACAAAAAGTGCGTAGTACCGATTATGCAGTTTTAGAAGAAACTCTCGCAAGACGCACATTTGATGAGTCTGGTGACTATACAGTTAGTCCATTTAAATTAGATATTAGAGCACTATTTAATGAAAACTCAAATCGCGGTGTATTCACCATGAAAGATTTTGAATTTGATACTGAGGTAGATGCAAAAAACCAAGCGTATGATCGTTTTAGTGAATATAGTGGAATGGTTGATGGTGTACTGGATGTTGGACTGGCACATACTGTAGGTCCAATTGAAAGGGCTGCATACCCAGATCAAGATTTAGATACTACTGGTGAAAAATTCTATCCAGGCCGTACTCATGCAGATTTAGTATATGCATTGCAACAAAACTTGTCTCTAGGATTGGAGGCTGGTAAGGCATATGTTCGTGGTTATGAAATTGAAACTCTTGCAACTACATTTGTTGATTATAAACGTTCAAGAGATGATATTCAAAAGAATAATGAATACTTAACTGCAAAACTTGGTACATATGTTTATGTCACTGATAATATGACTTTACCATTTATTAATGAAGAAGTTTTATTTACAAACTTAAATACTAATGGTCCAGATTTTGTTACTATTGATGATTCATTTACAGTAACAACTTATGCATATTCTCCAGAAGCAGACTTTTCCGATGCAAATAATACATTAGGACATGATGTAGTTGCAACTGCAAAAGTAAAATATGTTGAACATTATAAAAATGCACAAGTAAATGACTTTCTACAAGGTGATTGGAATGGTACAAATGCCTCAGTAGAAACTGGTATTTGGAAAGTATATCTATATGATTTTAAATTCCAAAAAAATCCATTAACAACAAAAGATTATACAATCAATGATGTTAGGTCTTTGGTATCTAAAGAAAAAGTTGGTACAGGTGCATTACAGACATATAGATTTACCTCTAACGTTTTGTCTGATTACTCAGTTATAGACCAAAATCAAGATTTTGCGAATAAAAATATTTTAGTATCTGAATATGAAGATAGAAAAGTGCGTGGAATTGTTTACGATTTTAATGCAACTAGAAGTTCTGCACTTGTCAAGATGTTAGGTAGTGGTAATTTTACAAGTGACGATGCAGCACTATTGACTCCTAGACAATTCAAACCAAATGAGATTTTAAAAGAAATTACATTCACATCTACTGGTGGTACAACTAACCTATTCAATTCTCTTGCAAATTATCGTTATATCGATAACGGGGCAAGAATTTTAAATAAACAAGTTATTTTTGATGGTGATGGTTCTAGTATTGTAGATACTTACGCAGATTATGTAAAAACAGTTAGATTCATTGATGACGTAAGTGGCAATGAAACTATTGATACTTCATACACAGTCCAAAGAGAGATCAACGCACAAGTAATTAATCCAGATGGCGGACAACCAAGAGTAGTGATTGAATTATCTCCAAATGTGGCCGAAACATTTGGTACATATAATTCTGATTATTATTTTCTAGTAAAGCCCCCAACAGATGACGCAAATGTGGGTGGTATCGAAAGTATTGCATCAGAAGATGTACAAATTAGTATTTCTGGTAAAACTTTAACAATCACAAACCTTTCAGTTGCTAGTGTTGGACAATCTGTCAAATTATTCATTCCAATTATTAAAACTGAAGCAGTCGAAAAACAAAAAAGATTAATCGAAGATGTTGTAATTACTCCCTACTCACTTATAAACGGTGTTGGTAATTTCACAGAAGTCGGAAAAACTTTTGTGTCATCTCCAAGTAGTGATACATTTGAGGCAGATATTCTTTATACTAGTTTGAATGCAAGTGGTGATATTCCAGAAACTTTCCAAGATGCTCAGGGTTATGATTTATCTCTAGCAGATTTACAACTTCAACACTCAGATATTCATGAATTGAAAAAGATTTATGACACATGTAATGTTAATACAATTGCATATCAAACTAATGTTGACGGTACATTTAAACTTATTGTTGAAATGACTGCAGAAGAATTGTTGTTTGCACTCAGTGCATGGAATTATTACGAAGAAACTGGTGCAGATCCATTTACAGATACAACAGAAAATGCCCCATTCAGACAGGATATTTTAGACTTGATTGAATCAGGTGGTACTCCAGTACCAGCGTCTGGTGGTGTTCCAAGTAAAATTGTAGATGTTACGAATAGATACACTTTTGATAATGGTATGAGGCCTGGCGTTTTAAATTTGGGTAACGTAACACTTAAACGTGGACAATCAATTTGTGCCGGTAGACCAATTATTGTATATTCATACTTTGAACATAGTGCCGGTGACTATGCATCTGTGGATTCATATACACATGCAAACTCTGGTTTAACATATGGAGAAATTGGAGAATTTAATAGTAGTAGATTGTCTGATGTACTAGATTTTCGTCCTGCCACAATATATGAGGCAAACGATGGTACAACAGAATCTAAGTTGCGTGGTTATTCTAAAATTTCAACAAGTGGGGAATATCCATTAGACAACACATATGTTATTTGTGATTATAGACAATATCTCGCAAGAAAAGATAAAGTTTTTGTGGATAAAATTGGTAATTTCAAGGTTAAATATGGTTCTTCTAGTCTCACACCAGAATATCCCGAAGATCCTGATGATGGTATGGTATTGTATAGATTACAGGCAAGTCCTTACACTGCAACGGTGCAAGATGTAAAGGCGGAAATGGTTGACAACAAACGTTACACTATGAGAGATATTGGTGCTCTAGAAACAAGAATCAAAAGTTTAGAATACTATACATCACTAAGTCTTTTGGAAAAAGAAACAAAAGACATGCAAATTACTGACGAAAATGGTATGGACAGATTTAAGAACGGATTTGTAGTAGAACCATTTACTGGACACAATATTGGTGATGTTTTTGACCCAGAATATAATTGTTCTATCGATAGTGTTTCTGGACAATTAAGACCTAGATTTGCAGAAAAAAATACTAATATGAAATTCAGATATAATGATTCAAGTCATTATTCTGACCATGATGGTGTTTTATTGTTACCATACGAAGATGTGATGGTAATCAACCAAGACAAATCATCTAAAACTGTAAACGTAAATCCATTTGCAATTTTCACCTTCCGTGGCTCTATTAAACTTACTCCAGCGAGTGATGAGTGGAGAGATGTCAATAGACAACCAGATTTGACTATCAACCGCGAAGGACAATTTGATAATATTCAATTCCTTGCAAACGAAATGGGAGTATTGGGTACAGAATGGAATAACTGGCAAACCGCTTGGACAGGTACTGAAGTTACTGGCAATACTCAATTCAACGACTTTATGAGAGGCCCTGGCATTAGAAGGGTTACTGGTAGAAATGAAACCATTCAAACTACAAATAATCAAACCAGAACTGGTATCACAACTGAATTAGTACCTCGCGTAACCACAGAAAACATGGGTGATAGAGTAGTTAATACAGAGATTGTACCATTTATTAGAGAACGTTCAATTTTCTTCCATGGTACACGAATGAAACCAAACACAAAGGTTTATCCATTCTTTGATGATGTTGATGTGAGTGAATTTTGTGTTGCAGCGCAGACACATACTGTCGGTTCAATGACACAAAGTGCAAACAATTTTATAAATGATAATGAACAAAAATGGATTTCAGAAGCTGGTGAAATGACTCTAACAGGTGATACTAGTGGTCATCAAACAAATGTATTTGGACTAGAGTATGTAGATACAAATTCAGTTAGATTTTTTGTTGTTGATAATATGGATAACAAAAATTACACAACATTAGAAAGAATGTATCTAAGAGATGCTCGTGGAAATTCAATTCGTGTTGGTAATTATCAAAGTGGAGAAGGTGTTTCAGTAGATAATAAAGTTCTAAAAACAAATGATTTAGGACAGGTACGTGGTATCTTTAACCTACCAAATACAGATAATATCAGATTTAGAACTGGTGATCGTATCTTTAGATTAACAGACCAACCAAACAACTCTGATGACACAGATACAAACGCACAAACAAACTATACCGCAAAAGGTACAATCGAAACGAGACAACAAACTATTTTATCAACTCGTACTGCAGAAATTGTACAGAGAAATATTTCTGATACAAGAACTTTACAAAATACAACTACCAGAAGAGTTGTTGAGTCTGACACTGGTTGGTATGACCCACTTGCAGAAACAATTTTGATTGAGGAAGATGGTGGTGCATATATTACTAGTGTAGATTTATTCTTCTCTACAAAAGATGAAGGAATTCCTGTAACTCTGCAATTAAGAGAAACAGTAAATGGTTATCCTGGCCAGAAAATTCTACCTTTTGGTGAGAAAACTTTATATCCAAATCAAGTACAAATTTCAGATGATGGTAGTTTACCAACAAACTTTAGATTTGATTGTCCAGTGTATGTACAGGATAGTACAGAGTATTGTATTGTTGTGCTTGCGGATACACAGGGATATCGCTGTCATGTTTCAAGATTGGGTGAAGAGGCACTTGATGGTTCTGGTATTATTTCAGAACAACCATATGCAGGGGTTTTCTTTAAATCACAAAACGCATCCACTTGGACTGCGGATCAAATGGAAGATTTAAAATTTAAAGTTTATCGCGCAAAATTTGATAATTCTAAAAAGTCAACATTGTACTTTGCAAACGAAGATTATGATTCATTGGGTAGTGAAGAAAATAGAATTTTACTTGGTACGGATTCTATGGAACTGACTGCGAATTCACATATTGTAACATTCCATGCTATAGATCACGGTTGTATTGGTACAGATTTCCATGAAAATCATAATTATGTACAAATTACTGGATTTAAAGATAATGCGTTGTTTGGTGGTACAGATTCTACAAATTCACTTAGTGGTGCCCAGTTAAATGGGATTCATAAGGTATTGTCAACTACACTTGATAGTTTTTCTATTGACATGAGAAATGTTAAATATAATGAAACTACTATAGATTTTAATAATAAGACATACTCAGCTGCAACTGGTACAAATGTTATGCCTGCAACATCTGGAAGATTTTCTCCAGTAGGTGTAGATGGATTTTTACCATATTTAAATTCGAATATTAAATATGATTTGATGATGCCTATTGTACAAAACGTACAGTTGCCTGGCACAAATATTCAATATAAGTTTAAATCTATCTCTGGTGCATCACAAGATGGAGATCAAATCGCTGGAGTAAAGGATAGTAACTGGTCTACAATGGTGCCTAATAGTAATATCACATTCAATGCACCAAGAATGATTTCTAGTAGATTTAATGAACAACAGTTTAATAGTGGTAATGCAATAAATAAAAAATCTTTGGTTTACGAAATCGATATGTACTCCGAATCAGACAATTTGTCTCCACAGGTTGATACGCAAAGATGTAGTGCAATATTAGTATCTAATAGAACTAACTCACCACAGTGGACTAGTGACGTTGATGCGAATGGTATTCAAACGGATACCAACCTCGCATCTGGTAATATTGGACATGTTTATACAGGATTTGTGAGTGAACTAGAATCGACGGGTGGTTCTGTTGATGCAACATATATCACTAGAGAAATCCAACTTGCACAGCCATCTAAATCTATGAAAATTGTTATTACTGCGAATAGACCTGCAGATACAGATATTGACTTATATTACAAAACTAAAAGTAGTGATTCACTTGAATATAGAAAATTGCCATATACTTTCATTGAAAGACCAGATGGGTATGGAATTCCTGCAAATTCAATAAGTGACTTTAGGGAATTTGAGTATGATATAAGAGATATTGAAGAATTCATTGGGTTTGGCGTTAAAATTGTATTGAGAAGTAAAAATTCTTCTATAGTGCCTCGTGTCTCAGATTTAAGAATTGTTGCACTCGCCACTTAGGATTATAAATAATGAGTAGAGATATAAATGATTTTATGATAGTTAAGGAAGAAAAAAATCTACGCAGAGATCCGCACTCAAAGGCGGTTATTAATACAGATATACAATCATATAGAAACTATATGAAAAGAGTAAATCGATTTGATAAAACTGAAAGAGAAATAGACAACCTTAAAACAGAAGTGCAAGAAATAAAAGAATTATTAAAAATACTAGTAGAGAGAACTTAAAATGGCATTTACATATCCATCACTAACACAAGTTATTAGAACTGATACGTTTGACGTTTGGGCCACTAAAACTAATGAAATTAGAGACCATGCATTATATGTACAGGCACTAGTAGGAGATTTTAACGGACTATCTACAGATAGTAAGACTGTAGTAGGAGCGTTTAACGAACACGAAACATTAATTAATACCAATATTTCGAATATTGGTCCTCTTGGAAGTATTGATGTTGCATATGCTGGTGCAAACCTTGTTGAGAGTTTAAATAATGCACATGATGTTTTAGTCGCATATACTGATTCAGAAGTTTTAACTGAAAAGAATTCAAGGATTGATGCCGATGTTGGATTGCAACAAAGTATTGATGCAGTTGAATTAAATGCAGGTCTAACACCAGCTGGACAATATATCCAACCAACAACATCTAATTATTTGTCAACATCTGTTTCTCTCGCAAATGCAGACAATTTATTAGACACGAAGATTAAAGAAGAAGCTGATATATTAAATAATACGCAAACAAATCTTGGTGCAGATTCTAGTGGTAATATTACGTTAGTTGGTAATTATATTACTGGTACTGTTAAAGAATCTTTGGTTGCATTAGATACTCAGTCTGCGACAAATGAAAATAGAATTAATCAAAATATTCAATCTATTGTTGGATTAGACAATAGATTAACTAAATCACAAACAAATATTGGATTGAACTCTGCCGGCGTTTACACATCAGATGGTGGAAATACATATGCAATAACAGATAATATTAAGGGCGATATTAATGCAGTTGATGTTAAATTAGAGGCAGTAGATGTTTCTTTACAATCATTAATAAACGAAGATACAAATATCTATAATCAACTTGCTCTTAAATTAGAAACACCACCAACATCTGGTGACACTTTAATTGTATATGATTCTGCAGCATTTACATATTCACACGCAACACATAATCCATCATCTGTAAATACCAATGGTACTGAAGTGATTGATAAAGTGATTGTCGATTCATCAGGACACATACAATCTTTTTCAAAAAGAAATTTAGGTAATCAGTCGCAACACAACCAAACAATTAGTTCAAATCTACCATCTGGTGGTTCTAATGGTGATGTTTGGTATAGAGTATAAAGAGGGCAATAAATGGCATACTATGTCAAAGATGATACTCTTAATCAACAGAACGTAGAGTATAAAGTAGATTTGCAAATCCAACACTCTGGTAATAAGGGTAGAGGGTTGAAGGCAGTCGATGCCAGATTATATGAGCCACTTAAAAATTACAGTGAAAATAATTTAGATAGAATGTATACACCTGTTTTTACTATCGATGATAACCATCCTAGAAAACAGGGAGAAAATCCATATATCACGTATGATTTAACTTGGCCTGCAAATATTGGTACAGGTGATAGAATTTTATCATTAGAGGCATGTGAAACAGAAGAGGGCCCTTGGACAGAAGTTGCAAGAATTGATGCAACAAACGAACCCTTATCTTGGACAGAGACTAGAGTGAGTCTTAAACTAGATGCAAAGAACCGTGGATTTGGTAGTGGTTCTGGCGATACTGGTGGTGCATCCAAACATGGTATCATTGCAAACAGAAATGATATTACAGGATATGTACAAATAGGTACACATTATCCTCGTTCTTGGCAATCCCCAACATTTAATGCAACTGGAATGGATACTCTTTCATTTTATTATATCATTGGTAATGATAGTAATGGTCTGGAATATACAGATATGACCAGAGAAAAATATATCATGACATTGGTGAGAAAATCTGATGGTCGTGTAATGCAGACACTAAACTTTGACTTTAGACAAAACTCTTGGGCACTAATGAGTATGAACGTGAGAAATGCAAGTGGAAACTGTTATATTAAAATTGTACAACCACATCATTCTGGCGGTAAATATGATGGAGCAGGATTTTGTTTTTTCAAAGGCACATCAACTATAACTCATTATAAAAATGGTGATGCAACTGCAAATTTCTACTTTAATCAGGGTGGTGAGTATCAGGGAGTTGAAGTTATAGGTGATGGTAGACCATACGTTTCTGGTGATAATATTGGCCGTGGTGCGAATAAGAGATTTTTTAGATTTTCTGTTATATCAAAAAATGGTCATAATGTAGTAAGAGATGTTAAACCAAACAATTCGACAGGTACTTTACTAAGTCCATTAGGAAATGATAGGACAAAATGGTGGGTTCCAAAAGAAATATATGCAAAAGATTCTGGTGCATGGAAAGAAATCAGAGAAGTTTATGTAAAGAATAACAATAATTGGAATAAAGTATATCCATTGTTTATTAACTCAGAAAATTTTGTTAGTATTTCCGATATACAAATAAAACAAAAGAAAGATTATATTCCTTTAAGTGCAGTTTATGTGGATAATACGACAACTATTACTGCATCCAGTATTTTACCAAATCCAGTAATATTAATTGCTGGGGTGAGTTCCGATGCAGCTCCAAGTTTCCTAATCACACCTCCACTGGAATCTGGTAAGTTGACGGGCACAAACTTTGAATGGGGATATTCTCTATACAATCGAGGTGAAAAATTACCAAAATGGAAATTAGATCAAAACGATACAGGTTCGTATAATAACGGATTTATGTTGGCGTTAGAAGTTGATGGGCCAAATATAAATGATCTTAACCAAGTTGGAGTTGGTATACAGGATGTTGGATTTAGTGCAAATTTACAATCAGGAATAAAAGATAATGATTTAATAGTTGCAATACAAAGATTTTCTAATCCAAGTTCTGTACGTACAGAAACTGAATATAATTCAGCAAGGCCTGCAGGGTGGAGTTTACAGTCATTTTCTGGTGGTGAAAATGGTTTTGTAGTTTATACAAAAATTGCATCAAAGGCGGACTCAGGAAAAGTATATAACTTTCCACAACATGCAAATGACTCATCAGAAATATTTACTATCGTATTTAGAGATACAAATAATATACCTATTAAAACTGTTGCAAAGGCCGGATTTAAACAACAAACATCATCTACAAATCCACATGCATTTACTTTAGCATGGTCTGGAATGAATTTAAATAGAACTGGTTCTACAAGTGCTGATGCATTGGCAAATACTAAAAGAACTTTACCACCACTGTCACCTGGCGTTGTCAGATATCACGTATGGGGTTGGTGGGGCGATAGTAAATTATTAGGTGGGTATGGGTACTATCGTGGTGGTAGACCTGCAACAGTTAAGTATATTGAAAGCCAAATGGATACTCCAGAAAATATTGGTAACTATTATGTATCTATGTATCATGGATATATTGTACCACATGTTTCTGGTACATACAAATTTAATACGTATTCAGATGATGGTAGTTATTTTTGGTTAGGAGACCATGCAAAATTTAAAAGTACTAGGACTCGCGCAAACGCACAAGTTGACAATGGTGGGGATCATGGTAAAAGATTTGCATCTCAGGAATACTCTAAATATCTAACAGCAGGACAAAGATATCCTGTATTTGCAAACATGTATGAAAGACGCGGCAGTGATGTTTTGAGAGTATTTGTAAAATCTCCAAACCATAGTAATGATTGGCAATTAAAGAATTCTGATTTTTCATGGATGCACGACCCTAATGAAGATTTTTCATTTGGTACAAAATATTTTAATGGATAAGAAATGTCATATATAGAAAACAGTCAACAAAGTAATTTTATCATAAATATCGGTATAGATGGAAATTCTACTGGTATTGATAATGTTAGTAATGGTGTGGTAACAACTCCGAATGGTGATATTGCAGTAGACTTTGCCCCTATGATTTCGTCATTTACCTCAAATAATTATGGTAATGCATATTCATGTGAAACTGAAATAGTATTGGTTGGGCCCAGTGTAACAAAAGAAAGATTGGTTAGTCTTGGAATAGACCCAGAAGAAACAGTTTTATCATATTCTATTATTGAGGTTTGGTTTAGATTTGATATACAAGATGAATTTGATATTGGTTTTTGGAGATTAAGTGAAACAGAAGATTGGACAACTGGTGAAAAAATTGTAAGTGTTTCTGGAAAAGATAACACCGGCAATAGAACTTCTAAGTTCCATAGTCTAATATTACCACAACCAGAAAATGATGATATCTTCGTACTTTCTTATGGAGACAATTCTGGAATTAACAATATAACTGCAACTGTATCTTGTAATGGATTTGTACCAATACATTATCAAAATTTGTCTGGTGGCGGCGGAAGTAATACAGGTTCTGCGGCATAAATAGATATATAACGAATTAGAAAGAGTAAACTAATATGGCACAATTACAAGTTACCTTATCAGCATTTAAAAACTATGGAGTTTCTACTGTAAGAACAGGGTTCACTGCCTTCACTGGTAATGGTGGTTTTACTGGTGATGGTGGATTGGACGGTACTCCATATGGTGGAATGCTCAAAGTTTTAGATTTAGATTTAAAACGAGAATGGCAATTATACAACGGAATCCCACAATCTGGTAATGAAGTGGTAGACGCCGCAGATGGTTCAACCCTAGTAACAAAAAGATTTTTTGACCCAGTATTTCCTGTTGCTGGATATGATGGTACACCTAGTTATGGTACTACTGATGATGGACAACCACAATTGCAACATGTAATTGTATACGATTCTACAGACCAAATGTCACCAAATCAAGGTCAAGTTTCTAGAGGTATCGATCAAAAATTTAGATTGCGTCTTGAATATGATGAACGTCCGAGGTTATTTGAAAGTGACAAAGAATTTTCTGCAGAGTTATATCAACTAAATTTAAAAATGCGTAATTTGGGATTAGACACATATAGTGACGGTAATGCAATTGATGAAACTCTCGTAAGTACTTGGGGAGAAACCCTAGTTAATTCACATCCTGGCTATGGTACTGTTACAAATGCAAGTTTGCCGGCGGGATGGGAGGCCACAGTAGGAATTCCAAATCCTTCTTATGCGTGGTTAAAAATTAACATTGCAACCAAAAACCAAATTTTAGATAACGGAGATATTACTGCACCATTAGGTATTAGTGATGGTTTAATTACTTTAGAAAATGGTGCATCAGTTTCTACTTCTATCTTACGAGATCCTGGCCAGTGTGTTGATTTATTTTTCGAAGATATTGTAATTCCTGAAGATGGTGGTACTATTAATAGAAGTACTCGTTGGAGAAATAAAAGACGCGGCAAAGGTTGGTTTAAAAGATTCCCCAAACAGGATAGTTCAGTAGCCGGTACATATCCTATGCAATATAGAATTACATTCACAGAACGTGGATTTTGTTTCTTTATAATGGATGATAGTTCAACAGACCAAAACGATGATTATGCATGGGTACTTGCACAAAGAACTGTAGATAATCAAACAGGTATTACAAGAACTGATGAATCATCTAGATTCCCATTACATTGTATGTATTCTTGTTCAAGGGAAAGTGTTTCGCCTAGAGATTTTGGTGTATACTTTACTCAACAGGCTGCAAATTTACAGACTGCAGCAAATGCTATTGGTAGTGTGTATGATGAATCTGGAAATGAATTTTCGGTATCCGAATTAAATTCAGATTCATTATATATTTTGAATCCGTATGACAGAGAAGATTCTCTCGCAGATGAATTTATGGCAAAAAATATTTGGAGATTTGTTGCAAGAGAATTTGATATCGTAAAACCATGGGATGTACACAAAGATTGTACTAGACACCAGACAGATAGTAATGCAATTATCAACCCAATGGAACAACTTGCAATTACAGATGATAACAGGTTTGTTATCACTTTCCCAACAGGACTCACTACTCAAAGATATATGTATCCAAAAGAAGAAATTGATTTAATTGCATTCTCATCTTCAGAAGTAGTTGCACAGAGTAGTAATGTACCTATGCAAACATACAAACCAGATGGAACAAATACAGATAACCGAAGATATCAGGGGATGTTATCAACTCTACCAAATGGAAACGGAATGAGAGTGTTGATGTTAGTGAATGGAGACTATATTTTCAACAGTGATGTTAACATAGACTAGAAGAAAAGTTTTATAAATATATTCAGATAAACAAAAAGTCCTAAAAATTTTAAAGGAGATTATTAATGCCAAGTTCAAGTGGGTATAGTATTCAAAGAAATGAGATTATTAATATCTCTCACAGACAACACGTAGAATACCATACAGGTGGCGGTTCTACAAGAGTGTTTCCATTACGTTCAAAAATCGATTACGAAGATAAAGATTGGAATTGGGAAATTAAAGTTGGTGAAGTAAGATATTCTATTGACAGAACACAAGGTAAAAATTCAGTTGATGGTACTACAACAGACCCCGATGTAACATCTTGGGAAGATGGTACATATAAAGAAGGTTCACAACTTGCCGGCCTAGGTTCTGTAGAATTTGATAGAAGTGCCGGAATTTTCGGTTCTTTGATTTTTGCAGAAGAATATAGACCAGTATCTGGTGATACAGTTGAGGTTAGATTTCAAGAGGCGCAAGATTCTTGGACAGGTACAGATGGTGGTTTATTATACCAACTTGCAAAAGACTTGACTGTTCATCCTTATGACACACCAGAATTGTTAAAGGCAACACATGCAACACCTCTTGACGTTAACGGCGATCCAGTAGCGGCTGGATATACAGATGCAAGTGTTACAAAACTTAGACATACTTTAACTACACAATATAACGATGATTATACCACAACAGGAATTGAGGGTGTACAGAAAACTTTTAAACATCTTTATAAAGTTGTTAGAGAATGGAGAACTTCTTTTGAAAAGGATATCTCTACCATTGGATCATCTAATGTTGTATTGACTGCAGCATCTGGTACTGCAATGTTACCATTCACTAGAGGTGATTTGGGAGATGGAGAATTTAGAGTTTCAATTAATGGAAAATTATTACCAGAAAGTTTTTACACAGTCGAATCAGATGACGCGACTAGAAGAAGTACTATTACATTACTTGCTGGTTCAGAAATTACATGGGTAGACTCAGCAGATCTCAATAATGTTAATGTTGCAATCGGATATCATTGGAAACATTCTTTAGATGTTCCATATGGTGCATTAGTAGGAAAGGCTGGATTGGGTCCAATTCAAACTGCAATAAGTGGTGTAAACCATGCATTTGTTGCGAATGATGGTATTGTATTTATTCCCGCCACTTCTTCACAACAATATGCAATATTAGATTTAAATTGGGATGCAGCAAATCAAACATTTACAGTCAATACTGACGGTGGTGGTCAAGTTCTGGCAACTTCGGATCAAAATTCATATATTGATGCTGGTAGCATCTTTTTGATTGAATACGAAGAAGTTGATACATATGCACCTGCATTTAACTTGATTTATCCAAAACCATTATCCAATAATAAAGTAGATGTTGAATATGCACTAAGAGATATCAGTGATAAATTTTTAGTTGAATCATCTAAAGGGGTAGATTTGTTGTCTGATGACACATTGACACCAGAATATACATCTCCTACTTCAAATCGTAAACCCCAAAAATGGAGATTGCGTTTTGAATGGGATAGAAAACTTGCATCTGTAAGAGTTAATGTTGCAACTTCATACCAATTACTTGATGACATGTCTGTGACAAAAGGACAATCTAGAGATGGTATCAAAGGTCCAGTATCTAGAGAGCCTGGAGAACTGTGTGATATCTATAAAGAACCTAATGTTGGTAGAGGTAGTACTTATCAATTAATTAAGTCTAAATCAGATTTTTATAGAAGATCTCAAAAAGATATAGACGATACTGCACGAACATATCCTTTATCATATAGAATTACTATTACTGACCATGGTATGGGTTTCTTTATGTGGGAACAAGCATCTGTAGATCAAGATGATGATTATGCGTGGTTTGTTGTACAGAGACACGTAGACCAAACAACAGGACAACCAGAGTTTACTGGAAAGTCTCCTGTCCACTGTGTGTATTCTCCATGTAAAAGACCAATAGATATTGCAGATTTAAACCAATACTATGCCGCATCTGATATTAATGATTTAACAAAGACACCAAATCTTTATACATCATTAGGACAAATGTTGGAAACAGAAGGCCCAACACTTTATTTTGACCCAACAGAGACAATGTTTAATGGTACGGTAAACGCACTAGACTTTACAGGTAAAGGGTATTTGACAGGTACTGATGCGTCTGGAGACAGTACTGGAGAGAAAAAAGAATTAGATGTTGGTATCGTTGGTTCTAAAATGACTCAAACAACGGATTATTGGTTGAAAGGTTATCAGTGGCAAGTAACAGATCCAGCTACTTTTGATCCAAGTGCATTCAATTTTCCAGCAGATTTTACGACGATAACTTCAAACGAGAGAGTTAATGATTTAGAAATTGTCGGGTTTACAGAGTTGCCTAGAGATGGTGTATCTTCTACTGCAAAATCCAAAGGCTCTAGTTGGGTTATGGATTCTAGACTAGCTCCACATTTTTCTGGTAATGTAATTTATCCAGAAAATAGAATTGAACGTGTTTCTACTTTTGTAACTGCCGCAACTGATGCAACCGATGGTATTCCAGATGGTGCAACCGGCGCAGCGCCTGGAGATTGGTCAGACCCTTCATATGCAATGTTGGACATTCTATACAACGAAAATCAAGCAAACCAAACGAAGGTTTTAGATTCTTTGATTGTTGCTATTGATGGACAAGAATTGATTAGAGATACAGATGCATATATTCTTAATTATGACCAGTGGGTAAGAATGGGAGATCCATCAACAGGTCATAGATTTATACAATCACTTGATGCCGCTGGTGTAACTAAATTGGGTAGTAGTTTTAAACTACCAGTTGAATCTACTGCAGCAGTACCAGATTATATTAAAGAAATTTTTGATGGTACATCACAAAATGCTGCAACATATAAGGAAGGTGTAGACCTTGATTGGACCGTATACAATCCAACCGATCCCACTGGTGGTGCGAGTATGGCATGTAGTGTTATAAACCCAACAACAAAAGAGGCATATAAAATACACTTCATTTATGCATTGTGGGAAATCTTTGGTGATAAATATAAGACTCCTGTAAATTCATCAACTGGATTAAATATTAGTAAATATACAAATCTAACTGGTGCGTCTGTGAATGGTAGATTGCCTGGCGATCCAATTTGGTCATTATTAGACCCAACTAAAAATGTATATATCTATGATTTCTTTAACCAAACATTATTGTTTAGAGATGCACCAAGACCTAGTGCAGCATTAACTGTTAAATTAATTAATTACGTATTTGCGGACCCAGCAGGAAACGCATATTATATCGAAACACCTGAAGATAGGGATTTTCCAGAGAGAAATCAAAATTTCCAAAAAACAATTAATAGATTTGTTGTTAGAGAACAGGATGTATTAAAACCTTGGGATTTCCACGTATCTGCAACTATGCATGAAATTGATTCAAATGCAATTATTAATCCACAAGAACAGTTGTCAATTACACAGGATAGAGACTTTGTATTCTCATTCCCAACTCAACTTACATCACAAAGATTTTATTATCCAAGAAGTGAACTTGATTTGATTACAGTTTCTTCTGCAGACTTTAGTACTCAATCAGGTAGTATTGAAATTGAAAAATATACAGATTCTGATGGTTTGAATGCACAGTTTACAGTTGGTGGACAAGGTTTTGATGTAACATCCGCTGGTACTGCACACCCATACGCTGGACATGTAGGACCAGATGGACAGAAATACTACTGGAAGAAAAATAAAAGAAGATATGAAGGTATGATGAGTACATTACCAAACGGAAATGGAATGAGGATCTTTATGCAAACTGCCGGTAGTAGTATCAAATTTACTGATACCAATGAAGGTGGCGCTCCAGCGTAGTATTATAATGATGATTATAAATATAGATAAACAAACATATGGGGTAAATAAAAGATGGCATCTACTTTAACGCAACCATTCGCATCAGCTGGATTTTCAGTACAAAGAACTGAAATTACTAGTGTTATGCAACCAACCTATGCGGAATATTTTGTGAGTGATGGTGTCACTAGACATTTACCACTCAAAAGATTGCCAGATCTTGGTTTGGCCGATATTGCTTCAGTAAGAATTTTTGTAAATGAATTTAATGAATTAATTGCAGACAATTATACCGGCGACGATACATATCCAGATAGTGGTGATTTTTTATTCAGTGACCAACAAACATATGATCCAGGCAGTGGAGTAATTCAAACTCCAAACGGTTATATTTTGTTTAATACTGGAAAAATTCCTACATCTGGTGCAACTATAAAAATAGTATATTTTATAAATCCAGAAAACTATACTGAATATGAAGATGGTGTTTTGAGAAATCTTGCATTAGATTTATGTTTACATCCATATAAAAATAACTTTACATCAACATTCGAAAATCAATCTCAAACTGTTGCACCACTAACAGTAACTGGTGCAACAGGAGTTGGTGCAACTATGATTGCGGAATTTAGTGATGCACCAGTAGGTAGTTGGTTAGTAGATGGGTCTGCTTCTACTACACTTGTAGGTAAACGAATTAGAGAAGTTTCTGGTACTGGTATTGCAACAATTGCATCTATTACCGATGGTACTACCATTACTGCAACTGTAGATGTTCCGTTTTCCCAAGTTACTGCGGGCGATAAAGTTTATTCTAAAGGAGAGTGGTCTCTAATTATTCCGGCAGATGAAGTTGAGGTTCAACCTTATAATTTGATTTATCCATATGAAACGGAAACTTCAACAACACCAATTTCAATTGATGTAAACGGACAACAAGATCATACTGCTGTTATGAAGGCAATTCGTAGAGTTGGTAATTTACTAGTAGTAGAATCTGAAAAGGCAACCGACTTATTGTCATCTAGATCAGATATTAATTCAGTTTCAGAGGCCATACCTACAAATTTGAATTTACCATCGCCAGTTAGACAAAGACGCTCTCCACAAAAATGGAGAATTCGTTTCTATTATGACGAAAGAGATGATTACGTGCATGTTAACGTTGGTACAAAATATCAACTTCTAGATAATGGTGATACTACTAGAGGGCAGGATAGAGATGGTACGAAGAAGTCCGTGTTTAGACTGCCGGGCGAGTTGGCCGAAATTTATTTTGCGCCAGGCATACAAGGAGCAAAGGCAAAAGCAGGATTTTTCCGTAGACAAGGTAAAACATCATCTGATACAAATAATACATATCCAATTACTTATAGATTGACATGTACAGATCATGGTACTTCTCTATTTATGTTTGATCAGGCATCTGTAGATCAAGATGATGATTATGCATGGTTTGTTATACAGAGACATGTGGATAATTCTTCGGGTAAAATCGAATTTGAAGATGGTAAGTCTCCTGTGCATTGTGTATATTCCCCAAGTAAAAGACCTTTTGAGACTTCAGAACAAAATGCTGGATATTACTCATCTTTTGAGAAGAATTTAGATTTTGCTACAACTCCATTTCAAACAACTACAGTCTCTACAGATTTACAAAATATATATGATGCTTCTGGCAGAAGATTGAAGCCAGGAAACCAAATAGATATTTCTATTATAACCGATAGTTTACCTATACAAGCAAATGAATATGGTAGTGGTATAAATTATAGTGGACCAAATGCCCAGAAAATTTATAATACTCCAACTGGTACATCTGCTTCAACCAAAACAGTGGCTTTGCAAAGTGTTTCTGGTGGTGGTTATGTAGATGATCAAGCCACCGCGCAGAGAACCACGAACATAACAACGGTCAATTCATACGATTACATAACAGTAAACCAATATGATGCAGCATATAACGATAAACTTGGTCCAGCTATGTTGGGATTAGAAATTGAAGAAGTTGTATTACTTGACACGATTGACAACGATTCAGTACATGCAGTATTAGTTGAAGGAGTTGATTATAAATTTGAAATAGACTCAGTTACCCCAGCAGTATATACTGGTTCTACACTAACAACTCAAGAAATGGTTTCGCACAAAATGAGTTTTCTTCATCCATCGGGCAATCCTTTGGAAATTGGTGGGGTCGTCTTTCGCAACACCACCATCAGCTCCACCAACACTAATCCTACATTGGGCACAGATACAACCCCCAAAGTACGTGTCAAATATAGATGGAAAGGTGCTGGTTATCTAAATAAATATATCAATCCATATGGCCGACAAGGAGATGGAACTGCACAATTAGAAGATGCCGCAAGGTTGAATGTATTTGTCGAGAATGTTGAATTAGATCATGCAAGGAATCCATACGAATATACAGTAAATTCTACTGGTGATGTATTGTGGCCTGCAAATACTGCATCATTTCAAGGTACTAGTTTAAATACATATGTATATAGTTTACCAGTAGATTCCGTATTCCTTAGAGAATCTTTATCCGAAGGTCAAGTCTTGAAAATGCAACTACAAAATTATGCAGAAGACCCAGAAGCACAAAACTTATATTTAATAGAAGTACCAGAAGATCCAGATTTTCCAAAACACTGGACAGATATGCATAGAGAGGCAAAAGGAATTTATAGGTTTGTTGTAAGAGAATATGATGTATTAAAACCTTGGGATTATCATGTCTCTGCAGTTATTCCACAAGTTGATAGTCCTGCTATTATCAATCCAGTTGAACAATTATCTATTACTCAAGATAAAACCTTTGTGTTTAATTTTCCAACACCAATGGCATCTCAAAGATATATATATCCAAACTCAGAAATGGATTTAATTTGTTTCTCAGGTGCAGATTCATCAACTGAAGGTGGAATTACCAATGTTGGTACAGCCACATCTCCAAAATATGATTTAGATGGAGAACAAGATAGTAGTGTTGGTGGGGGAACCGCCGGCACATCTACACTTAAACCATCAGATGCATTGGATTACCGAGCAGCATACACATGGCATACAGGTACTGATACAGCAACAACATCTGCAAATAGAACATATGCAGGGATGCAATCAACGAAGTCAGATGGTAATGGAATGCGTATTTTCACTCTAGTACGTGGTGGACCAATTAGACCAGAATATTCTGATTGGACAGTAAGACTATAGTAATTATAATTTAAAAATAAAGTAGAAAAAAGGGGGATTTATCCCCCTTTTTATTTGTTCTCGGCAATTTAATTCATAAATAGTAACAAATGGCAACTATTACTGAAATATTCTTTTTGCAAGATTACGTTCTTGCCGAGACAGGATTAACCTCTCCTGCCGAGGTTTCGTCTGTCGAACTGACAATATCTGGACTAGTTGCTCCCGCATCAGTGACATTTTCAACTGGTGATATTATTGTCAATGGTACAAATCAAGGAAATTCTGCTACCATATCCAATGGTGACACTTTCCAACTAAAAATATATACTCCCACTATAGATACTCTCACGAAGTATTATTATGATGTAGACGGCACAACACTTGAATGGTGGGTTGAATTATATAATACTGATAATTCTCAAATAGAATCTTTTAGTACTTTTTCTTCTACTGGAAATATTGCGATACCAGAAAGTAGTACTAGTCCTGTATCGGACGTTGCTATTGAAACAGAATCTGTATCTGCAACAACAACGGGCCCAGTTTCCGAATTTGAATCTGAATCGAGTAATACAACAACAAATGAAGTAGAAACGGTATCCGTTTCACCAACAGAAAAGTCTTTCGAAAAAATTGACGAAGGTTCTGACTTAGTTCAAAGTAGTGATGAAATTATACCACAAACTGTTATTGTTGCAGTAACTGATTCTGAAGTAAATGATTCTGCTCTAACAATATTACCTTCAACTCAGCCAAAAGAAGAATCAACAAAAGCTTTATTGGCCAATGCAATTGAACAAATAGTAGAAGAAACTAAAACATCACTTATCGCCGCCGCAGAAGCGTTATCATCTAGTGGTATATCGAATGTTTCCCAAGGGGAGGCCCCAGAAGAAATTTCTGATTCAGATATTTCAGATGAAGTTCGTAGAGAGTATATAGAACCTTTACCAAAGGAGGAATTGCAGTCTCTTTCCGAAAAACTTATTGTTGAAACAATTAAAGAACAAATTTCACTCCAAAGTTTCATAGAAGAAGTTGTAGTAGAAGCATCTAGTAATTTAAATATTGGTGATACTACTGACAACGAAGAATTGCAAAAGAGTGTAATTCAAGGTGTTCAAGAAGTAATTGAAACTACGGTTGTACCCACAATTATCGAAAAGATCACAGAAGAATTAACACAAAAAGTTTTAACTAATTTAGATGATATAGTAGAATCTAAAGATACTCAATTTAGTGAATTAATTGAAACTGTTGCATCTACTCAGTTAAAAACTTTAGAAGAAACAACATTAAATGAATTATTGAATAAGGTATTTAGTGAAGATACTGATAAATTAGAACTTTCAAATGTAAACTTCGAAGATTTGTCCGAAATAGAAGAATTTTTTATAAATTTCTTATTCAATGAAATAGAAGTATCCGAAGGAATTACTCTAGATATAACTGATACTACTCTATTAGAAGCAATCAATCAGTTAGATATTCAAGGGTTTGTAGAAAAAATACAACTTGCAACTTTAGATTTTGCAACTCCAGAAGATATAGAAAATATACTATCAATTATATTCACATCATTATCAGAAGATGAAGATTTCTTAAACTTTAATTTATTTGAAACTTTTGAAGAATTTGAAAAATTTGTAGTAGAAAATTCTACTAGTATATTAAATTTATCGGGAGAAGAAATTCTTGACGATGCATCAACAAATACAACTGGTTCTGAGGATGTAGTAGATGAATCTAGTACAGTTATTACTGGCGATGAACAAATACAAGACGAAGTTTCAGAAAAAAATACAGGTCAAGATGAAGTAGAAGATGAATCTACAACGTTAATTACTGGTGGTGAAACTGGAGAAGATGAATCTACAACGTTAATTACTGGTGGTGAAACTGGCGAAGATGAATCTACAACATTAGTCACTGGTGGTGAAACTGGCGAAGATGAATCTACAACATTAGTCACTGGTGGTGAAACTGGCGAAGATGAATCTACAACAACAAATACTGGTACAGATGACGGAGAAGATGAATCTACAACATTAGTCACTGGCACAGATACTGGAGAAGATGAATCTACAACATTAGTTACTGGTGCAGATACTGGAGAAGATGAATCTACAACAACAAATACTGGTAGTGATACTGGAGAAGATGAATCTACAACAACAAATACTGGCAGTGAAACTGGAGAAGATGAAACTGGTATAGGTGCATCTAGTGGAGAACAACTTGGCGAAATCGGCGCAGAAATTTCTCCAGATGAAAATAATGGTGCCGCATCAAAAGGTATCATACAACTAAGAGATGGAACTGTGACATTTTATAAGTTAAACCCAGTACCATCTACTATTGAATTAAATACATTCGTGGGCCCATTTGTCGCAAGAGACAATTCCATGTGGCAGATAAGGTTATAATATGCCACAATTTTTTACCTCCGGCGGTGTACAAACACAGATTAAAACCACTAAAAGATGGAATTATGTATTTGAGCGCGATTCATCTGTAACAATAGAATATTATAATTTATTTCGTTATACTCAAGATGATGGACAAACTTTAGAGTATGCAAGTAATGCATATGAAACTGGTGGATCGGAATATATAGCAGAAATTTTCTCCACAAAGGTAGAAATAATTTCTACAGATGTTGTCAGTTTCAATAACATCATTGAAATAACAGATGTTGGACTTGATAGATATTCAGAAACAGGTATTATTGGTAGTATATGGAATAACTTATCTAGACTCGATAGTATCATTACTGATAAATCCAAACTAATGGAATTAGTGACAAGTAATATCGGAACAGATTCAAAACAATTTGATCTTGGTATTAGTAGAGATATTGTTCAAAATGCAATATCAAATTATGATACAGATGACATTATTGTATCTAAACTTGGTGATATTGGAATATTCAGTAAAAATATCATACAAAGAATACAAAATCAAGTAAAATCTGCACAACACCTACTATCAGGTGACGGTGAACATATTCTGCATGGAGAAAATTCAGAATTTGCAAGGTATAACTTAGACCAAGTAACAAAAATGGCAACTATTGCAGATAGTTATGGTGAATTTGTAGATTTAGTACACGCAGAGTTATTTACCAGAGATGAAAGTTCTCTGATAAAATCTAATGTAAAAGAAACTAATTTGTTATTCCAACAAATAGTTCCAGACAATAAGATTATTTTAGGCGCAAAAGATACAGGCGAAGTTACTTCAAAGATAACATACTCTTCGACAACTTTAGATAAAGATTTTGAATTAAATTTATCTTATGATTTAAGTAAAGCTAAAGAGTTGCACAATTCATACGCGCACTTATATAATCAAGAACCAGATTGGATAAAGAGTCCAAGTGGTCTATTAATCACAAAACCACAGGATAAAATATTCAATGATTTACTATATTATCAAAGTCCAGATGATGTAGTTATACAAAAGAATTTATATTTTGGTTCTCCAGATATAACAAATGTTCCTATCAATAATTACTTTAAAAAGTTTAAATCTATTCAAGAACCTAAAGGTAAATTTTATGCAGAACAATCTGATTTAGTATTTAGAACTGAATTTGAAATTCGTAGTTCTCAAGATATTATTGTACCTATAAAACCATATTATAGTCAACCAGATAAGACTTATCTATATAATTATTTTTATATTGATATAGACACAGATACTACATTTGGAATGGTGCCTCAAATTACACCACCAACAGATATATCATATATTCCAGATTCTAATTTTGCAAAAACTACTGCAACAACCAATACAAATGGTAAAAGTTTATTTAAAAAACAATTTGGACTATTTGAGTTTAGAGGTGGTAGACAGATAATTCTGGATGCAGTCAATATTAAAAATACTGGTAAGTATTCTGTCATGGATACACAGGCTGTTATATTCTACGATCATAATTCTGCAATGTATGGTGGTATGTATCAAGAGTATGTAGAGTCTCCATATGAATTTGTATATTCAAATAATTATATTGGAATTTCTCATTATAATCAATTAAAACAAATTATAATACCACATTTTAAAATCGAATCAGGACACCCTAGAAATGGTGGGTCTAATGCATATGGACACGATGTTATTCCAGTGCCAAGATTAGATCCATCTACTAAATTTATTCCATTTCCAGGCTTTCTGAAAGAAAGTGATGGTAGACCTTCTGGTAGGCACGGCAGATCATTTGATCAAGAATATAGGATAAAACAAACTGTTACAGGGGCAAACAATCCATCTAACACTCTATATGAATTTGAATATGTCGATCATGATATGGATAAAGATAGTGGGGGAATTGGAGATGGTAAATATAACTTTACATATGAAATTATACAGGGTTCTGGGAGATTGCCAGAATGTTTGGAAATGGTAGATCAAAGATATGTTAGAGGTCGTATTGGAGAAGTCGATGAATTTCTAAGAAAATACTCTTATGAATCTTGGGTACAAGAACATGGTCATTATCCTTTAGATTATGACTATACTGATTTTGAATTATTAACTCCTAGAATATTAAAAACAGGTGTACTAGGAATTAACTCAACAAAAGGTACATTAACATATATTTTAGAAAATCCTTTGAGTGATGTAAACCGATTTAATGTTGGAGAGAAAGTATTTCAAGGTTCGACTCATGGCATAATTACCGATGTATTATATGAAGAATTATATCCTATAGACTTAGGAGATGGATTGGGTGAACAACCAAGAACTATCGTAGGATTAGAGGTACAAAACGTTTTTGGTGAATTTGAAGAAATGACAAAAAATATTCAATATTCTTATAATAATTTAAATTCATTGCAAGAAATTGATATTATAATTTCAGATAGACAGGCAGAACTAGCAAATGAGACAGACCCAACTGAAATAGAAAGACTTACAAATGAAATTGCATCATTGCAAGCAGAAAGATCTTTAACTGGAGACTATACAATTTTGGTAGTAACGGGGTCTAATGTATCTTTTGATTTGAAAAAAATTGGTGTATTGAGAGATAATGTTGTTGTAGAAAATATTCTATTTAGACAAGAGATTGATACTGCTCGTGGTCTTAGAAAAATAATTGATTTAGAATTTCCTGTACACAATAATTGGTCATATGACAGAGATAGATTTTTATTTACCAGTGATGAATTACCAGAAAAATTATATTATAAAGGAGATTATTTAGACAGAATTGAATGGATAAATAAAATGAGAGAAGATGGACATTTTAGATTTGATAATTCTGAAAATAATATAGATGTTGAAACTCTGATTAATAATTTTAAATCAGAATATGAAAAAGGTGAACTTGCAATTTCAAAAGAAGAATATGAAAATCAACTTAAAATATATGAACAAATGAGATCGTTAGGAGACTTACCAGAGGCCATGGAATATTTGGAAGATATTTCTCCATTTAAATTAAATTGTGAAATTGATGTAAGTGAAGAAGATTTTTATAATTATTCCCAAGAAGTTAGAATAGTGAGAGGATATCCAATATATGCCAGCTGTAACTAGAAAAGATGACAACTGCACAGGACATGGATGTTTCCCACCAAGAGCGAATAATGGTGGCAGTGGTAATGTAAAAACAAATAGTAAACCCACCCATAGAAAAGGTGATGGTTGGACACCACATGGATGCCCAAATGTACCACCACATGGTTCGTCTACTGCAGCTGGGTCTGCAACCGTATATGCAAACGGCAAGGCAGTTGCGCGAATAGGTGACCCTGTTGCGTGTGGTTCTGCTATTGCCCAAGGGAGTGGTAATGTATTTGCTGGAGATAGTGGAGAATCTTTCACCCCCCCAGAGTTCACATTTCCAGAATTTACACCATTCCCTGCCCCTAAATTAAGAGATGCGCCAGCATTATATCCTAGTAATATACAAACAGTGGATGATTCTGCAAATGCAAATCCTATTAACAACTCAGAACAAATAGAATCTACAAATGGCGAGAAACCAGAATATGAAGAATTGTCTAGTGGAATGTGTGGGGAAATGCCCCAAAGAAACCCCTATGAGGTCGCACAAAAGGCATTATCTATGGGAAATAGTGCATGGAAAGAAACTGGCAATAACCCAAACATTACTGCATTATGGGATGAAATTGGATATCAAGGAAATCAATATGCAGATGAAACTGCTTGGTGTGCGGTCTTTGTAGGAGCAACCCTTAAAAGAAGTGGTAACAAATATCATAAAACTGCAATGGCCCGTGGTTACGAATCATATGGTAAAGAAATACCATGGAATGAAATGCAGCCTGGCGATATAGTTGTAATGTTTAGAAATGGTAGGAGTTCTGGTAGTGGACATGTTGGGTTTGCGACAGGAAATTATACAAATAATACAGTTGATATGATAGGTGGAAATCAGGGTAACACTTTATCTGTAAGAACATATAAGAGAAATAGTGGGTCTAGAGGTGTGTTAACCATTCGACGTGCAGTATCTTGTGAAGATGGAAAAACTCTTGCGCCGCAAGTAGGACAAGTAAATGCACCAAAGTCCTCTGGGGTTGGTGGTCAAGTTACATAAATAGTTATAAAGGAGCGCATGGTGGCATTCGATACAGTAAGACCTATCAAGGCAATATTCCAAAATGATGGAGAAGTAATTCTTGGTGAATTTACTGATCAAGATCTTATTGGCATTGATATGGGTGGTACTGGCGCATCCAATTCTGCGACAGCACGTAGTAATTTACAATTAATACATTATAGAGAATTTCCCACTTTTAGTGATTTTGATACTTTACCAGAATCTGGAAAACTTGCAAAAAACAGTGCAGATGGAAAGTTATACTACTCACATCAAAATGCTTGGTTACAGATTGGACAATCTCAATTAGTTTCTGGTACTGATAATTCTGGAGTATTTGTAGATGAAACCGAAGTAGAAAAATTTATATTTACTGGAAGAATTGTATATTCATATGATGGGCCTACAAAAACTGCAACTCTTACAGTAGATGTAGATGATATTGAAGATAGATTAGATATTCTCGAAGATGACGATCAAACAAGTGGTTCTGTTAGATATTTAATCAAACAAAGATTTGATCAATTACTTGATGGAGTAATTCCAGAACTTGACACACTGAAAGAGATTGCAGATTCTTTAGGAGACACTTTAGATTTTAGAAATGATTTTGATAATCATGTTTTAGACTTTAATCAATTAGATACAGATTTTACAACATTCAAACAAGATATAACTAATTTTGATAATGTGGATTTAACAACTAATGCACCAATACAAGGTGATGCAATTATTTGGGATCCAACAACTTCAAAATGGATTCCTGGCGCATCATTTAATAGTTCGGATTTTGAAGCGGCATTTCAGACCAAAACGGCAGCAGATTTAGACGTTGGAAATGCATCTGATGGCAGTTTTAGTGATGGTGCATTGGTAATCGAATCTGATAGAAAAACTGCGGATGTGATTGATGATTTAAATGAAGCTCTTGACAACATAAGAAAAGGTGTATATGTTAAGTCAGTTTCATTTTCTGCAAATCCCACTTTCGGTGGACAAGGTACATATGTCACATTAAATTTGACAGTTGATGGTACTGCAAATAGATATGATATTGATTGGGGGGATGGGTCTAATACAAATAACACCACAGACTCTACTCCAAGTCACACATATACATCAAATGCAAATAGTCCATATACAGTAACTGTTCGTGCATATAATTCAAGTGGTTCTGGTGCTGGTAGTGAAGCTTCATCAACAATAGAAGATTATATTATTATCTATACAACAGATCCAGCGGCCGCGTTTAGACTTTATAGAAATGCAACAGGGGGGTCTGAACTGTCTGGTAATAATTTATATGTAATCGAAGGCGACAGTTTATACTTAGAAAATATATCAACCCAGACTACTATGGCAGATGTAGAATATACAATGGATTGGGGCGATGGTACTGCAGTTGAAAATATCACTTCAGATAATGCAGATGGTGGGGTAACTGGTAATAGATTACAACATACTTGGGGATTTGGTACACACACTGGCTCTGGGCGAGACACTTTAAGATTAACTCTTTCAAGTCACAGTACAGCAAACCCTAATGTAATTCCAAAACAAACAACAAAGTCATTAAAGGTATATGATATTAATCCATCTGCGCCGCAAGGACTAAGTTCTAAAAGTATTTCATTTAGTGGTAATACTGGATCTTCCCCACTACTTGCGAGTGGTTTCACTGACAATACAACAGGTACTACTTATAGTATAGGTTCTTCTGTACAAAGAACAACATCTACAAGTGGAAATATTTCATCAACTTCAATATCATCATTTGCATATAATGCGGATAGTGGTACATTAACTGCACTCGTTAACGGCGTAGACAACGGAAATAAAGTATTGGATTCTAATAATAATAGTGGCACATATACTAGTCTAAAAATTGATAGTGAAAGTGATTATAATGGATTAAACTCTAGTGGTAGTTACAGTAATTTTAATAATAGTATATATTATCCAAATTTATATAAAGGATTTAAGGCAAAAATTCAAAAATCTGCAGCTGCAGTGCCTGTAGGAGTAAATAGATATCAACTTTCGCACAGTGGAACAGGAAACACTAACTCAATAGAGTTTGTTAAAGATAATCTAACGTCTACTCCAACTCTGACTGCTGGAACTATTTCAGAAAAAACTGGATTTTACAAATATATAAGTGGAATTCCTTATTATACATACAATTCTAAATTAACTTGGAGTGATATTTCGGTATCTAATTTGGTCGGTCAAACATACAGAAATACATCACAAGTGCTATATGTGACTGGCAGTAACAATTATGAAGGCACGTCAAGTCAATCTATTAATAACAAGAGTTTTAATTATTCTGCAATAGATGGCACAACAACCATGTTGCAAAGTGGATATCCATTAGTAAATACTGGTGTTGGTACTCCATATGCAATTGGGGATTTAGAAATTGATATAACAAATTCTGGAGTTAGAACAATTGAATCTATACGTGCAGTTGCATACAACGTAAATGGTACAGGTAGTTATGTAAATAATAATCAAAAAATTGCAGTCCACACATCATCACAATCTGGTATTAGTGAGCTTTCTATTCCTGTAAGTTCAAGTTTAGGGTCTGGTTATAACGATAGTGGAAAAAGAATTTTTGATTTTGCATCAGAGATTACTGATACTCCTACATATAATAATACGATCAATTTTTATACAAACAATCTTTACTCTGAAAGTTCAGACCCAGGCGTATCTGGTACACAAGAGGCAACAGTTCGACTTGGTGTATTGAAACATAGTCTGGATGATTATAGTGGATTTTTACCAGTTGGCCCAGATCGAAGTGGTGATTCGGGTGTTCAATATTTTACTTTTGCGTTTAGGAGAACTATCACTGCAAACTTTAATATTAATATAAGTAGTAGTGGTGTTTCTGGTGTTTGGATTGCAGCGCCGGGCACTACAATTGACACTGCAAGTAGTTTAAATGGTTGGTTGGATTGTAGTGTACAATATGCTGGCGCTGGTGTGCCAGGCGAAAGTACATCAGGTGGTGGTAATGGTAGTAATGGTTGTGCGTCAACTGGTGGAGATAGAATACAATCGAATACTTCATTGAGTGGTTCTTATACTATGACTTTAGGTACAGAAAATTTGACTAACGCAACTAATAATGTTGCATTGGTTAGAATTGCATTAAACTCTGGACAATCAGTTAACTCTATTAGTATAACATAGGATAAGTAAATGTCAATACCCGATAATCAAAAATTAGACTTTCTTTGGAAAAAATTAGGTTATGGTGCATCCAAGACAGACTTAAATTCTATAAAGGGCGCAACTAACGAAGCTATCCCAAGTCCATTATTATTACGTGGAGATAGACTTTGGTCAGAATCTCAAGAAATTCCTGCAATTATTCCAACCGTAAATAGTACATATGTTGAATTATATTTAAATTCAAATACGGTTGAGTGTGATATGGATTTAACGTCTACATCAAATCGTACTTGGAAAACAAATTTAACAGATTGGATACCACCAGAATTTGGTAGTACATATCAAGTAAAAGTTTATATAGATTCTGCAAGTTCTACAAATCCAACATCCGGCAATCAAATATTTGCAGCAGGTTCTGGAAATGATGATGAATGGTTTTTTGATTATCAATCTGGCATTTTACATTTTATTGGTAATAATCTACCATCTGGAATTTCTGGAAATAAAATTTATATTTCTGGTGCAAGATATATAGGAACATTTGGTACGTCTGGTGGACAGACACAAATTGAACTTGATTCTCTTTCAAATCAGTTATTAGAATTAGAAGATAGAGTAAACACAGATTTAGATGATTTAATACAAGACGTAGACAGAAATAGAGCAACTATAAATAGTGTGCAATATTCCTTGGCAAATTTTAGTTATGGTGGACATACTGAATCGCAAATAAATAGTTTGGTACAAAGTCAACAACAAGTTGGTATTGTATATAATAGTGTAACAGAAAGATTCGAACCTCAACAAATAGCATCAGGCACATCCGGCGCATTTTTACATTTTCAATATTCAGATGGTACAAGAGATGATTTAAACTTGATTGCAACATTTGACGGTTCAGAAGTATTATCTTCCTATGTTAGATTTTTCTTTTCAGATGGTACACAAGATAATATAGATATGGTTACATAATAAGGATTTTTATTTTTATAAATAATAGAAACAAAACAAGTTAGTTAATAAAACTTTATGCATTAAGGAGTTCACGAATGAGTAGAGCTATTCAAAGAAATGATATTTTTCAATTAGATGGGTATCGTTGGAACCGAAGAAGAGAACCAGATAAACCATTAATTACACAATTAGCAGAAGATTTAATGGACAATGGTTTTATAGATGTTGGCCCAGAAGTCGTAAAAATTACAGTTAGTGATGCAGCTCTAACCAGATATATTGATAATATTATTGTGTACTATTATGATTCCAATACAAATATTATTAATGAAGGGGCTCACGGATTAAGAAATGTTACGTCAGAAGGATATGACGGAACTTTTACAGAATGGAAAATGGATAATAATGATTTAAAAATTAAACAAATCCAAGACGATCCTTATACTGGATTTGGCAACGATCACTGGGCAGATTATCTTTCAACATCGTTGCCTGGCTCCAAATCCGCCACTTTTAAAACACAGTATCCTGGCGAAGATGCAACATATTTTGATAAGTTCTTAGGACCAAACGCCGAGTTATTTGCATATTTAAACCCAAACCCACAGAATCAGGATGCAGACGGTAATTGGTTGAAAGTATTACCAAATGTACCTACTAGAAAGAAGAAGGCCGATGAACAGACAGGTTATTTTGGATTAAGTTTTATATCAGAAAGAGTTTATAGAAACGAATTTGCAAAAATTAAAAGACTTATTACTACTAGTGCAAGATATGTCGTTGCTTATCCAGACGTTGCAAGTGGCATTGATTCAAAAGGAAATTTAAGAAATTATGTAGAAGAACTAGAACCTAGTGGTGTTATTAATCACCATTTTTGGTTTACAACATACAAAGATGAACAATTTTTCCCAGCCGATGTTACCGAACCTGCAAAATGGGAAGGTTTTATTGGGTTAAGTTCTGAGCCTGGCATATTACAGTATGGAGACACTTACGAGTTTACATTGACAAGTACAAGTCAAAAAACTTCTGCTTCAATTACAACACTAGATTCGGTTACGGTTGATAGTGATGAAGTCGAACCTTTTCTAGAAAAGGTTTATAATAGTTTTGTTAATTCTGCAATTGCAAATCCATTATCTGGTTATTTGACTCTTAGTGTAGACCCATCAAGAATTGGTATTATGGAAGGTTATGCAAACCAGAATTCTGTCGAACAAACTATGACGGTAAACAGAATTCCTTACGTAAAACAGTATGGAGCTACACCAACTGTTGGATTTCCATCTGGTTCAAACCAAAGTTTCTCTGGCATCACCGAGCCTAAAATCGCCCAACACGGTACTGTAACCTATAATTCTGGATTTAAAATGAATTATAGAAATTTAAATACCGATCAACTTGGACTTAACACCGCCGGCTGGAGGTGGTATGAAGATTTCGGGCAATCGAGCCAGTTCAGATCTCCTGTCAGTGTTGGTGGCAAAACCCACTATATGGAGGGTTATGTACACAAACATACTATTAGTGGGTTTGATGGTGCAGACCCTGGCGATACATTCGAGGTTAAGTTAACCAATTTGGTTGATGAATCTGCCGAAAAACCTTGGACTGCTGATCCAATTGAACTTTCAATAACTTTCACAGCAAAGGTTCCTATGACTGCATTAGCATTAACAACTGCTATGGCTAATGAGATGAAACTAGATCCATATATTTCGCAATATATGTTTGTAAAAACTGGTACAAATTATATCGACGTAGAATATGCAGAAGATTCTAGTGCATATTTAAGAAGATCAAAAAAACGTACTGCCACCGATGATAAGGGGTGGGGGTTATTTAATGCTAAGTCTGTCGCATATCAAACTGCGGTCACCGCTGGTAGATTCACCGCTGGCACTTTTGCTACATTTAACCACGATTGGTGGACTATGGCAAACCTAACTAGCAGCAATCTATCCACACGTAAAAACTTCTTTGCATGGATAGAAAATTCCGTTGCGGCAAATATTTCAACCACTTTTGCAACTGACGCGACTAGGTTTGGTACTGGTGGATTATTTCCATCCACTGGCACTATGGACGCAAATACCGAACAAGGTAGTATTAAATTTGTTAATCCTTACGCACATTATGGTCCAACTGTTCTAACCGATGGGTTGTTTGCAGAAGATGTTCCAGATTTGGCAAAGTTCGGTTCTTCGGTGACTTATACTGAGAATACTTTAGTCACAAGTGACCCATTAACTTTTAATTTCCAAACAACAAAAGAACCAGCAGTATCTAATGTTGGTAATATTAGGTTATCGTTCCCATTATCAAGAGATATGGGCACTTTTGCAAATCCAGTTAATAATATTGGTTGGGAAGTTTTCCCTGCAATTCAAGGTAACAGCTCAGCATCAAATTATACATACTCATATTATCAACAAATATTGAGTGATACCTCGGCGGATGTGAAAACAGAAAGACCAACAGGTCCAGAAATATCATTTGATTATGATAAGAGATATAGACATCCAAATCAAACACATGGTAGTTTAGATTTGGGATTAACTAAGGCATCGGATTTCCAGTACAACACTTCTAATTTAGATATCGATTCTTTTGAATACGTAAGAGATTATTCAATGGGTCCAATTGTATTAGAAACATCTAATAGTTCACCACTATCGGGAACTGATGGAGATCAGGCTTGGAGAATTAGACTTAATGTTTCTAGAGGGTATGAAATCAAAGATGCGTCACCATATATTAACGAGGTTCATATCGAATTAGGAAATAATTCTGTAGACCCACGTTTAGTATCTGATAGACAATTTGAATATTTACAATTACATATTGCAACAAAGTATCAATTACTAAGTAATGGTGATGTTACCGAAACACAAGGTGTAGATGTAACTAAACCGGCAAGAATAAGAGAGCCAGGGTTTCTTGGTGCATTAAGACCACAATATAGTGGATATGTACAATCAAATGTACATTTAATAAACCCATATACACTAAGGGCCCAATTGGATGATGCAGTAGAATCAGAAATTAATATTAGTGCCGGTAGGGTTGGTATTGCAATGGATCAGGTAGAAGGGGTTGATACGTCTGGACTTGCGGATATTTTCGCCAATAATACTAGTGGTTCAGGTGTTAAAAATATCACATATGAAACTAGAGGTACTACTGCCGCTCCTGTGGTTGTTACAAAAGGATTACTTGAAGATGGAGAATATCGATACGAAGAACAATATTTAACTGGTTCTAGTACAGAATTAATATATGATACACCATATAATACTGGTAATATGCGTATTCAAAAAGGATTTTTTAGAAGAAGTGGAAAACAATTTTCGGATGTCGCACCATCATATCCTATGAGTTATTTCTTAACTATTGCAGATCATGGAATAGCATTTGCAGTGAGGGATCAGGCGTCATCATCAGAATCAGATGATAATGCATGGGTTGTTGTTCAAAGACATGTCGATTCTGTTACAGGAGAGCCTGATTTCACATCTAATACGCAACCAGTTCATTGCATATATCAAACATCCGAACCACCAGTTCTTTGGTCAGATTATGGTATTTACTTTACAGATAGAGAAATCGATAAGAGACAAAGTTCTGTTGCATATCAAGGATTATATGACCGAGCAGGAAATTATGTTACGGATTTTTATGTTAATCCAGTTATTGCAGAGGAACTTGCTGCATTTGATATGGAAGGACAGGGTAGATTCCGTAGGTTTGTTGTACGAGAAAAAGATACATTAAAACCATGGGATAGACATGTTTTTGCAGGTCTTAATGAAACCGATTCACACTCTGTAATCAATCCATTAGAACAATTATCCTTGAATGATGATGGTCAGTTGGTTATCCAATTTCCTAACAGAATTGGTTCGCAAAGATATCTATTCACTGGAAAAGAGATTGATTTGATTGCATTCTGTGATGGTGGTTCTGTAGGACAAGATACACTAGTATCTAGTGATAGATTTAGTGATAGTGGACTAACCAATAAGACTAGAACTTACAAAGGTATGATGAGTACAAAAAGTTATGGAAATGGAATGCGTGTACTACTATTAACTGACGGGTGGGGTGTTGATAATTCCTACCTTTCATCATAATAAGAGAGACATTAGTTAATGACTGATGTTATACCATTAAAAGTAATTACAGACGCTGGGGGTGACTCTTACGCCCTCGGCGAGTTTACTGCAAGTGAAGCGGTTGGTTTGGCACATGGTGGTACAGGTGCCACTGATGCAGCAACAGCTCGTGTGAATTTGGGTCTGACAAATTTAACTATAGAATTTGAAAGATATAATATTTCAACTCCTTCGGTGAGTTGGGTAATTACTCATAATAAAAACACAACACAATTCAGTGAAAAACTTTTCGATTCCAATGGAGACCAATTTTACGCATATGTAGAAACATTAGATGCAAATTCTTTCAAGGTACACCTGTCAGAAAGTATAAGTGGTTATGTGGACGTATTTTTTGACGGAACTTCATTAGTAACTTAAACATAGAAACTAAATATTATAAATATCAGTATATAAAAAATAAAAACCTTGGAGTAAGACACGATGCCTAGATATGTAAAATTTCATGGTTTAGAGTTAGCAGATAATTCGTTTATTGAGAACTTACGAATTGAGAAACTTACCTCTGACCCAACGCCGTCTGAACCTGGCAGACTGTGGTACAATACTACGGATAAAGTATTCAAATTTTCTTCTCTCGATTCTGGTGGGGCAATTATAGTTCATCAGGCCGTTTCATTAGATGAACTAACAGCAGAAGTTGCAACTTTAAATTCTACAATTACCACAGAAGTAACAGACAGAACAAATGCAGACTCGGCTCTGCAAACCCAGATTGATACATTAGAAACCGCACTAGATAACGTAGAGGCATCCATTACCTTTGCAGTTTCTACTACATCTGGCGCATATGTTATAGACGGTGATAATAATCCTACACTCAAATTACAGCCAGGAATTACATATAAATTAGATTTAAATGCATCTGGACATCCCTTTAGAATTCTTACGGATGCATCAAACCCTGCAACGGAATACAATGATGGTGTAAGTCACGATGACGGTGCTGGTACAGTTGTCACAGGAACTAATGCACAGGGCAAAGAGAGTGGTACATTAATTTTTAAAGTGCCGATGGATTCACCAGATTATTTGTATTATGTATGTGACAATCATCCAAGTACAATGGTTGGTACTCTAAAGACAACATCATTCCCAGCAGAAGTCCAAGTAGAAATTGATGATATTGAAACTGGAGCTGGACTAGAAACAGATGGATCTTATCTTGCCGATAATACAACAAATTATCTTACTGCTGCAACATCTTTAAAAAATGCTGACTTTCTATTAGATAGTGCGGTACAAGGTGTACAAAATGAATTAGACAGTACTCAGAACGGGGCAGGACTTGGTTCGAGTGGTACTTACAGTGCAGATTCTGGTACAAACTATTTAACTACTGCAACATCTTTAAAAAACGCAGATGCAACTTTGGACGGACAATTAAAAACCACAAACGATAATTTATCCGCAGAGATTACAGCAAGAACAAATGCAGATGTTACAATCAATACTGCAATTACAAATTTACAATCTGAATTAGATGTCACACAAACTGGATCAGGTCTTGCCACGGACGGCACTTTCAGTGCAAACTCTAGTACAAATTATCTTACTGCAGCGACTTCATTAAAGGATGCAGATGAAAGACTTGATACTGCATTAAATTCTTTACAATCAGAAGTTAACGCAACACAGACTGGCGCCGGATTAGGTACTAATGGTGCATATACTGCAAATTCATCTTCTAACTATATTACTGGTGCAACAGATTTAACTGATGCAGACGATTTATTGGATGCTCAAATTAAAACTACTACAGATAGTATTACTACTAAAGTTAGTAAATCTGGTGATACTATGTCTGGCAATTTGGACATGGGCAACAATAGAATTATTAGTGTTGCAAATCCTACCGACCCGACAGATGCGGCGAACAAAGAATACGTCGATAGTGTTGCAACTGGTTTAGATGTAAAAGAATCTGTTAGAGTTGCAACTACTTCGAATATTACAAGTTTATCAAGTGTAACATCAATTGATGGTGTAACATTAGTCGATGGTGATAGAGTACTTGTTAAAGACCAAAGTACTGGTTCTGAAAATGGTATTTACACTTATACACTATCTACTACAACTCTGGCCCGATCTGATGACGCAGATACTGGTTCTGTATTAACTTCTGGTACATTTACATTTGTGGAAGAAGGTACACTAAATGCAGATAATGGTTATGTACTTGTAACAGACGGTTCTATTACAGTTGGTACAACATCAATATCATTTGAACAATTCTCTGGTGCTGGACAAATTATTGCTGGGGCCGGTATTCAAAAAAGTGGTAACGAATTATTTCTAAACTTTGGTGCTGGTGTTTCAGAATTACCTTCAGACGAAATTGGTATCGATGTACGTGCAGATGGTGGTTTGATGTTGACTGCAGATGGTTCGACAGATTCGGTCGCCACTGGTGCAAATCTAGCAATCAGAATAGATGGTAGTTCACTTTCAACATCATCAAATGGTTTAAAACTTGATTCATCTATCACTACTAGTATTAGTGATAACACAACTGCAATTGCAACCTTACAAACCGAAGTAGACGCAGTTGAAACTGCATCTGGATTAAATACCGATGGTACTTACGCTGCACCATCTGGTACAAATTATATTGATACAGCAACTAGTATTGCAAATGCACACGTATTATTAGATTCTGCAGTTAAAGATAGTTATGATACTCTAGAATCTCTTGTATTAGATTTGGAATCAGATTTAGCGACAGAACAGGCACAGAGAATTTCTTCCGATAGTTCAATTAGAACAGATGTTAATGATTTAAGATTTACATATCAATCAACTGCAACTGCAACAACACATACAGTTTCGCATAACTTGAATACAAACTTTCTTATAATCCAATGTATGGTATTGGGAGATGACGGCTTGTATGCAAACGATGTTGTACCAATAGAGGAAACTGATTCAAATACTCTTACTGTTTATCTCACAGAATCTAGACATGTGCGCGTATCAGTAATGGCAATGACTGATATTTAAAACTCATTAATTTAATTCTTTATGAAATAGGGGGCCAGGCCCCCTATTTTTTTATATAAATAGAAGAAAGGAGTTTTAAAAATGCAAGAGTTAAAATATTATGATCTATCTCTCATTGATGATCCGACAGAAATGAAAAGTGTTATGAGAGAATCTATTGGCATGCTAAAACAAAATGCATTAGTAACAAACTTCCATAAAGATGATTTAAGAGAAAAATATGCAGAGCAAGTTTCTGTAGTTCAAAACTATCTCACACAAATGGAGATTAAGTTAGAACATGAGTAGAACTATACACCCAACTCAAATAGTTGCATGGATACAAAAAATTGAAAAAAATCTTGATAATTTTAATTTCGATAATAAATCCGCATCTAAAGAAGAAAAATTAGAATATATTAGATATCAAAGACATTTATTTGAAATTATAAAAATGGCCTTGTCTGGTAAAGTATATTTTGTAGGTACTGCACAAGACATTAGATTTAGAGAAGATGACGATGACACAGAAAACTAGAACATTAAATATGCAAAACGTAAGAGTCAAGGGTACTTTGACTTTTGCAACAAATCATTTAAATTTTCCAATGTATCCAGAAGTTGGGGAAACTGCACTAGTACGTGGTGCGTTATACATCTATACAAAACTAGATGGAATTAAAACATGGTATCAACTTACAGAAAAAAGAGATACTTACTTTCACATTCAAAATAATAATGAAAGAAAATGGATTATCAATCATAATTTTGGTACTGATGCAAATTCATTTTTTGTATATATTGAAGATAGTTTGACAACTAATTATGATGTAACATATAAAGATGATAATAGAATTGAATTGACATTTAGAGAACTGGCCAAAGGTAGCGTTACAGTATTCAAATATCCAGAAATTAACACATTGGACATAACTGCAGATACCGCACATGTAAAGAAAAGTTTTAAATGGTCTACAGGATTTTCAAGTATTACAAAATTTCCACATCCATATTTACACAATGGTATGGTTACTATTGCAAAAGATACAGGATTGTTATATTATTCTGATGGTAGAAAATGGAATAAAGTTATAACAGAATCTAATACAAACGAGTTAAAATCTAATATTGTCGATCAAATTAGGCCTTTATTTAACTCAATAGACTATAAAAATATCCAAAATAAACCAGACTTGACAACCCTAAAAATTGATTGGAAATATCTAAAGAATAAACCAGAATTGGGTACTAAAGATTACAAAGAATTATCAAATACTCCAAAACTGATATATTCCAGAATACAAAAGGTTGAAACTCAAAGTAGGTTGAAGTATACATTTGTTGATAATGAGGGAAAAAATTTATTTATAAATAGTTCATGGATACAGGTATTTGTTGATGGTAAAATTTTATGTCCAACAAAATATACATTATTAAATGAATACGAATTACAATTTACGAATGGACAGGAATTGAATTCTGAAATCCAAATCGTTACAATTGGTTAAGGTAGAGATATGGCAGATTCAAATTTAACAGGTTCTATTAACGATTTAGTTGCAAGATGTACATCATTAATTCCTACTTCAACAGCAAAAGAACTTTTTGATATATCTTTATGTTTAAAATCTATTAATCGAACAGAAAACAACACAGTAGAAAATTTAATTTCTACTAGAGTAGGTAATTTATTATCTACTGCAACTCCATTAGAAAAACACTATCTTTCTAGGGCAGTTTATAATCTGTTGGAAACAAATGTAGTAGTAGGTGTAGATTTACCTACTAAAACTGGACACACAAATAAATTATTAGAAACAAATGGTATATCAACAAGTTGGAGTAAAGTAGATTCTACGGATGTAACTGGTTTAGATTTTACGGCAGCTGCTGATGGCAAAGCACTAGGATTTGATGGTACAAATATTTCTGCAGTTGATTCTCCATTCTCAAGTATAGAAACAATTGCATCATCTGCAAATTTAGTATCTGGCACATCTGGACAATTTATTTATGCAATTGCAGAAGACACATATCATTATTGGAATGGTAGTGCATGGCAGGAAATAACTAAGGCCGCAGCATATAATTGGATAGATGCAAATACTATTTGGTATGCATCATTTGACACAAATAGAAATGAACAAATATCAAATTACGGTAATGGTGGAGTCAATCAGGTAAATGCAAATACTGCTGTAGTCAGTGCAACTAGTACTGGTATATCAGGAAATGCACTAAAAAATATCAATTCGGGTGGAGTGCAATATGACTTCTCATCATTTTCGATGGGGTCAAATTTTACAATAGAATTCTGGGGATATATCGATACTCTCGGAAGTACTCCAGCATACTGGTTTGACACAGGAATGGTTGAATATAAAACAGACATGATCAATTTTGATGGAGCTGGTGGAAGTAGTACAAATGCATCAATAACCGCCTCAACATCGAGTGTAACTGGGCAGTGGGTTCATCATGCAATTGTATTTTCTGGATATAATTCTGGTGGGTGTAAAGTTTACCACAATGGTAGTCAAGTCGCGTATTTAAATCCAAATGCAGGAACACCTAATATTAGTAGAGTAAAATTATATTTACACGAAACCTCAAATAATGGTATCGATTCTGCGTACATAAAACATTTTAGAATTAGTAATGCCGTAAGATATACCACAAACTTTACACCACCGGCGATAGAATAGGAATTAAAAGATGGCAGATTCAAATTTAAATACATCAACATCGGCAGTTATATCTAGAGTCGGAACACTAATTAGTAGTGCATCTGCAGAAGAATTATTAAAGTTATGTAGGACAAATGTTTTTTTAGATCAAACAGAAAATGCAACATTAGAAGTTGCAGTAGACTCTCGCGTTTCTTCCTTAACATCTACTGCAACAGCATCAGATCTTTCTAAACTTGGTAGGGCAGTTGGTTTAATGTTAGATCCAGTATATACTGCGACAGTTGGTGAAATTATTCCAAGTCAAACAGGTTCTGCAAATACATTTTTATCGACAGACGGAAATCAAGATGAATGGAATGGTGTAGTAACAAGAAATATAACAGAAATTGGAGACGAAGTTCCAAATGACAATGATATATTGTTATATGACGGAACATCTAAATTTGATTCGAATATACCACAAATTCAATCAGTCGCAACTTCGGGAGATATTCCAGTTTCTGGTTCAGTCACCGGTCAAGTTGTACATATACAAGCAGACGATACATTCCAGATTTGGAATGGAACTAGTTGGGGATAATTAAATGGCAGATACAACATTTCATTCTACAATCAATTCTATTATTGCAGATTTAAAAACCAGTATTCCTACAGCGAATGCCGATGATTTACTTAAATATGCAAGAGTAATTAAGAATATTAGACAAACAGAAAATGATGATTTAGAACAGTTATTAAATACTAGATTAAACAGTTTATTATCTGGTGCAAACGATGTTGCAACGATTACAAAATTATCTTTGGTAGTTAGTAAAGTATTAGACTTAGTAACACCAAATACATCCAGTGGTGCAGAATTACCAAGACAGGATGGTCAGGCCGGAGAATTCTTAAAAACTGATGGTACTGATATGTCTTGGTCAGAAATTGTAAAGGCAGATATTAGAGATATAGACCATAGTAGTTTATCTACAGGGGATGTTTTAGTATATAATAATTCTACAAATAAATTTGTAGGTATTGCAAACGCACCTACGAATACAAAAATTAATAGTTATACAGATTATGCAAGTTTCCCAGCAAACGGTAAAAATTCTACATTTGCAATTGCACAAGATACTAACAAAGTATATGCATATGCAAATGGACAGTGGCATGAATGGGGTTCTATCTAATGTCAGAAACTAATTATCATAATGGTGTTTCTTACTCATATATGACAACTAATGCATCTAGTGGTAATACTACTAAAAAATATGTAATAGACACCAATAGAGTTTCGGAAAATAATTATGTGACTAACTTACCTGTAAAGTATGATGGGGGGTATGTTTTATCCCTAAATCAATCAGGCATGAAAATTGCACACCAAAAAGATAAAACAAAAATATTCTACAATAACCCAAATGATAATATAGTATATAAATCTTATAAGTCAAATAATAATTCTAAAAATTTTTCTGGTACTTCATTTCCAATTCTATTCAATGGACATATTTCTGTAGCAAATTTTGAAGATAATCAATTTGAAGTTTGTGGGAAATATAGTTCTAAATTTATAAAAGGTTTAGTCATTTCGGATGGTGCAAGTAGTAATAGGTTTTTATTTGTATTTGAAGATTATTTTATTCTCTGTAACAACAACATGGAGAGTATAACACAGATTAGTATAGATGACAAGATAAAAAACATTGAAATCGGAGAAAAGACTTCAAAACTAGGTATTGTTGTATCTGGAAATAAGTATACATATTTTCTACATTTTGACGAAAAGTTGAATATTATTAAAAAAATTAAATACTATTATTCTTCAAAATCAATTACAATAAATGATAGTAATGAGATATATTCAAGTTCAGATACATACTATTATATACTTGGCCACAATGCTTGGGAATCCAATATAAGTTTGCCGGAATATATATTTTATGATAAAAATATCATATTAGTAGACGATGAAAATTATTTGACTATAAACTCTAAAATTGGTAGAGTAGAAAAAAACGGAAAATATATTTTCACAAGAATTCCATATTCCATTACAGAAGTAGAAAATTTTGACATTAATATTAATAGAAGTCAAAAAATTCCTACCATATTTAATATGAAAGAAGCAACTATAAAAAATGCACTTTATTAAAATATAAATAATACAGAAAGTTAAGAGGAAGATAAGTTGGCAGATTCAAATTTAAACAGTTCTATTTCTGCACTAGTAAGTGATTTACAGAATCAAATTGCAACCGCGTCTGTAACTGAATTACTTCTTATAACTAGAGCTGCAAAGTCAATTGGACACACAGAAAACACTGCAATCGAAATTGCGGTAAATACTCGCGTCAACCAATTAACGTCCACTGCTACAGCTGATGAATTAGAAAAACTCGCAAGAGCTGTTGATAACTTAACAGACACGGCCAGCGCGGCAACTGCAACGACCTCTATAAGTGACCATACTGATGTAGATACAACCACTACCCCACCAACTGATGGCCAGGCCTTGGTGTGGGAAAATTCTACGGCATTATGGAAACCAGATGATATTGCGTCAGGTTCTTACACTGATATATTACCAGATACAACTGCAACTTATGACTTAGGTAGTCCTTCAAAAACTTGGGTTGATGTATATGCATCAAATATAAAAGGTCTTGATGCACCCATAAATGATACTGATGCTGCAAGAAAAAAATATGTAGACGATTTATTTGTAACGGCCGTGGTAACTGTAAATTCTGTTAATGGTTATCAGGGATCGGTATTACTTACTACAGATGATGTAGATGAAGGAATTTATAATTTATATTATGATGACACAAAAGTAGATTCACACTTAAATCAAACTAGTGCAACCAACAATCAAATTCTTTCTTGGAATGGAACTGATTATACATGGGTTGATAATTCGTCACTTAGTAGTATATCTGGAAATATCATACCAGACACAACTGAAACTTATGACTTAGGTAGTGCGACTAATAAGTTTAGAGATTTATATCTTAGTGGGAATAGTATCACACTTGGTACTATAGAACTTTCAGACAATGGTGGAGCTTTAGAAGTCACATCAACTGGTGGGGGTAGTACGGAGTCATTTGCAACTGAAACATATGTCACGACTCAAATAAATAATCTAGTAGATGCTGCGCCCGGCACATTAGACACTCTTAATGAACTCGCAGCTGCACTAGGTGATGATGCAAACTTCTCTACTACAGTCACTAACTCATTAGCGACTAAGGCAGATACATCATCTCTCGCATCTGTTGCGACATCTGGCTCTTATAATGACTTAACTAATCTACCAACTATTCCAACAAACAACAATCAGTTAACAAATGGTGCTGGATTTATCACAGTGGCAGATGTGCCAAACGCTAATGTTGTAGAATATACATCAACAGCTTCAGCGTCTGTAAACGATGTTATGATGTTGAATACTGATGGAACTGTGACTCCAGTAGAAGTAACAACAACCGCACTCAACACTAATGTTGCCGAATTGAATCCGGCCGGCGGTGCTGGAAATAATTTTAATAAATGGTTCAGTGGACACTATCCATCAGATCCTTTGAAAGTTTTTCATATTTATAGAGCAGGTTCTAACTGGTATTCTCAAATTATAGAGGATAATACCTATTGGAGTACGCATTCTTTTTCTGGTGGTGATAGTGGACAACAAAGTTATCCATTTGTAAGTCCAGTTGACGAATCAAAAGTTCTCTGGATTGGTAGAGATACAGTCTCAGCGGGGGCTCTAACATTCACAGCACACCTATTTTCTGTGGACTCCAGTAAAAATATAACATCTACTACTACAACTCACGATGCAGAACCAGACATGGAAACTATAACAGATTCTGATGGCGAAACTTGGGGTTCTACAACTACACTTAGTGGAGATGTGAAAATTATATATGACTATGCTCATAGCTCAACTGGAAGTTATTTCTTTAATATTTTCTTTGAAAAGGATGATATATACTGTATCAGAGTTGAGTGGGATGGCGTAAATGCCCCAACCTTTGGTTCAGTAATTAGTGTTGCTAATAAATTTAATAATCGTGATTGTGGTAGAATTAAACTAGATCCAAATAACTTGGGAAGGTGGTTAGTTTCTGGATATGATGGTTATATTAGAGTTTATGACACTGATTATGCAAATGGAACAAGTTCATCAACAGCGACATATTTAAATAATTCTGTTGATAGTAGTCTTAATGTACACCACGCTGATTGGAATCCAAAAGTTTCTGATCAAATTTTCTCACTATACAGTGATGTTGGTGGTAAAGCGAATTATGCACAATACACGATTAGTGGTAGTTCTATTACTCTAGTAAGATCGAATTATTTGCATATTGCATGGCAGTCAACCAATTACAGAACATCATATCTTCAGTTTTTCCCGAATAGTGATCATATGGTAATGAACTATCGCAGCGGCACGTCGAATCGCGCTTCAATGATTATTCAGGCACCTATTGCTGCTACTGATGCCAGCGGACCCACAAAGAGCGGTGTATTAACTAGTATCGATAATAGTTGGCCGTTAGAGGGAGCATCATTTGATTACACATCTGCAAGTTTACACGGTTCTTTGTATTACCCCAATGGATCAAATGCAGCACTAAGATTTATTCGAGCAGGATTTACTGCAAGCAACTTTGATTCTAACAAACTGCATGGTGTCGCAGCATCAGCGGGAACGACTATTGATGTAACTCTTGAACACGGAATTCATACAGGTCTCTCTGGACTTACTACAGGCAGTGTATATTATACCAGCGATGAAGGTGTAATATCTACTACGACCGGTGGTGGTTCAAAACTTGGTACTGCTATCAATGCCACCTCACTTGCACTAGATTTTACTGATGAACTTGTAAGTGCGGATTTGGCAACATATGCAACAAAATCATATGTTGCATCACAAGTTCCATCTCTTACTGGATATGCAACTGAGAATTATGTGGATACAGAAATTGCAAACCTTGTAGATTC